AGCACCATGCGGAGAACGTCAGAGTATTCGTCTCCCTGGATGTCGTACCGCATCTTCACGAAATGATCCGGGAAGTCGTAGGCGGGCATCGAACTGGTCTTCAGGTCCACGGGCTGGATGGTCAACGCCCTGTGGTCCACGACGAGAAGGTCGAACATGCACTTGACCTTGACCTTCCCGTGCAGTTTCGTCTCGTACATGACCACGAACTGCGGCTGGTAGATGTACTCGACCTCCTCCGTGTTCTTCGTGCCGAAGAGATTCTTCAGGTACGGGTCCGTGCGGAAAATCCTCGCCATCTCCACCGCATCGTCCCAGTCAGCCTTCGAGACCAGCTTCTTCCCGGACTTGAGCGTGTCGTAGTAATCCGAATACTTCGCGATCCTGTCGTAACGGGTCTGGGGCTTGTAGTTCGGCTGATACCTGACCGACTCCGCGGCGTTGATGACCTCCTCTATCGGGATCTCCTCGAAGTGATTGAAGGTGGAAGTGCTGGCAAGGATGTCCAGAACGCCCTTCTCTGCGGGTGGAACGGTGAAATCGGCGACGGCATAGTCGTCCAGGGTCTTCCTTCCTTTCGTCAGGATGCTGTCGAACAGAGAACCGAATTCCATCTCGGGGGTGGGCTTCGTCTTTTCATGAATCGTAGCAATAGCAGAGAAACCATTCCTCGCATACTTCGCAATCATGGAATAAGACCACGCGGGATAATCGTGATACTCCTGTTCGGGAAGATTGAGGGAATATTCTTTCAGTGATTTCATAATTGGTGTAATTAAAAGAAAAAGGGAAACCAGGGCAGGTAACACACTTGACTAAGAAAATTGCATGAATAGCGATAAAAAGAAAGCATAAGAACCGACTGCCTTTCTCCGATTCGCATCGTGCGGTTTCCCTTTGTTCATCTGTTAATTGGTTGGTCTTCAGCAAATATAACAAAATTGTTATAATGCCGCAAGACCAACCTTAATTATTTTCTCAGAACCGTCATGAGATCGACACAATTCATCCTTTCAGGAAGATTGAATGGCTTTACGGCAATCCTTCGGTTCATGATTCTCTGAATGCAGATAGGAAGACTGGCATATTGCGCGGGAGAAATGAATCCTCCATTCTGATCAACTCCGAGCCTGCAATAAATGTAGTTCTGAAGCATTTCATAATCCTTTGGAGAAATCTTCTTACCCTGCAAAAATCCAAGCGCCCTGTCCTCGTCATTATAATACCAAGTGGTATAATTATATCCGATGGCCTGAAGAATCCTTCTGAAATCTCCGGTAGCCGGATTAAACCAGTTGGTATCTTTTCTGAATCCGACAAGAAGCGTAAGGACAGTTATCGGGTAATCTCTCCAATCGCTTGTGCAAATCGTGCGGACAAGAAGGTTCTCGTCTTCAATGTTTTCCCACAGAACAAGCGTCTCGGGACTGATCTTCGTCGAAGCCGTAATAGGAATCTTGCTTTCCTGAACATACGGAACCGGCAGTTTATTCCCGGTCATCAAATCTACGAGGGTTTCACATTTCGGAAGAAACCATACCCGCAAATTGGAAACACTGGTTTTGTCGACCGTAAGTTTCATCGAAGATTCGAGGAAATTCTTGGCAATGAGGAATTCATTATCGCCCAAATCAATGCCTGGCTCATATCCATGCTTTTCAACACGAACCAGATATAATTTTTCTTCATCCTCGTTTACTGCAACCATGTTGCAATTTTTCCACGCATACAAGCGCTGAATGATATCAGGCACGACGATGATATTCGCGTTAGCCTTGTCACGGGTAATCGAATAGCCGGAATTCCTATAAGTGTCTCGCGATACCTTGCATTCACTGGAAACGAACAATCTGCTTTTCGGAGTAACGCTGATACCTTTCGTCTCAAAATAGAGTTCAGAGAGAAAATCATTGTTACTATCAGGAAAATAACAAGCCATCTTGTTATTTACGTCTCTTCCTGTCCACTCCCAGATGCAAGATCTGTCACATGCTCCGTTTCCATAAACCGTAAGATCTACGACATAAAGTCTCTTGTAAGTATGAGTAATTGTTTTCTCCATTACATTACGATTTTAGCAATCTTAGGTTCATACAACAATTTCTGCGTCTGACGCTTATGATCGGAGGTGATGGTCTTGATCATATGAATCAGCAGATCCTGATTGAAGATCATCTTGTCATTGTCAATGAAATCAACAATACGATTCACCACCTTGCTGATGGGCGTTTCTCCTTCAGAGTCAAGCCAGAGCGAGACATAGTTAACGAATCTCCGTTCGATAAGAGATGCGAGATCGGCACGATACTGACCGTTGCCGTCATACATCGTGTCCTCCAGCTTCTGCTTGATGGTCTTCCAGTCACCAAGAAGAACTTCCTTCGGCTGAATGAGCAAATGCATCTTGTTACGGATGAACGACGCGAAGATGTCGTTGAACCGTCCACCTTCATCCTTGAAACAACCCTTCGCGATGAGCTTGATGAACTCGAGGTTCTCGGGAACTTCCCAGTCCTTCACGCCGGAAATCATATTGGCGAACATCACATAAGAACGAGGATTGCAGATATGGTTGCCGTCCTCGTCGGAGCTGAACAGCTCGTTGGCATAGTTCATCACAAAGTTGATGCAACGACCATCGAGTTTCGCCTTCTCCGCCCAGAGAGCCCAGGCATCAAGGTCGAAAGCCACGGGGAAGTTGAGGAACCGGGTGCGCTGAGCCTCATCCAGAGAATTGACATTGTAGTCGCCGTTGTCTGGATTGGCGGTCATCACGATGGTAGTCTTCTTCGGAAGAGACCACGAGACATACTTCTGGGTAAGGATAAGCTCCATACAGGCCTGCATCAGCTGAGCGGTAGCCCGTCCATAGTCATCAAGAACGACGATAGTGCCATTCTCGCTGTAATCAGGGACCCACGCGGGCTTGGCATAAGCCATTCTGTTCTTTCCGGTCTGACGATACTTCATATTCGGACCGGGAGCTTCACCAAGCTGCTTCTCGTTCACCCAGACAAGCGTAGGCATAGTCTTCACCTTCCATTCGCCCTTTTCGTCCTGATAGCGCTGGAGAATCTGGCATTCATATTCCTTTACCGGGAAACCGATGAGGTCACCGACCTCGTCAAGCTCATGAAGGGAAATCTTCTTAAACTGCATGTTGCGTTCTTCGGCAACCTGCTGGACCACGGAAGTCTTTCCGATACCGGCACCGGCTTCGAGAGAAACGGCGATAGGAGTAACGCCCTTCTCTTCGAGTTTGAGATTATTGTCAATGGCATAGTTGAGAAGCTTCTTCACTTCTCTCATAGAAACAGTGTAAGCCATAATTACTCTTCTTCTTTATAGTTATAGGTTGGAGATGTACTGATCTGGTCGATGAACGAGCTGATACTCGACAGCACGGCATTGGCGAACAGCTCATCATTGTCCGAACTAATGGTTGCCTTCATGTACCGCTGGTCATCAACGATACCTGTTGCCGTGGAATGGATTGCAACTCGAGCCTTGGTCTCTTCTGGAGAAACCGTAATATCGAGGTCAAATGAAATCCCTCTGTCGAGTGCGCAGCTCTGAAACTGCTGAAGCGTGTTGATAATTCTTTTCATTTATAATACTTCGAATTCGTCTTCCTCGGGAATAACAGCAAGTCCGCCCCATGTGCCATGAAGCTGACCAAGGCTGTCGATATGCTGAACTTCACCTTCCTTTCCGTTGTAACTGTTGAGTGCATACGGATCATTGAGACGGATAATCCTGATTCTATCTCCTACTTTTACTTCCATTTTACTGTTGTTTAGGCGGGATAAATAATACCTTCGCTCCGTTTCTGGAGAATTTCTGTCTGTCTTTACTGCCTTTCGAAGAAATGACCCAAAGGGTTTCCTTAGGCGTGATATTAGGGACTTCGCATTCTCCATCAGTGAAATAAACGATTCCTTCATATTTCTTGCGGTTGTCCAGATACATCTTGATCGGCGGATAGAAACTGGTTCCACCACCACCATGCAGTTTCTCGTGAATGGTTCCATTGAAGTCGTATTCATACTGAATCGAGGCATCACATTCCACCACATGGAAAGTAATATCCTTCATCGTCCTCAACTGACCAAGGAACTCACGATATTCAGGCATGGATACCGAACCGGAAGTGTCAATGGCGACAAGGATATGAGATTTCCGCTTGTGACGGTTTCCTGCGGCATCGGGGAATCTCATGGATTCTCTCTTGCGGGATTTCTTGATCTGATCGGAGAACTCATTACCGATATAACGACGGAAGTGTTTCTTCCAATCGGTGACGGGTCTCGGTTTCTTCTTCTCGCGAATAGCCGTTATTCTGCCGACCATCTCTCCTGGAATCTTACCGCAACTCTTTTCGACTTCTTCAGCGGCGAACACACATAGATCATCGATAGCCTGCTTCGTGTCAAGCCGTTGCTCTTCAGTCATTCCCTTAGGCCACTTAGAATGGTCATCCATCGCATCGTCCTCATACTGTTTCATTTGTTCGGACAATTGCGAAGAATTCTTATCTTTTTTACCGTTAGACTTTCCTCGTCCATTCTGCTCGCCCTGACCTCCCTGCCCGCCATTACACGGATTATTGGGCTGATTAGCCAGCTTTTGCTGTGGCGGAGGCATTATCTGACAAAGACGCTTATAATACTCCATCGTACCAAGCGATCTATCCCAGCCGAATTTTTCCGGAAGCATCGGATTAATTCCTTTCACGTTGCTGAAGTCGATGTAACAGTTCGCTTCGAGATCGCCTGCAAGATTATGAAGAAAATGTTCCTCATCACTGCAATTAGTCTCGTCCCAAAGAGTCAAATGGTTCAAGGCAAGATGAAGAGTCTCATGCTTCAACAACGCCATCATCGTAGGCAGATCCTTGTCTTCAATGAAGTCGGGATTATAGCCAAGCCTGAACACATTGCCGGAACGACGAACGCCTATCGTCTTAGTCTCATTTGTGGGAAACCTGTCCATTGCCGACAACAAGATACCATAATATGGCTCCTGCATCGTAAAGATTGTACAAACTTTCTCAAAATCCATTACTTGTCATCTTTTAAGTAAGACCGAATGCCGTTGCCCGCCATCGACAAAGCGCCGGAGATATGAAAAAGCATGTTGCGCGTTTTATTCCATGAGGAGTCGCGTTCATTCTTTCTCTTCTTCATATGCTCAATGAGAAAAGAATGATACTTCTTTTGAAGGTTAAAAATAATTGTTTTATCGGATTCAAGTTCCGACAAATATTTCTCAAAGTCCATTATTCTTCTTCTAAGTAATTAGAGATGATTATGGAAATACCGCAGTTATCGCAAGTAAATGAATGAATATCTGGTTGTCCAACAAAGACACCTTGCGGTTCCTGTTCATAAAGAATCGTCCTGCAAATTGGACATTCAATACCGGCGTTAAGAACTTCGGTTAATTCTTCAGTCTTCATCTTCGTAATCTTTACCAACCCATTCGGCATTTACAAAACAACCCTGCTGTTCGCCAATAAACGCTGGAATTACATAAACCTGTTCTTTGTCAAGCGCTTGAAACTTTTGACAATATGGACACGGCACGAAATAATAACGAAAATAGAACATATCCATATACTGGATATCGGGCATTTTTTCTTCCATACTATGGCTCCTGTGCTTCTGCGATAAAATCTGCCGGATGGAGAGAACCTTCCGACATGAGATTGGAGAATATCATCGACGCCTCATATTCGGCATCAGCCATAGCGTCGTCCTTGTCATCCGAATTCACATCAATAGTAATAGTCGTAGTGAAATTAACCGGAATCTTGTATTTCTTTTTGCTCATTCCAAACTTCTTTTAGGATTTCATAACCCCAAGTCTTATATAGATCACTCGGGTCCTTGCATTGATAGTCCGACGGGATACAAATGTTCTTTATCGTCGGATATAACTCAATAATCTTCTTCGCATTGTTCTGACCGGGATTGTCTTCCTTATGCTTGAAGTCATTATCATACCACAGATATACCGTCTTGAACCGTTCAAGCACCTGTTTCATCACCTGTGGCTTTGGCAGATAACCTTCTCCTTGCAAGGACATAGCAGGAACACCAAGATTCTCCCAGAGACACATCGCATCCTTTCTGGACGAGGTAATGATGACTGCTTCATCGGAATTCTTATCCGCCCACCTGAAAGCATGCTTCCACAAATCCCATACGGATGCATCGTGTTTCGACAACCATTTCATCGTCTGGGAATATGGTTGGTAAAGCTTCACGCTTTGCTTGCCGTCCTTCCACTCGAAATAGGCATAGGCATACTTGTCCATCGGAATGGAGACGGTACTCGTGAATCCGTTGTTATCTTCTCTGGTGAAGAACGCATGAGAAATAGGATAGACATTACACCACTTGGCAAACTGCTCGGTGATGCCAAAACTTCTCCAGAACTCCCTGTCCCAATCCTTCCACTCCCTGACGCGGACCTTGATGGAGGAATTGCTCGTGACATGAATCTTCCCCTTGTATCTCCTGACCAAACTGACACGAGGAATCTGTGTCCCCGTGTCAAGTTTGATTTTCAGGAGAGCTTCGGAATATGTCACATTCCAGAGTTTGGCCATCAAAGATGTCGCATTACCTGCATCTCCGGTCCCGAAATCCTTCCAAACAACCGTACCATCCTCCTTCTCAACCATTGAGAAAGACGGATTATGGTCATCATCACGGAGCGGGGAAGAGATAGAACAAGGAAACGAGTCTATTCCCATGTATCTCGCTATGATACCGGCATCAGTAATGTCAATATCTTCACGCCTGATGGGAAGACTCGTTTTCTTGGTCTTGGTAATCATCGACTAGAAAGAATCGTTATCTCCGAAGGGAAGATCGTCGTCAACCTGCTTGGTATACTCAGGGCTATCGAAACCAGGAGCTTCATTGGCATCCGCATTATCAGCGACCTCGGTGGCGGTAACATTCCACTCCTTGACCGGAGCGGCAGAGAACTCGACATTGGGAATCACGAAGGTAGGCTCCTTTTCGGCTCTCTGCTGAAGAGACGTGAAATACTTGTCGATCGCCTTTCGAGCGGAAGTATATTCGCCGGTATTGCGATCAGGAATCGCACCATTGCCGATATAAGTCGTCGGAAGGAAAGTCTGATAGGATTTGTTGTCATCCGTAGTACGAATACCGAGAATGACCTTTACGCGATTGTCAGGCTGCATTGCGATGGCAGCAGCGATTTCAGAAAGGTTGCCATTGCAGAGATTAGCCCAGCTGTCGATAGTAACATGGCCAGGATCCTTGGAATTCACCCATGCATTCTTTTTGCGATCGAAAATCTGAAGAGGAGTGACATTCAAGAACTTCATCAGGAAAGCAACAACCTCTTCCTCACCGCCATGACAGGGCTTATAATCGGAAGAGATATTTGCAAAGTTCCCATTGGAGAACACAGGAATCTTATGACCCTGAATTTCAGCCTTAGTACCCCATGCAGTACGACCGAAGGAATCGATGACCTTGCACTTGGTCCTATCCTTATTGAACATAACTTCGGGGCTCAGCCAATAATCGAGAGCGACAACGGGCTTTTCGTCCAGATCGTGAATCTGGACAAGCATACGGAGGCGGAAGGATTTCCGTCCATCCTTGTCGACGCTCGCATAATTGGGTTCATCGGCACCTTCTGGAATCTGCCAGCCATAGGAACGAAGCTTGGCGTTATTGGGATTGAGGGCAAGCACGCTGATAGAAGCAACACCAGAATACTTACGAATGTCAACGAGTTCGCCACTTGCAGGGTTCTTGGAATCTTTGTTACCAGTAATCATAATTATTTTTATTTAGTTATTGTTATTGTTTTCGTATTTTTAATTACCACTGAGGCCAACCATCATCGTTGGTCTTAACATTCTGAGGATCATTCCAGTCAGGATCGCCGAGCTGAGGAATATCTTCGACAGCTACATTTCCTTCCTTCGATTCTTCTTTCGTTTCTTTAGCGATAGTCTCGATATTCACAAAACCGGCGGCTTCAAGACCGGCAACGATGTCCTCCTTGGTCATTCCGCTCTCTTTCTTCTCGGGCTGAGGAGCATCTTCGATGGCGGGTTCAGCGGTTTCTTCCTTCGTTTCAGGCTCATTGTTTTCAGGGAAGATAGTATCCTGAATCTTCGGCTCCTCCTCCGGCTTCTGTTCCTCCACGGAAATGTCTTCTGTATTTTCAGAAACACCACCGAGCATATTGTCATAATACTTCAACTGCTCGTTCAGGATGCCGAGGTTCTCGGTAAGATTCTTCTTTTCCTCCTGTGCAAGACGACGATATTTCTCATCGATCTTGTCAATGTCGGCGAGAATGAGCTTCTTTGATTTGAAAAGCGAAGCCCTGATCTTCTCGAATTCTTTTGCAAGTTTTTCTGTCATGTTGGTTGTTATAATTAAAGAAAACGGTTAAAACTTATAATGTTCTATACAATCAGTTGATATATTGCTTGTTACAGTATATAGAAAGCTATCATCTTTAGTACCGTCAAATACAGGTATGTAAACAATGGGATTTACACTTCGAATGATTCTTCCTATCTGCTGAACAGAGATTCGCTCCGTTCCTCCAAGCTGACCGATAATGCCACAATCAATATCCTTGAGATTCTGACCTTCGATAAGTTTTCCAACCACAAACAATGAATTTATCTCGTGGTTGTTGAACCTGTCAAGATGTGCCTGGGACTTCGGGCTTCTGGAAGTATACGCATTGTCTCCTCCCAGTTTTTCAGCCTGCTCGATCGACGAGCAAAAACATAGAAAGCGTTTCCCCTTATATTCAAGACGCTGACATAGCTTTCGTAACGCCTCTTCTTTCCTGTCGCCAAGAAATCTCTTCCTGGCACTACCGGCAGATAGCATTCGCAGCTTATTGAATTTGTTCGCCTTGAGATTATAAGTGTTTACCGCCGTATCGACCTGATTGCTCAAGATAGTATAATATCCTTTTTCGGAATATGCCCTGCCTTTGTACCAATATAACGGATGCACATCGTCCATTTGAAGGTGCAGCACGCAGACGCGCACCCTTGATATCCATCCTGCTTCCATGGCGCGTTCGAGAGTAATCCTTGACACATCGAATTTACCATATACAGATTGAAGGGAATTCATCTCCTCTTCATCAACGACGGCGCCAAGCGCGAGAACATAATCTCCGTCTATGGTCTTGAGCATTGCAGTTCGTTTCTCTGTATCAGTATGTGGGACCTCATCAAGAACTATGAGGCCCCAGCCGGTATGAAGAAACTTGTGCAACGATGCATAACAAGCAATAGTGACATTATCGTCCGGGACATTGAACTTCTGAAATTCCGCTTTCCAGTTCTTTATATTGTCATCTTCCGGAACGAGAATAAGACAGTTCAGTGAAGGATGGTCTTCAAGGAACCGCAACGCCACATTTGACTTGCCTACACCTGTAGCCCATTGACAGACGAGCCTCCTGGAGTTCATCAAGCGCCTTGCCGCGATTCCTTGAAGTTCATCTTTAGTCATTGATAATCAAATTGATATAGTCAACTTCATCATTGTTACAATGCACCCCGAAAGACAATCCGGCGACCTCTTTCCCATTGATTCTCATGGGAAGCAACATTCCTTCCGCAGGAAGTTCAGAGATGATACCGGTAAGTCTTTTAAGAAACTCGATACTATTCATAATATTCATCGATTTTCTTTGCCACAAGAGCCAGATCGTTAGGAATGAATTCTTCTTCGAACATTCCCATCGGGCTCTTAGCTGGAATTTCCGCACCGGTTCTGTCAATGGTCCTATTAGTCACGAAGCCATATGAAATCTTTTTGTCATCATACTGCGGATTGGAGAAAAGGACAATATCCACATTCTCGAGAATGTTATACTGATTATCAAGCAGCTTCCCAACAGTAGACGGCTTGTATTCAACAGCGCCAGCATCCGTCATCACGGCTTCGACATGGTACTCCATGAATACCTTGATATCGTCACGAAGTTCCTGGATTGCCTTCAGGATTTGCTGCATATGCATTGCAAACGCAGTATACTTGTCATATCCCTTCTGTGCAGCAAGCTTAAAATACTCCTGGCGAATGATATAAGTGCCATCTGTGATAACGATATTCTTGACATTCGACTGAGCATTGGCCCATTTCAATCCTTTCAAAACATCTTCATAAGAAGGCGTAAAGAAAAGATTCTTCTGTTCTTTCCCGTATTTACCAGTAAACTTGAACGGAAGGGTACGATTAATAACTCGAAGAATAACAGTTTCCTCCGGATTAAGTGTACGAATAGCGGTGGTCTTACCAGTCCCGGTCTTACCACAAATAAGAATTGTTTTTGCCATTGTTATAATAGATATAATTCGTGTTTGCGATCTAAAAACACAGTTGCGTTTGAATATATATAATTCAAGAACAATTCGGAATCGGATTTGCGAAGCTGAAAATAATAGTTATTTGAATCGTTATTCTTGCACTTCTTTATGATATTGATAGAATTGACCTTGAACGGAAGATTCGCAAGTAGGGCACTAAGAAATTCTTTTGTTCCAAGAAGAGAAACGGTTTTTCGAATTGTTCCGCGAACATTGTGTACAACTTCAATGCTGCCATCACCTTCGAAATATCCTCGAATAAAATGTGGAAGCAAATGTTGTGGTACTTGTTCACTATTTGGAAACACAAGAACTAAAGACTTTTTTTCTACACATCCTAAACGCACCAAATCATCATGAATCTTCTGGCACCCAAAATACACACGATAGGATTTAGTCTCTGGCCTATAATGAATCTCGCCACGATAACTTAGAAACTTTGAAAATTTCTGAAGGTGTTCATAGTCTGATTCTTTTAGACCAAGCTCAACACGCTTTGATGACTTGTAATGAGAAACAGATCCGTCTGCATACAGAAATCCAAGCCAATAAGCTTTTTCTTCTGTATCGATACAATCAAAAGCAAATGTATTAACCCTGCTTTTTCTTGTATAAATATCGACCCCGCGCCCCAAAAGAAATCCAGCAAGTGTCGGACGAGAAATATTATGTTTTTGAGCTAATTCACGAAGACTTAAACTTGAGCCAATATAATCATTAAGAGCCGCTTCTAATCTCGCAATTGTAATCTTCCTTTCCATTGTTTTAAGTTAAACCATAATCTCTTTAGCCATTGATAATATCCTTTACATTAACTGTCTGCTTGACATAACATACGAGCTTGTTATCCTCGATACGATAGCCAAGACTATAGAGATACCTGATCATCTCACGAGCTGGAAAATCCTTCAAAGTCTTTTCCTTTACCGGCGCCTGTTCAACAATAGCCTGTTTTTGAGTTGACGGCTCAACAGCATCGTCATTAAAACGACCCCTGGTCCAGCCTTGGCGCAGAACAGTGTTTTCAATAGACTTCTTGCTACGCCCCATCAACTCAGCAATCTCTTCATAACTACACCCATCCTTAAGATAACCCTTAATTTCGGCGAGCTCTGTAGTTGTATAGTCTTTTCCTCGTGACATATCAATCATCGTTTTTAAGAATCGCATCGAAATCTGGCATTTCAAAGCAATTATCCTTAAGTGTTTTTGCAAACTCGTCATTGCTAAATGCCTGCTTGATAGTGCCGAGAAGCATAAATAGAAATGCTTCATTTCGTATCGCGCAGGATGTTAAAGCGGCACATATGCCCATCATCTCATCTGCGCCATGAACGTCCCAATGAACGCCAATTCCTTCTTCCTCTCTGGTGATTTTAAGAAGGTCTCTATTTTCTTCCATTTACTTGAGAATGTTAAATAATGAAATAATGAAATTGAAAAGTGTCAACTGCTGAATCCGTTTCTTCTGTTTCCATGATTTGAGTTCCATGGCCTTGTCATAATATTCCTTTATCTTGGTAACTTCGTCAGGTCTCGGGAGTTCCTCAAAATCACATACGGCACCATCAAAGAACAAAGGACATACTCCGCCCATCTCGCCATTTCGATTGGCAATGACATACAGGAAACGACCATAGTTCTTCAAGCCGGTACCAATGTCGTAACCAAGCCAGGTATTCAAGCCAAATTTAGACGGATCAAACAAGCCAAGAACCAAATCAGCATCTCTTGCCGTATATTTTGAATCACCGAGAGTGGATGCAGTAGGAAGCATTCGTTTTTGCTTGATAGCTTCAAGACCTTCTGATTCGGAAGCCTGTTGCTGAATGGCGACACAAGTGAAGCCGTATCGATTGCGAAGATACTTGACGAAATACTCGGACATCTTGTCCACGGCATCCTTTGTCCTGAACCCCTGCTCTCTGTCTACGAGACCAATATGATCTATGATGCAAATCTTGTAATGGTTCTTATCATTCGGAACATAAGAGTCAAAGATTTCAACCTCCTTAGTCCAATCACCCTTCGAAGCTTGTTTGTGTGACTTATAAGAGCCGACAGATTTGGCATAAGCCTCACAAACACGAAGCACACCGGTAGGATTTGTATTCTCTGTCTCGAATTGAACACACTCTTCGAAGAAACGAAGTCTTTCCTGATATCTTTCAGACTTGAGAAGGTCGATAACTTCTGGAGGGATTGGATAATCCATAGAAGTGGAACGCAAATCAGCCGGAGCAAATCTTTGACCATCCAACTTAAACAGAAGATGAGACATGTATCGCTCGATAATCTTCTGTACGCTTTCTTCGAGAGCGAAATAGATGATATGACAAGAACACCTATCTGGATGCTCAAAGCAGTAATCAAGAGTCTTGAACAGATACAGATAATTGGCTATCTGAGTATTGTGAACAATCGTATAATCTTCCAGAAGAAATAGATGATTCCCTCCAAGTGTAAGACCATAATATTCACCTTCGCCAATCGGCTCGATCGAAAATGAGAAATGTCGATAATCCTTCTTTGATAGCTTACATTTCTTCCTGGCTAACTTAACTGGAATCTTCACACAATTTCTTCCAGTAATGCAAAGAGTAAAATAATCCTTCTCATACTTGGAATTATGTTTAATCCGAATATTGGTCGCCATCCCAAGACTTCGAGCAAGTTCCTGAATATCTTCAATACAAGAACGATCCTTCATGGTAATCTGATATCCTGTATGGAATTTATTCAGATATCCATCCGAATCAATTATTCCGGCAAGTAATTCATACCTGTCAGAAATAGAGGCATTCAGGTAATCTCGATTAATATGTTGTTTTTGACAACCTGTTACATCTTCAAGTCTTTTAAGAAAACCAAGTGAATCTTGGTGGGAGGTTCGACAAATATTGTATCTATTGCAACGATTGCTTACAGAATATGCGGTAAGCTTCATGCCAATCCTGTTTGCATATTCCTGCAAATAAGAAACAATCTCAGGATCAGTAGTAGTTATATCACTGCCTTTAGTTGAACCATCACCCAGCCATAAACCATAGAAATATGGCTCAATAGACAAATTGACTTTTATGCCAAATTCGCATTCATCAGAAGCAACTGCCTGATAATACTTTCTGAAATTCTTGACCGTCTTTTGTTTTTGATAAAGATTACCAATTGTTTCAGTAAAATATCTCGCTTTTCTGCGAGAGCCTTCGCATTTATGAAGATACATTACATGACTTTCATTTACAATCAAGTCATCATGCATCTCACTATAAACACGATACATTTGTTCCTTGCCAGAACCAAGAGATAGAACCTGTTTGGGGGCCTCATCGTTTGGTGACATTACCCAATCGCCAACATGAATATCTTCAATGTTTTTGATTGTATTATCAGCCATACGGATTCTTGTGCCTTTTGCGAAGCACTTGCCAGTCTTCTGATTGGCTGTGATAACCACATATTGTCCCTGTTCAATACCCGGGATCTCAGAACGGAATCTTTCAAAAGGGAGCGGAATGCAATTCACGCCACCTTTCATCAAATTCTTCCGTCTTTCTTCCAGATTGTCAATGACTGAACCGATATTCTCGAGATCAGATAACTCAGAACCAAATTGCTCTATTATCTCGAACTCCTTTTCTGTCGGATTAACTCCCTTGATCATTTCTCATCATCGCTTTTCTCAAGTTTAACATCAAACCGATGAGCCATTTCCTCTTCAGCATTCTGAACAAGAACTCCGAATCCACGAGCAAACGGGGCAAGAATAATAAGAACCAATGCACCATTGAACGCATCGCCACACCAAGCGCTGTCAAGGATAAACCCGATAAAACTGGCGACGAAAAAGATAATAGAAGTAATGACAAATGTGTCTGCCCAGCTGAATAAACTCTTGCTAATCTTTTTCATATTTGAACAATTAAATAAGTTCTCCTTCGTCAACGGTCGAGCCGTTAAGGATATCATTCCAGTCATCCATCGCTGCAAGTTCAGAATTGCCCTCAAGAATATCTGCGAACTTGGATTCGTTGATATACTTGATTCGCCCGTCTTTCTCCACGATAGACTTCTGTTTCAGAATGAAATACTTAAGCGTCTGCATGTACTTGACATTATCCTCGAACTGGGCGAGATATTTTCTCGCAACAGAAAGACATTCGTCAATAGTCTTATCCTTGAGTCCGCGATCCCGCCAAAGCGTTTCAAGTCTACGAGAAAGATTGGGAACAGAATCTCTCCAAGGCCATTTACCATCTTTCTCTCCTGGAGGCCATAATTCACGCAATTTACCGGCAAGCTCATCGAAGAAAGAAACATTTGTAGTTGACTTAACAAGTTCATATTTGACATCAGTATTCTTGAGTGTCAATACTACTTTCGTGAAGTTCGTGGAATTGATTCCATGGTCAAGCAAATACCTGACACAGAACTTTTCTTCCGGGCTATAACTTTCTTTCATATGCAAGACACGAAAATGATAAGCCAAGACAACCCATTACAATGGATAAAACTTCAATCCATTGAACAGGTATATGAGTAAAATCTCTTATCTCATAAGAGAATACCCAGAGCGAAACCGCTATCCATGTGAAGACGAGACATAAGCAGACAGCGAGTGCCCGCTTCCAATTAATTTTCTTATTCATAGTATTACAAATATACTGATTATCAGCGAGAGAAACAAAAATGTTCTAATTATTTTCAGTGCCAAGAATATCATCCCAAGATGGTTCTTCCGGTTCAGTTTCAAGACGATTAAGATCCAGCTCATCACAGAGTTTGCACATCTCGAGATACTGTTCCTTAGTCAAGTCCATATTGGTCCGCATCTCGCGAGCCAATTCGAATTTCTGTTCTTTTGTCATTAGGAAATAGTTTTGATTTGGTGGCCCCTGGCGGACTTGAACCGCCGACCTTCGCATTATGAGTGCGCTGCTGACTAACCAACTGAGCTAAGGGGCCATAAAAAACAGACAGGACTTCACAGCCGTGTTTGTTTCAACGTGGAAACACAGACTCAACCGAGCCTGAATATGTCAAAGATAGTGACAATCAACCGATAAAACAAAAATGTTATCAGTTAATTGCCACAATCTTGATTAAGCTTCCATCCAGGCGCCAAATGTGCAACTGCTCGTATGTTTGACAATGCGAGACGCCTTGATATTGTATTCATCCTTCAGTTCTCTTTCACCAACCCAACTATAGTCCCCGGTAGAAGAAAACCTATTGGCGTCCTTTTCGTCCTTGAACCACCGAACATCCTCTTCTTCGTATTCGAAGTTGACGCGATCATAAAGATAATTGTAGCTCAAGAACTGACAATTCTCATGACCATAGATATTCTTTGTCTGCGGAATATTCGGAGGGAGAACGGAAGTATCGACGAGCCCGATCGCCATTTCAACAAATCTCTGCCGAATCTCTTCCGGCAACTGCTTGATGGCTTCGTTAAGAGCTACTCTGTTCACCTCGCCATTCAGGATGGCATACTCGATAAGATTGTTTGCTTTCATCTCTCTATATTTTAGTCCTTGTAAATAACAACTCCGTCCTTGTAGGTGCTGCCGACATCGACCTTGATGCCTTTGTCGAAACACGCCTTGACGAAATCCTTCGCCTTGTAGATGTTCACGAGAACGAGCGTCTCACGCTCAAGCTGCTTGATGAGTCCCTCGAACGGCTTAGTCTCCCTGACCTGCACGTTCTTCTTGCTGTTCTTGTTGCTGTACTTCTGTTTCATACGCGTACTATGTTATTGGTTAATGGTTTACTCTTCGTCCTCCCAAGGAGAAACATACATTGCGTCGATTGCACGACACGCATCGGCGAATTCGTCGTCGGTAAGCCCGAATATTTCAATGTAGCCATACTCATAGCAGGCATCCACAACGACTCCATCCGCAGGCTCGTCATAGATTGTCGTCATCGGATCTCCAACTATATTGCGACAATCAAAAATCCCGCAACCCGGAACATACTGTCTGTTCTCCTTGAAGAACTCGACAAGGTGTTGCACTCTTTCTGTCATATGATTGTAGTTTTAATTTGCGAAGAAAAAGGGAGGAATAGTCGTTCACCTCCCGATAGCAGATACTTGTACGGGCGTTTGGCGACGCCCGACTGCCTTTAGCCTCCCAGTTTACTAACAAAGAAACTGGTAAATCCTTCCAGCCGAGACTATGAAACTATAGCTGGTACCCGCCTCACTCTCCCTGTACTCGTACCGGCGGCTTACGAAGGGAGCCGAATATGAATCTCATTCGCCAAAATGAAACCCATAGCCTGTGATGCTAACCTCGATATCTTATCGAACGCACTATGCCTGATGGCCTGTTTATACTCGCATAGTCGAGTCTCTCCTTGAACCCTTTTCTTTCTTTATATATTTCTTTCTTTTAGGAGTAATAAATAAGAAAGACTATAATAAGAAAATCTTAATGATAAGGAAGGATAGGGTCAAGGGGAAGGGAACCACCAGAAATCAAATCCCCGAGAAAGAGTGAAAATCTCGGGGAAATGATTATGGCGGCAAAGAGAGAAAAACGAAGGCAAAAGGAGGAAGTGGGATACCCTCTCGCTTGAACACCGATAATTAATCAGCCAACTCGCGAAGGAGATCTTCATCCATCTCCTCATACGGATTCAGAACATAACCATTCTGAAGGATGATGAGAGAGAGAGGAGAAACGGGAACAGAGTTTTCCATGGTACAAAGAGAAAAGAATTACAAGGAACAAATAAAGAAGCAGGATCCTATGAATGATTAGGATCCTAATACGCACGCGCGAGAGAAACCGGTCCAGCCATCGTGTTGGATCAGATGACAAGACCGGCGTGTTGGGTCAGATCAGCCAAAACAGGAAAGCCCCCGAAGGGGCTGGGCGATTAGCCCTGATATTCCCGCTTCTCGCCGGAGAACATGATGCACTCGCTGTTCTCGCCGACAAGACCCTTACCGGGACGGCTGTAGCCAATCCACTTCGGCTTGCCTTCGATGACCTTCTTCTCGCCGGTTTCGAGGTCGGTGTGGACGAAGTAACCGACACGGAACTTGACATCGCCGAACTTCTCGGGCAGAGCCTTGATGTCGTCTTCGGTGGCTTCGTTACGAGGCCACATATCGAAGTTGACGAACTTGGCCTCGGAAGGCTGATAACCCTCGATGTGAAGGAGAACGACTTTCTCTTCCCCCACATTGACCGTCTTGGTGGAGACATTGAACTGAGGGATGCCACAGAGTCTGAGATACTCGAAGAGGCTGTAGTCGACGAACTGATCCTGGTTGATGTTGATACTAGGCATGGTGTTTAGAGATTAAAAGTTACTGGCGGGGTACCTCCCCACCTACGAGTTGGGGGTGGGGGTAGGAGAGGTGTACCTCTCGCATAAACACATATTTCGTGTTTTGGCCATTTGTCGCTTATCGCTGGGGGGATGAAAAATTTTTTCAATTCAGAAGGTGGTGGATATCGCCAATTTCTAAAAGAAGGTGGCGGGTATTTTATTGAAAATGATTATATTTGTGATATGGAAGATGTTGTTTTGCTTAAGCCTGCGTCAATACGCCCTGTCGCGTTTGGCGATGGGTTTTTAGATTATAAGCTGAGTGATATTCTTCGCGAATCTGGCGAAGATTTGTCTTTTGTTTGCATTGCGAAGACTGGAGTCATGGTTGTTTATTCTGCGACCGAGTATTCGCATGTGAAGCATTTCATTGATCCGCTTGTTGGATATGTTCGTGCTGATGAATTACGCGGAAACGATGCGATTATTCGTTATCGCGCTGGAGATTCAAAGCCCGTATGGGTGAAATTGTTTGTCGAGACGCTTGGGGTAGATCTGTCTGTAAGCCAGGGTGATAAATAGATTTATTTTGGCTGATAATGATAATGTTTATTCCGGTTCTTGTAGCCGGAATTTTTCGTATTCTTGCGGCATAATTGAAGAGTTATGCCTGAGCAAGATTACAAAAACAGAATCATCGAGTGGGCGGTTAGTCATCCGGGCGGATTATGGGCAGATAATGCCGGGGCTGCTGCTGCGAGAAAATGGTTAAGGAAAAATGCGCCTGATGATTTTCGTTCGTTATACTATAACGAGGGCGACGATGTAAGGAGCGGGATAGATCGTAGGTTTCTTCCTGACGGGGTTGCGAAGAAAGAGATGGAGACTGGAGTCACGGGCGCGATTTCTTCTGCCGGGAAGAATATTTTCGATACCGTTGATACTGTATCCGGATTTATTCCTGGCCCCGTTGGGGCTATTAATTGGCTAGGCCACATGGGGGCTGATGCCGCGAATGGAAATTATGGAAAGGTTATTCGAGATGCTGCTCTTGCCGGGCTTATTGGATTTGGGGCTAACGCAGCGAGTAGGTTAGCTGGTAGGGCTCGCGATGCGTTCCGTCTTGGGTCCGATGCGATTGATTTGTCTGATTACGCTAAGATTCTTTCTCCGGGTAATAATTACTATTCGAGTGGAAGAAATGTCGTTTCTCGAGTAATAGAGCCGAAAAGAATACAGATAGGCAGGTTGATAGACCGCGCAAATTCCGGGATTGACGCACCGCTTGAGACGAATCAGGTAGATTTGTTTGGAGATAAGCTCGTTATTCCTGACGAGTTCGCGGCGTCTATGCGTTTGGACGAATTTAGAAGGGCGTATCCGAATGGTGTTGATTTTTGGTATCGTGGTCTTGACCCGACGGAAGGAATGAGACTTGGCCGCGATTGGAGAGATGTTCATTCGGGTTATCCTTCGATATATGGTGGCGACAAGATAAGGGCGGAGTATTATACGGGCAGGGCAAAATCTCCTGATGGAAGTCCGGGATTGTTGACGTTGATTACTCCGAAGGGAGAGATTGTAGATGCTGGTGATTTTGGCGGGGCAAAATGGAATTGGATAACGAATGATCCGGATAAATATGCTGAAGCTCAGAAACGTGTAAAGGATTTAATTTCAAAGGCTCGTCATTATTATGATTTCGGAGATGATGCTAACTACGAAAAGTATTCCGAGTTATATAATAAAGCAAATATGGAGAGTCATAAATACCTTGGCCGTGAAATGCCGGGTCTTGAGGGGCGATTTCTTACCACAGACCAAATTGCTACGGCGCTAAAGGAAATGGAGGGTGCTCCGAAAGGATTATTGTTGAGGAATATTAGCGATGGGCCCGGTGTGAGTGATGTTATCTGGAGTCACACGCGTGGTGGTGTTCCGAAGGCTGTACATCCTGAGCAGACATATACTTTTGACCTTAGTGACGGAAGATATCTGGCTTGTGGCGGCAAGAAGTATCCCGACGGCGGTAAATTCTTCCGCACGAATTTACAGAACGAATCTCCGCTGATGTATCAGCCGATGATGCCCATCAATTATCCCATAGAAACTCCTTTGCGTTTCCGTCCTCAGCCTGACTTTGGCGATTATCAGGCTCCGGCCAGTACCGGGATGATTGTAGATTATCCTGTCCCCGCCCCGAGAGAGGCTGTTGTTGAAGTTCCCGCCGCCGGATATGGCGTATCTTTGCCGGAAGAATCTCCGGTTTCCATGCTGGATCCGGTGAAAGATGCCGCGAGAAGAATAATGGCGGTTGAGAATTCAAAGGCGAGCGCAAGTGGAGGATGGGATGCGAAGACCGGGAGATGGTATCCGCATAAATCCATAGAAGGCGGGGCGGACACGATTGCCTATGGTATCAAGTTGTCTAATGGTACACCGGAAGCGGCGCTTGCTTTGAAGCAGGGATACTTGACGGACGAGCAGGCTGCGCAATTCGCCGATACGCTTGCACAGAGATATTATAATGCGGCCAAGAGAGTTTATGACGGGAAGTATGGCGAAGGTGAATGGGATAAATTGAGCGATAAGTCTCAGAGTATCCTGGTGGATTACTCGTACAATCCCGGGCTTGCGAAGTTTCCGAAGCTGATGGAGGGTTTCCATTCCGGGAATCTCGACCTTATCCGGAAGAATTACAAGAGATATTCCGGCGGAAAGGAACTTGGACGAAACAAGGTTCTTCTCGAGGAGCTCGATACGCTCGAGAATGAATATCCTATCTTCCGTAAAGATGGCGGTTCTATTCATATTGCCCCTTCGAAACGGGGCACATTCACTGCCGCAGCAAAGAAACACGGAAAATCCGTCCAGGCATTCGCATCTCATGTGCTTGCAAACAAGGAGAATTACTCTCCCGCCATGGTAAAGAAAGCCAATTTTGCACGGAATGCCGCCAAATGGCATGCGGATGGTGGTTTACTTCAGCGATATTCTCCGGAGCAGATACGAGAGGCCATATCTAAGATAAGGAAGTAAAACACAAATCCTTTTCTCCTATAACTAAACCACTTGTCTTCGTCATATCGGCGGAGACTTTTGTTAAGTTTGTCCGTGTATAACGAAAGGGAATTATGTCAGAGGCATTTCACTTATACGTCATCTCGTTCACGGTCGGAGCAGAATCCGGTCTGGCCCTTGTTTCTGCCGAGAACGAGAGGGCGGCGTTCCAGTATCTGAAGAATTCCGGAAATAGGAATGGCTCAGACGGGAAGAGATATGTTCTTGTGGAATGCAGGGATCTGGGCGTTCACGGCTCGTGCATGTTCGGTCTGCTCTCCGAGTCTTATACCAACTCGATGGAAGCGTACAAGGCAATAGTTTCCATCGCGGACAGGTTTGTGAAGGGTGATAAGGGCGAGAAAGGCGATAAGGGCGAAACCGGAGAGCGCGGTGAAAAAGGAGATAAAGGCGATCGTGGCGACAAGGGAGAAACCGGTGATGTTGGCCAGACTGGTGCGCGGGGCCCGAGGGGATTTCAGGGAGATATCGGCCCTAAAGGCGACAAGGGTGACAAGGGCGATCGAGGCGAAAAAGGTGACAAGGGCGATAAGGGGGACAAGGGAGACACCGGAGAAAGAGGCCCCGCTGGTGTAGATGAGGTGGTTGTTTCCGCAGACAGGACGACTGGTAATCCGACAGCTACGACCGAGTTGCTTGACGGGAGATTATCCATATCGTTTTCCGGTCTGAAGGGAGAGCGTGGTGATCCTGGCATTGACAATCCAAGACAGGTAGTTGTCGCTACGCTTCCAGAGCCATCTTCGCTCACATTGGATGCGGTATATTTCGTTCAGGTCGGCAATACGAATGAATACAACCGTTACATAACGCAATATGATGGACTCAATTACGAGTGGTTGCAGGTCGGAACTACGGAGATGAGTCTTGACGATTACATCAGAAAAGATTCTCTTGTGTTTTGTACGGAAGAAGACATGGACCGGATCACGATATTTGATGCCAACAAATATTATATCACATATGAGGATAGGCCGGTATGATATATCCTGGTGGAACAAAGAAGATTGTCGCCATTATAAGGCCGGTATCCGCATTCGTGAAAAGGGTCTTTCTCGAAATAAGGAAGGGCTCGCGGATAATATGGACATGGATCCGCTCCTGTTATGGCGGTGGCATTTGGGACAATACGAAGCCGTGGTTGAACAATGATTATTGGAAAGATGGATAGATATGGTAGATGAAGGTTATTACGAGGGCTCGGACCTCAAGTTTCAAATAGAAGTTTCCGCGACCGGGTTCGATCAGAATACGGACAGGTACAATATTGATTTCTATTGCGGTGATTCCAAGATATCGTTTACGCAGGACGACGTTATAAGCAGTGATGGGAAGTTCTATCTGCCCGTCCCAACCGAAGGCCTCAAGTCTGGCATGATGAAAATCGTTGTCACGGCTTTCGTCCCGGACTCCGACTTCGAATCCGGATACAGAAAAGAAATAGCTGTTAGAAACCTGAAATATCTGAAAAAGATAATGTGATGGGCTGCCTGAAGGTAAATATCGTCCCAATATCTGGGCATGATAATGTTTCCGTAACATGCGGGAATGATTTATCCTTCTCTCTTGCGCTTCTTAAGAAGAAGGCCTGCAAGTGCATGGCGGCAATCGTGAGATGCCTGAACAATCTGATTTGTTCCGTCATCGCAGTGAACGATTCGTTTGAAGCATCTGTTGGATTTGCGTGCTCCAAGCCCAAAATAGACATCGGACTTATCTGCATGACGGGTTTGAATACCGAGTGTTATCTGCGTGTTCTTGACGGATACGTCATTACGCTTGATGGCTGTTTTGTTAAGGTTCAGAAAGGATGAATAACTGTCAATACGAAATACAGCGAACCGGCGACGATGTTTCGGCACTGCTTAATAAGATAGAACAGTTAAGTCTTGCCACTCCGCTTGTGGACGGTTTGATGAGTTCTGGAGACAAGTCTAAACTTGATGCGCTCGGAATCCATTATAACACGACGCGATACTGGAATGATCAGATTGGCTACATACCGAAAGAAGGCGAGCTGATCATATACTCCGATTATAGGAAAATTACGATTGACGGTAGGCAAAAGCTCGTTCCTGGAATAAAGATTGGAACCGGAAATGCCTATGTTCAGGACCTGATATTCCTTACGGATTCCCAGTCTGATGCATTGTGGGACCACATCAATGACAGAGTCGTGCATATTACTCAGGCTGAACGACTGTTCTGGAACAATAAGCTGAACGTGACGGACTCGCAGGAGGTTGTTGGTGAATCATTGATATTTAACAGAAATTAAGATACATTATGCCAGACATTAGCAAAATCACATTGCCTTCGGGTAATACTTACGACATCAAAGATGCTGGAGCGAGAGAACTTATCGCGCAGCTTCAGGGCGGGCAGTATTTTCTTGGCCTGACTACGACTGTAATCACTGATGGCACCACGACGAAGCCGGTTGTCATTGATAGCGAAAATGTTAACCAGGAAAAGGGAAACATCGTCGTATATGGCAATGCGGAATTCATTTGGGATGGTGCAAAATGGATCGAGTTCGGCGATCTTTCCACTCTTGGCGCACTCGCTTATAAGAGCACGGTTTCGCTGAATAAGGGAACCGGCGACAATGTTCTTGGCGAGGCCACGACGTTTACCGCCGCCGCATCCTCGGTTTCCTTCTCCGGTGGTTCAACCAAGAAGGCTCTCGGATCGTCTGCGACTTTTACGACCACTGTAACTCCGACGACAACGAACATAAAGGCTACGGCTTCTGGCGCTGCTGTTGGAGCAAACGGTACTGCTGCTGCGATCACCGGTTTTGGCGAGCACACGACACAGACTTTCGTGAAATCCGTCAGCGCTGACACGACCAAAAAACTTGTCACGACCACCGTACCAAATGTGACCGGCAATACGAGTGTCACGATCCCGAATGTTACGAGCGCCGGTACCGCGTCTACATGGTCGTTCGCGATGGGCTCTGGAACAGACGCCGAAACTTTGATCATTTCTGGCGCAAATAGTACGGCTCCAACTCTTGGAACCGCCCTGTCTGCATCTAAGGTCACTCTCGGCACCGCTAAGACCGTCGCCACTGGCGCCGCTACGACCTCTGGCACTGGAGCAGCCGTTGTTACTGATGTGACGATTGGCGATTCCGCCGCCGCAATTACCGCTCTTGGTACTCCAACGACCTCCAACTGCCTTACTGGGGTCAAGGTTACCACCCAGCCCACGATAGCCCTTGCTACTGGCGCGACGGCTGGCACCGGAGTCATCTCTGTCGCTACCGGAATCACTTCCGCTTCAACTACGGCAAACAACAAAGATGAGGTTACTGCTGTCACTGGTGTTGGAACGGCTACTGCCGCCGCACAAACCATCACCGTTGGCACGAACGACAAGGTGAAGGTTGCCAAGTACGACGACCTCTCTGTTACTACCTCCTAATCATCATAGGCTATGCCGGATGTATCGAAAATAAGACTTCCGGGCAACACGGAGGTAAACATCAAAGACTCGCGGATTTCGGGGGTGGACACCACCCCTACTTCCGGGAGCGGGAATGTTGTGACGAGTGGCGGTGTTTTCGCGTCTTTGAGGACCGATAAGATTGCCCCGATTGAGACACACACATACGCGAATGTCCTTGCGACAACCTCGAACTACAACACCTTGTTCCCGTTATTCCGGGTTGTTCCTACGGATTGGGATGAACCCGTCATCGTTGTCTATCGTCTACGCGTCTACGTGGACGGGCATGAGGACTTGTACTACTCGAAACATGAGTGTATGTACTCGTTCTTCCACGAGGCTTTGTTGGCGTATTCTTGCAAAAACTTCATTGGCAACACCTCGTATCGGACGACCTATTACAATTCCTTGATGCGATGCTTGACCGCATACAAGACGATGGGCCATATCATCGGCTTCAACTATTATAGCAACGAGACCTCATATTCGAGGGATTGTACCGTAAGTGGTTATGGGCGTACCTTTGATGTCGAGATTCTTGTAGAGGACAACTGCACTATCGTATGGCCAGAGACTTGCAACACGGTTTCCTCTACCGTCATTCCCGGCTATGTTGCGGGTACTACGCACTCGGCCATTGGCAACTACAACGCGACCACCCAAGGAGAAACGCACTCCGGCGATGCGAACACCAATACCATTGCTTATTATGTCCGCACTCCATCCGATAATAAGGTAATGGACGCGCAAATGTATCGGTATCGGATGGTCTTTACATCTATGGACGGGACAAAGTGGATTCCAGCAAACACGTCCACCTCTACTAATGCGACAGCACTCCGTGAAGTAAATCAGACTCCTTTCAATCCGTTTGGGGAGATTGCGTACTACTATACAACTACGGTTGTCGCCGCCGGAGCCGAGCCCGGTTCTACTAATATTTGGCGGCAATACGAATTATCACTCGGCTATTCGTTCAATAGGACCGGAGCGGCACTGGTCTTGACTTTCCCTGCACCAATATACCTCAAATGCGCACCACAATCAGATGGTAGTGCTATCATTGACGCGGATACGCCGTATGTGCAGACGCTACCTTCCTCCGCCGACGGGAAGATATACATCTTCTTGGGCATAACATATAGCGCGACGAACATTGCGTTAATGTTCGACCATCCGATTTACTATCACGACGGGACGCGGATTCGGTTATGGACAGACGCAAATATTCCGAATGAGGCGACTGTTGCCGGGTGGGGCTTCACGAAAAACTTGGGCACTGTGACTGGAGTATCCGTCGGCGAGGACACCTACAATCCGTCGGACGGGATGGTGGCTCTCCCGGAGTTTGTGCGTGCGGATAACTTGGCCGCTATTACGAGCACGGAGATAGACACCCTTATGACGCATTGATATGAAAGTTTTGGACTACAACGGCCTGAGTTATTTTTGGAATAAACTCAAGGCATTGCTTACCGCGAAGCAAGACACCCTTGTTTCGAGTATGAACATCAAGACCGTCGAAGGGCAGTCGGTTTTGGGTGGAGGGGACTTGGAATTAAATGCGGTTTCCTACGCGAGCCAAACTCTTACCAATGCGCAAAAGCAACAAGCCCGGACCAATATCGCCGCTGCCTCCAACGAGGATATGGTTACAACGTCCGGACAAGTTGATAACCTTGTCGAAATCGTCGAGGATATTGAAAGCCGCATGTCCAGCATCATTACGCCCAAATACTCTATCGCGTGGGACGGTGTTTCAACTCCTAATGTTGCGAGTATTCCAAATGTGTGCGTCGTTACATACGGCGGGGAGACATACACCGGGACACTTGCGGCATCATCGTCCAATGTGAATACTATTTTTCTTGTTGGTGATGATGGCGGTTCAAGTTATTTGAGATACCTCTGCTCGTCAACATCAAATGGTTACGGGTGGATGCCTCTTGGTTCGACTACGATAGACATGGATGACTATGTGAGAAAGGACTCGGAGGTTTGGCTTACCCAACAAGCGTTCGAGGTATTGACTTACAAAGACCCCAATGTAACATACAACGTCTACGAGGAGGATATTATATGATTTTTAAGGGTGGAACGATTCCGTTGTTGGGCCGTTATAGGTTTCTTATAAACGGAAAATGGGCGGTGGTTCAAGAGGTATATCGCGGGGATAAGTTAGTGTGGCAAAACGGCTCTTGTTACGGTCGAGGAATTTGGATTCCAAACAAGAAATGGGTTGACAATGATATTTGGAAAAATAACGGATAGCATATGGCAAATATTCAAAATCTAACAGAAGCGTGGGCCGGGCACTCCGGCTTGGAGGTTGAGTCTTTCATCAAGTCGCAATTGACCGCGTTGGCTGCATCGGTGGGCGACAAGTTTGGGTACGTTGATTTCAACACGCAAACGATGACGATTTCCTTCTACGATGAGCAAGGAGGAACGGTACTCGGTTCCGTCCAACTTGGCGGTCAAATCTACACCATCTCGGTTGATAGCAACCTCTCGCAAGTTTTTTATGTCCTTGCGGATGAGGCGACGAAGATGATGACCATTACCCCGTCCACTACGGTGTCGTCCTTCGGCTCGTCCACGCAAGAGCCGTTCCCTGAGTCCTACACCTATGTGGTTGCCGTGAACTCCGGTTCGGGTTATATCGACCGCGTGGTTGGCTCTATCCCAGTTGGTGGAAGTGCCACATTCGATATCAAGCCTTTCCTTGCCACGGGCGACAACTACATTCGTATCGCCGTGACCGGCACGTCCTCCGGTCAAACCAAGACATCCGTGTTTACGGGAACCCTCACGACTCTCACGATGTCTTGCAATCACATGTGGCAAAATGTGTGGACGCAAGGGCAAGACTACGTTATTACGGGCATCCGCTTTGCGGGCAACTTGGTCAAGCAACTGCACGTGTCGTTGGATAATGTCGAACTTACCCCCGTCACCTATTCTGCTAACCAATCGTACACCACGACCGCCACTTTCTATACAATCCCGGCGAGCGCATTCCCGTCAGGCGGAAGCGCGGTCCACTCGATTAAGTTGTGGATGAGTGCACAGGGCGTTTCCACCCCCGTCGTCTCATACAATATCATGTGTGCGGCAAGCGGGGATACTACTCCTTTGGTCGCCATCAATGCCATCTCCGACCGCGCATACAACTTTACGAGCGGAACGATATTCTCCTATGCGGTCTACAATGCGAACAAGGTTTCCATTGATATGTCCGCAACCCTCAACTCCGTCAACTATGTCATTGCTTCGGGCGTTGTGGCCACCGAACGCGAGACTGGGATTCAATATCCATTTGCCTATTCCCTTGAAGTGGACACTGGAGCGAATGAGACGAAGATTGGCTCTCTCGCCATAGCGGTCATGCCTTATTTCAACGAAACGCATCCGCAGAACGCGCAGACCGCTTCTACTATCTTCGACAACACCTATTCCTATATCGCCACTCCGGGCTACCTATTCTATCTCAATGCGGCGACGAGGGACAACGGGACCGAAAATCACGAAACCATCATAAACGAAGCGGGTGCATCTGCGAATTTCGCCGCCACCTACTCCGCTAATTGGAGCGGTCTTTCTTGGTACAATGACGGTTGGTCCACCGACCCGTCTGGCAACAAGGCCCTTTGTGTCCCAGCCGGGTGTGGCGTTACCATTCCGAGCCTTACTCCATTGAGTTTGATGTCATCCTATCCAGGTATGACGGTGGAATTCATGTTACAATGTGGCTCCCCGTCCGATTATTCCGAGCCTGTGTTGTCGCTCTCATCCGGTGGCGCAACCCAGGTAGGTATTCTTATCTATCCCACGAAGATTACCGTGTGGGGTAGCGCGGAACGGGACCAGGACTACCAAACCGTCAACTTCTCGGAGAACACGATGACGCACATCTGCATAACCTTCTTGAAGGGTTACGAAGGGCAAAGCGGAAAGAACATTTGCTCGGTGTATGTGAATGGTATTTCCAACGTGAACTTTGCCTTTGATGGTGCTTCTTCCTTCGGAAACGGTAGCCTCACTATCGGACAATCACACACGGACACATATCTCTACAAGATGAGGATATACGGCTCCGCGCTTGAATCAAACGCGGTGTTCAATAACTTCTTGAACAGCATCATTGACGGCGTTGACTACAACCGTTCCGACTTGAACGCGAAGAACGATGTCCTCTTGGGCGAGGCCGTCGATTACGAACTCGTCAAGAGGGCTGGGTTCAATACGATGGTTATCACCACCCCAAACAATGCCGCCATTCCGTCCTTCTTCAACAAGGTCGAGATTGCCGGGTGTACCGTCCGCTTTGAGTATGCCGGGCAAGCAACCAAGAACGCAACGGTTTCCAACCTCACGATGGACGGTCAAGGTACGACATCCAAGAAATACTACCGTTGGAATCTTCGGTGGAAAACCGGGAGCAATACGACTTGGACTTACGGCGATGGAACGACTACCGCTAATAGCAAGGTTGGTCGGATGATTAACGACACCAATTACATTGAGGTTGATAGAATCACCGCGAAGAAGAACATCGCATCCTCGCCACAGGGTCACAAGATGGGCTTGACGGGATTGTACAATGACCTGTTCCACCAAATCGGACTCGATGCCGAACTTCCTGACCAGTCCTACCGTGTTGCGGTGTATCAATTCCCGTTCATCGGTTTCCAATACAACACCACGAACAACCAATACGAGTTCATCGGTGTTTACACTTGTGGCCCGGACAAGGGCTCGAAGAAGACCTTTGGCTACTCGTCCTCCTACCCTAACTTGTTGTCCATCGAAGGCCCGAACCACGCGCCGAGAGGGACGCGGTTCTTGTGCCCTTGGGTGGATGTGGCCTACGACCCGGACGAGGAAACGCTCACCTATGGCGGAGAGGAAGGATGGGATTGCGACTATGTGAAGTTTGAAACGAGCCGTGACAAGGGCACGCAGACCGATTGGGATAACATCCTCTCGCTTTACAATGCGGAGTGGCAGCCAGCGTACAATTGCGTCTACGACAACTCCCCGTACCTTGCCTCCTACCAAGAGGTCATTAACGGCCTCAATAATCCGAGCATCACTACACTCGCGGACCTCTTGACCGTTGGGAACGCGGCTGTCGTCAAGGAGGGCAAGACAAATAATATGATTGTCAAGAACGAGTTCATCGCTTTCTATGACTCGTCCTATGACCTCTATTTCTACCGCCGTTCTACCGGGAAGTACGAGAAACTTCCGGCTTCCTATGCTGGCAAGAAGAACGCTCTTACCGACTTGACCGCCTATCTCTCCGCGCTCGGATATAGCACCTCGTCCCCGACCACTGCACAACTCATCCAAGCGAGAGGGGCAAGGTTCAAGGCGACGATGGGAAACTACTTCTCCGTGAACCAGACGATTTACCACTACTGCTTCTGCCTCCTCTATGGCGTGACGGATAACTATGCGAAGAACTCCTACCCGTTCAAGTTCCAAGCCTTGAGCGCATCCGGCGTTGGAAACCGTTGGGGGTGGAGGCAGGATGACCTTGACTCCGTGTTGATGACTGACAACAACGGTACGAACACGAAATCCTACTCCGTGGAACACTTGGACACCTTCGATGGCGTGCAAATCTTCCAAGGCGGCGATGCGGCCTTGTGGATGCTCATTAAGACGAACTACGAGGACGAGTGCCGTGCGATGATGGGACAAATCGCATCTGCGGCTACGGCTCTTGCCACCGCACTCGGAATCGCTGGTAGTGGCGAGCACGAGTCCTTGTTCAACCTTACCGCATACCATTGTTGGGACCACTCGGCGAAGTATTTCCCCGCTACCATCTACGAATCCGACCGCCGTTGGTCTTACATTGAACCGTGGTTGTTGGCCGGAACTACCATCCCCGGAACGAGCGAGACCTACCCGGAACTCTATAATGGTGTCGCTCCTCTGACACAGGCCCTTGGCGACCAGTACCAAGGCGAGAAGTTATGGATGTATCGGCGAATCGCCTATATCTTCTCGAAGTATCATATCGGTGCTTTCCACGGGACGGCAACGGGTTACAACGCAATCGTGTTCACCCTCGCACAATCGTTCACTTTTGAACTTACCCCGGCTATCGACCTATACCCAGTCACCTCACTCGTCGATGATGACACGGTAGGTACGAGAACTCCTGCGGGAACGAGCGTGAGTCTCTATACCGCGTCCGATGGTACGTCCAACAACTCCATTCACGGTGGCGATTGGCTTGCCTCCCTCGGAGACTTGCACTTGATGAGACTTACCAACCGTGGTGGCTCATCCTCCATTCCGTTCTCCGTTACTGGGGCAAGACTCCAAACCTTGAAAATCGGCGACGCAACCCCTTGGGATACCTCCACGACCGGATTCAATGCCACGGTGTTCGGTGTCACCTCGCCAACCCTTGTCACCCTTGATGCGCGGAACACCGCGACCATTGGCAACACGGTTGACCTTCTCGGTTGCCCGCGTTTGCGGACTTGCCTCTTTGCTGGCTCCGGCGCATCCGGTCTCTACCTCCCGGTAGGCGCGAAGTTGAACAATGTGTCTTTCCCCGACAACGCGACAACGGTGTTCATGCACTCGCTCCCGTTCTTGGATAATGGGCACTTAACCTTACCTTCGCTTGACAAAATCGTCAATCTCTATATAAACAATTGTGCGAGCATCAATCCGCTCGCCATCGCCGGAAGTATCTTGGGAACCACGGGCAATACCCTTGCCTATGCGACCTTGATTTGGAACGGTATCATTCAAGGTAATGCCACCACGATTAGAACTCTTGCTACGCTTGCGGGGCGTGTCACCTTTGAGAACAACACACCCGGAACCGAAGCGGGCCTGCCCGATGTGGAAGGTACTACACAAATTAGTGAACTCTATGCGGACGACCTTGACGTGCTTGATATCATCTCTACCGAAGACTATGGAACGGGATTGAAGAAGGCTCTCTCCAATTTGTTCGGTACAAGCCTTTATATTATCTACGACCCGGCCACACTCGCTATCCGATTCGTGGATGCGGCGGCGGAGAGTATCTGCGTATCGAATTGGGGCGCAAATGGAATAATAACCTTACAACAAGCCGCCGCTGTAACAAACACACAGGCCGGAACCGCATTCAAAGGAAACACATCAATTACTTCTTTTGATGAGTTCAAATACTTCACCGGAGTAACGAGCATAACATCGGCAGCAACCGCCGGGGGCGCGGGTTTCGGCAATTGTTCAAACATGCTCAGAATAACCCTTCCCGCCTCCTTGACGAGCATTGGAAACTACGGATTTGCGAATTGTAGCAGTCTTACCACAATAGGTATTCAGTCTGTGATAACAACATCCACGGGTGCGTTTATTAATGACTCGGCCCTTGAAAGAATAGACATCACGGACCTTGTTCAATACTTGAATTGCACGTGGAACACGTCCAATGGCCATCCTTTTGCGGGGAATTCGAATGGCGGGGACGTTTATTTGTCCAACGCGAAGTTGACGAATGTAGTTATTCCTCAAAGTATCACGGAGATAAAGCAATATGCATTCTATCGTTCGAATGGTATTTCCTCCGTAACCATTCACGAGAATATCACGACTATCGGCCAAAGTGCTTTCCAAGGTTGTTCGTTATTGGGCGGGCGCATGTCATTATCTTATGTGTCAAGTATCGGCAATAGTGCTTTTAGGGATACGAATCTACTTGGTTTTGAAAATTCATGCGCTTGTTCTTATGGAAATGAAGTTTTTTATGGAACACCAATTGAGAGAGTAAAAATCAAGCCAACGAATACTGGTGCTACCATGAATACCTTTATTGGTGTTGGGTTGACGGAATCCGTATGTGATATTATTATCGACGGAGATTTGACCGGAAGTTCTGGTGGTGGTTCTGCAAGGGGCAAGTATCGTAAATTAGTTATTCTTGGCGATTTGAGGGTTTCTACAATTGCTACTTATTGGGGTGGCGATAATGAGCAATTAAGAATCGGTGGAAATTGTTCCGGCGGCTCGAATACTGGTCTTCTTGGCGCAAACCACTCACCGTTTTTTGAAGTAATAGGGGATATTACGAGCACAAATAAGATTTTCACAAGAAACACGGTTAACAGAATCATACATTTGGGTCGTAGTAGTGTTGTTTCGTGCAATCCGACAACCACTGGACTAAATTATGCGACAAAGATTTATGTCGGCCCCGGAAACTCCCAATCCGAAGATGATGCTATCCTCGCCCAATATCAATCAAATAGTAATTGGTCGTCATTGTCTTCATCTCTTGATACATGGTGGAATTATAAGAATTCCCAAGGTGCAAACCCGGACTATTTAATCCCGATGAACCAATTATAACAACTATAATTCAATACTATTATGGACATCAAGACATTTTGCAAGCGTTTCATGCTTTGGACGGCTGTAGCCGTTGCCGTCATCATGCTAATCTGTGGTCTCTGCTTCGGCAGGGTTGTAGAGGCGAATATCTGGGAGGAAATTGGCAAGTGGGTCGTCATGACTCTCTGCATAATTGTCGGTGTTGAGGCTCTGTGCTACACCTTGAGCCAATTCTTCTACCATCTCATCTACGACAAGAAGAATAAAGACAAGGAAGAGGAATGACATTCAAAATTCTTCATGATCGGCTTAAGCTGGTCGGTTCGCATGAAATCCCCAAGGGCAAGTTCGGATCGGAATTGCGTAGAATACGTAGTCTCTATCCGGCTTGTCCCGTGTGGGGAAGATCCGAGAAGTCGCTCATCCATGAATGGGCTTCGCATAATCTGGCCTATGCGCTTGGGATACGTAGGACCAAGACTGCTGACTGTGACTTAAATTATGAGATCAAATGGTATCTTAGGCTCGCCTACGATATCGTTGGAACGGTTGCGCTCTGGGTAATTAAATAAGTGTACCATGGCTGACAAGAAACCAAAGAAACAACCAGGCGGAAGGCCTAAGCCAAATGTCATGAAATCCGGTGTAAGCAAAGCGGAATATGGTAAAGGCGGGCGCGTTAAGAAGAAAGGCTCTGTATAAAGCGGTGTTGGTGTCGTTGAAGATAATCCCGATGCTTCTCGCCCTACTTGATATCGCTAATACTGTAATTGGATTCCTTGGGCTTGAATGCCATTGGATATCGTATTTCGGAGGCATCTCATTACTCACCATTGCATTTCTATATCTCGCTTCATATGTGTTTCAGTTTTGCGCATATCATAGAATGTTTTTGCATTATGTTCTTTTGACGAACACGATCAGTGTAATTGATTTTGAATTCGGTATACCGATATCCAATTATGCGCTAATGTGTACACACGTCATTCTTCTTGGATTGTTTTTATTTCTTGTTTTATATTTCTATCGAAAAGAGAAATGCTGCAAACAATAAAGAAGCTTCTTCTTGGAATCGTTGACGACATTGATGCCGACAATAGCAACGCCAGTGAAGAGGAGCAAATCAAAATTATCAAATGCCTCCAAAGATATACAAGGAAGGATAACAAGTGGAATAAGTATCAAGCATACACGTTCTTGAATATGAGCCGTGCAACATTCGACAGATATGTTCGCGAAGGCAAGATTCCGAGAGGTGAACCGGAAGCGGGAAGCAAGGAGCTGAAATGGTCCGAACGTGAAATAAGAAAGCTGAAGAAGAATGGAATAAAGTGAGCATCATGTTGCTCAGACAATCCCTCGTAGAAGTGATTCTACGGGGGATTTTTCGTATGTGAGCATCATTGTTTTTCGGCCTGCCTATATGATAATTTTGCAGTAGTTGCGCAACAAAAAACTAAAGTAATTAACTGCAAAAAACTAAAGCAAAATGGCTGAAACAGTAGTTTACACCCCCGAGAACAATGGGGGTACTGTGCCCGCATGGATGGCTATGAACAATGGCGGTCTGTTCGGTAATGGCAATGGCTGGGGTGGTGGCATCCTCGGCTTCTTTCTTGGCCTTCTCTTCGGAAACGGCTGGGGCGGATTTGGTGGTTTCGGAAACGGTTTTGGCGGTGGTGCCGGTGCTGGCTTCCTGAGCAACCAGATTAACAATGACAATGGTCGTGACCTTCTGATGCAGGCTATCACTTCGCAGGGTGAGGCTTCCCGTACTGCGACTCAGAGCCTGTCCACGATGCTCGGCCAGGATTTCAACCTCGTGAATGGTGCTATCCAGACCATTCAGGGCTCTCTTTCCAACCTCGCTCTTCAGCAGGCCGTGAGCGTTCCTCAGATCATCAATTCCATCCAGAGTGGTGACGCGAGCCTGATGAGTGCTCTCCAGAAGTGCTGCTGCGACAATCAGCTTGCGATTTGCCAGCAGACGAATGCGATTCAGAACGGCATCAGCGGAGTTCAGCAGTCCATCGCTGCCAAGTCAGCCGCCGACCAGCTTTCTTCCTGCCAGCAGACTTACGCGCTCACTGACACGATGAACCGGAACTATCTGGCTCTCGACAACAAGATTGATGCGCTGGAGTCCTCTCGCAAGGACCGCGAGATTACTGCTCTTACCGCGAAGGTTGCTCAGCTGGAGTCGCAGAACTTCACTACAGGAGTTCTCGGAAGCGCGATCGCTCCCGTTAATGCTGCTCTCGCTTCTCTCGCAAAGGAGGTTGACGACATTAAGTGCAAGCAGCCTAGTACCGCTACCGTCCAATGGCCCAATCTTCAGGCCGTGAATGTGACCCCGTATGTGAGCGGCGGTTACTATCAGGGTGGATTCAATGGTTACTATGGTGCTCCTGGTATCGGTGGCTTCCCTGGTAATGGTCTCTACTTCTAAATCCTTGTAGCCATGTTTGGAATGAATGTCAATGTAACGACGAATGTCAGCGGCGTCCCCTATCTCTTCACAAACGGGATTACGGTAGGCGAGGAGTCCGTTGACTTCGCACTCGGATTCCGCAGGATTCCAAAGGTGGGCGAGGTGGTTATCCGGATTGCATCCGCGATTCCGGAAGGGACTACTGGAACTCTTCCCATCCGTTTTACCCTCAATGGCAATACGCGCAACCTGACTTTCTTCGGTGGTACGAATGTGACTGCCGCTGATCTGGTCGGCGCCGGCGTCATCGAAGTCTGGTACGACTGGTTTAACGGGATTTTCCAGCTTGTCTCGCCTCTTGCTCCTACGGCGTAAAGATTAACAATTAATTATCGAAATTATGTTTCAAGGATTGACACAGGGGAGCATTGTCTCCATTCTCTTCAAGAACACTCCGCGTGTTGCGGATGGACGCATCGTCTCCGTGAATACGCACATGCCAACTTACAACCCGCAGCAGCCGATGGCACTAATGAATGGGCCTGTCACTGACCTTTCAGTTCAGATAGGTGATGAAACACTTTCTTTCGCTGGTCTTCCTGCTAATGGGGTTGTCGCCAATTTTCCGGACCGAGGACTGTTCATCTCTACGGATAAGAACGCTGTCATCCGTGAGGTTGATGCCGCAAAATCCGCATTGAAGCAGGACTTGGATCAAGTGTCGGTGAAACAGAAACTGTATTCCGATTACGAACATCTGTCGATGGAATTGAATCCGGAGCTGAAGAAGGAGGCGGAACAGGCGAGGGAGCTGTTCGCGCTTCGAAACGAGGTGGTGGAGATGAGGCAGATGCTCTCCGCAATCCTTGGAACCAAACCAAAGGAGGAATAAGAAATGGGATATGTTAGAATCCTTAAGCGTGGTGGCGACGATTACTACGATTACAAGGACGCCCTGAAAGAGGGCAAGAAGCACCTGAAAGCTGCGATGAAAGCCTTCGAGACCATCTGTGAACTCACGGAGGAGATGGAGGACGAGTACTCAGAGCGTGGCGGAATGTCTCGCCGCGAAGAATACGACGAACAGGACGGCATGCGAGAGCGTGGTTCCATGCGTCGGATGCGTTAATCAACCGGGGCGGGGAAACTCGCCCCTTAATTGTTCTTACTATGGAAAGAATGGATTATTACGATTTGCTTCCTGACGGATACTCTGCGTACCTGAGCATATATGGCCATCATTTCTCCAAGAAGATGTGTGAATGGGCGGTGAGCAAGATGCGAGATATGAGCGGGAACAAAGTCAAGATGCGGGCCAAGGAACAGGTCGAGACAGCTATGCGGGTCCACGGAGTCAACGTGGAGAACGACAACGGATACGACGTAGTCTATGTCTTCAATATGTGCATCTCCGACTTTTTGGGCAGTTCCATCCCGGATGAAGCCCGTGCCGCAATATACGTTAAGGACCTGCTGGACGATCGTGACGGCTATCCCGGAATTGCTTTCGACAGGTTTATCGCCGACTGCAATGCCAAGGGCGTTCCGATTGTCTGGTCAGATATGATCTAAAAGATGATTCACCGTGTCATTGGGATTGGGCGTTGGACAGTAGATTTCCTGTTCTGTACAAAGCGCTATGATATCGAGGGCGTCCTTGCCTGCTTGTACGATGCCTATGCTCCGAACAGCATCATGGAACAGGCGGAAGACCTGATGCTTTCCTGCGAGTACAACTGTGGCTTCACCTATACCAATCAGGAAAGGAGAAGGGCGGTTATCCTGATAGGCCCTACCACTTCAGGGGAGGAGTTCCAATCGACGTTCGTCCACGAAGTCAGGCATCTCGCGGATGCAATAGCGAAGTCTCTCGGGGTGCCGTTGGATTCGGAGCGACCAGCGTATATCTCCGGAGATACGGCAAAAGCACTGGCGGAAGTGATTTGCGAACTCGGATGCAGATGATCAGGAGGACTTAACGGTCCTCCTTTTTCGTGTAACTATTTCTGTTATAACAAATGAAACAAAAATGTTTTCATTTTACGAAACGGTTTATTATCTTTGCCGTAACCAAATGAGTTTTCTATGAAAATGTTCACTTTCGCCGCAAACGATATGCGGACAATCAATCAATTCGTGAATGATCACGGCATAAAAAAGGAGAACATCGTCAGCATATTCGCATCTCCTGACGGCACATACCTGTTGTCATACTTTGATGAGGAATAGAAATGCAGGAGCTCGACGAAGGACTTGTTTATTACTGTAGGAGCTGCCACTCCCTTTGCATCGTTGTCGACGACTCGCTCGCATTTGAGGGATGGGACGGCTCCTACTGCGGTAAATGCCGTTCCACGAACATTGGTATATGCACGATGGACGAGTGGCTCGCCGAGGAGGAACGAAGGGAAAAGAAGCGGAAGGAGATTGAATGGAACAAATTGTAAGGCGAGATGGACAAATCTTCTACGGACGAATTCGATGCCTGGATGCAGATGAAGCATATTGCCGATTTAGAAATGACTACCACGCTTCCATCGGACGCCAAGCCTTTCTGCGCCTCAACCGTCTCGGACAACGAGAAGAAAGAATTCACGGATTCGGCTTCGATTTTACCAGACGAATTGGAGATCCGGAAGATGAATTCAGAAGATATGGAACGGTTTTGTACAGAATGGCGGGCAGGATTGGGATCTCGTATCTTCGTGTCTTCGGTCTCTTCGACTACAAATCCGTTCCAGATGAAGAATTCGAACGATGGTTTGACTGGGCCCTCTCCAGAGGAAGTGGAGCCATGAAACTGAAACGAAGACTTAAGAAAAGAAAATAACATATCATTCTAAAGAGTAAGACTATGGAAGAAAAGAAAAAACCCGGACAGCCTAAATTGTCCTATGATGAACTCGCCAAGAGATTCGGCGAACTGCATCTCCAGTATCAGAAGCTCGTCGCTGAATATCAGAAGGCGATGGAGGCACTGAACAATCGCGATTTCGATTACACTTCGTTCTTCTTGAGCATGTTGTTCAAGGTGATGGAGCATCCCGAGATGTACAACGACAAGTTCGTCGAGTGGACCAGCAAGCACATCGAAGACGCTCTGTATTCCTTTGACAAGGCGATGAACCAGGCGCAATCCGAGGAGAAACCCGATGAAGCCGAATAACTTCATAGCGCAGAAATGCACAGAAACCTCGTTCTTTCGTGCGCTTCTTGAGTTCTTTCCATCGCTGAAACTGTCTTCACGGGAGAAGGATGTTGCGGCTCGGATACTAATCCAGTATTTCAAGCTGAAGGAAAGCATTCCGGATCCGGAAGTTCTTCGCGAAGTGCTTTGGTCGCAGAACTCGAGAAAGGACATGCGCGAATCGCTTGGTATGTCTCAGGCTCATTTCCAGATGATTCTCGGAAAACTGCGTTCTTCCGAATTTCTGGTCGACGGGCATATTAACAGCGTTTATATCCCGCACATGACGGAAGACCCGAGGTTCATGTTGTGCATCGTTTTTGACTGGTCGTCCAAGTCCAATCCCATAAACAATGGGTAGGAACCGTAAGGAATACGAGAGATACAGGAAGATATCCTCACGCCATGATGTATCTGAGGAAGAAGTGAAGAGAATCCTCGCATCCTTTTTTGAGGTTGTTTTTGCCGATGCGAGGTCTCTTCCCTTCGATAATCCGAGGAAGATATTCTCGAAGGACAAGTTCGAAGAATATGTCAAGGTGAGGCACATTCCATTCATTGGAAGGATTGGACCGGTTTACAGTAACTATCTCAAGTGGAGAGCCAACGAGTCGCAGCAAATCGAAATGGCTCCCAGGAGTTCTTACCGGAGCAGAAGGACACAGAGTGACATCGAATCCACGGCTGCTGCGATTCTCTCCGGTGAGACTCCTCCTCCTCTCGAGAAGAAACGAGGAAATGAAATGTATGAAAGAGTCTGGCTTGTCGGGCAGGATGGAAAGAAATCAGCCCGACAGGTCATTCCAAAAAAGTAAAACCATAGTGCCGGAAAAACGCTGATGTGAATTACCGAAGCGGTCGTCGGTTCAGAAATCACGATAGGGTTCCATACATGTAGTACTTATTTGTTCCGCACCGGCACTTTATTAAAAATTTAACTATGTCATTCAACATTAAAAAAGTTCGCCCTCTGTTTACGGGCGTCATCACTACGGCAGTTCGATACAAAGGTGAACAGTATGCCTCCAAGGGAAGTCTTATCATTGATACGCGAAAGCTTGACGGTTCGATGAATCCGTTCCAAAGGGTATACGCTGTCGGCGGGACAGTCCGAGATATCAAGGAAGGGGATGTAGTAAAGATTAACTTCTCCCGTTACGCAAAGGCGAAACATATTCCCGGAGCAATAGATGAGGCTGAAAATATACAGTCAGACAATCTTAGTATCACTTACGAGATTCCTCTCATCGTAATCAATGATGTAGAGTATTTGTTCATTCAGGACAGAGATATAGAATATGTCGTGGAAGAATTTGACGGGGCAGACGGGGGACTCCTTCAGTGAAATGGAGAATAGGATTGATGACCTTATTAGCGATAACATTCGGCTTTCCAATGAAGTTGTCAATTTAAGGAAGATTATTTCTGCTTCTTCTTATGGCGCTGTTGTCGTCGAACCGTCGAGAACTTTTTGCCTTACGCCGATTTCCGTTTCTTCTTCTTCTCCGATGAAATCTTCGACATCCGCAAAGAAGGATTGTTATGATAAGCGAGAGGGGAAATATAACAAGAATGAGCGATGAAGTATAGCGAGGCGGCGGCTCATATTTTCAGAATATGGGATAAGATAATCGAGTACAAGGAGAAAATTCCAGTAGATTTGCTCACCGAAGTGTCTCGTGAATGTTCTCTGTTCGCACAGGAATTAATGGAAACCTACAAGCAAAATGAAGGAAAGATATAAACCTTTGTCTCTCGAACAGATAGAGGAAGCAGCGAAACAAGTTTTTTCTGCCAATCCTTACCCAAGGAAGATTGGAGAGGGATTGTGGGAGATTGCTCCAGGAGTCATAGGCGGAGAAAGACTTTTGTCGATGTTTTACGAAGCTATAAGAAAGCAATTACATGAAACTTATTGATTGCCTTAGATTCGCAATGACTGGCGATATATATGCCGCATATTCGCTTTGCTTTGTCTTTTATCGTAATATGCCTGAAATTGACCGGGAAATACTGAGAAACCACAGCGTTATTGCTATGGATATTCTTAACCGCGAAATAATGAAAGACCTGTATGAAACTGATTGAATTTGACGGAATGGAATTCAAGATTGCTGACGAGGCTCTTCTCGTCAGGCCAATTCGCGAGCTGTTCCAGAAAGACAAATCCAAGAAGAAGGAGGAGTTCTGGAAGCAGATATCATATCTCTGGTTCATGTGCGATCCGAGAAGTTCGTACATGTATCTCGTTAATGAAGAAGAACGGGCGAAAGAAATAAAGATGCAGGAAGGTCTCGGCGAAGACTGGAATCCGCCGGAACTTCTTCGTGACGCTATGACAATTTATCGCAAACAGACTATAACCTCTGCGGCCATTCTTCTCGAAGGGATGAGAAAGGGAATTGACAAGTTGAGCACGTTCCTCGGCGAAACAACGTTTTCTGACAAGACCGTTGCCGCAATGACTAATGCGCTTAAGCAGATTCCGGAATTGTCGAAGGCGCTTGTTGAAGCAGAGAAGTCGCTGGCAAAGGATTTCGAAACAGATGACAAAGCAAGAGGAAATTCGAGTAAGGCTGTTGGCGAGGACGTGTAACCTAACTTATTGATTATATGACAATTAAATATAAGAAACTATATCCTGACGCAGCGGCTCCTCAATATGCCACAGAGCAATCTGCCGGAATGGATTTGCGTGCTGTTTTAGATGAGCCGGTAACGCTTCGGAGTCTTGAGAGAAAAGTCGTGATGACTGATTTGTCGATTGCTCTTCCTCGTGGTTTCGAAGCACAAGTAAGACCGAGAAGCGGACTCGCCGCAAAACACGGTATTACTGTTTTGAATACGCCTGGAACTATTGATGCCGATTACCGTGGTAATATTGGAGTTATACTTGTTAATCTTTCTACAGAACCATTTACAATAAATAATGGAGATAGGATAGCACAACTTGTTGTTTCCAAATACGAGAGAGTTGAATGGGTGGAGGTTGATGATCTTGATGAAACCGGCAGAGGTAGTGGAGGATTTGGTAGCACTGGACTATGAGTATCATAATTCCAACGAATAAGTTTCAAACCCCGATTACTTCTGAGTGGCTTGAAACCTTTCCAGATGAGGTCCAGGAGCAATTCTTGGACTTTATTGATACTGTGCCACTCTTGAAGTGGATGATTGGTGAAAGACCAAGAGCAAAGGATTTACCAAGGGACGACAAAGGCAGAATCATTGTTGACATCACGCATCCGCATATCCTGGAGGATATGGATTATTTCCGTCCTGCTGCGAAGTTCTATCAGGAGAATGGATGTTACACTTTTCTCAAGCCGAATTCAAATCCTAATAGCGAGTATGGTAAGTGGTTTACTGAAGAAGTAAAACGTTGTCGCGACGGATATGTCCGTGAATCTGACGGAGAATGGATTCCTGGTAGACTGTATTTCTTCTTGAACTATTCTCCGATCATGTTGAATAGAAAGTCTGAGACATCTGGAATCTATCTCCGTGTTGAGGATTTCCCTGACTTCTGGGAAGGCATTTACTATCGTTATCACTATCGCGAGCAGGCGCGTATGCTTGGCTTGCATTGTATGGAACTGGCTCGTCGAGGTTGTGCCAAGTCTTTCACGATAGCCAGCGACATGAATCATAACCTTCTCCTTGGCGAGAACAGCGAGAATAAGCGGCGTGTCACAACTATTCTTACTGCGTATCTCCGCGAATATCTCGCCGAGAAGGACGGAACGCTATCCAAGTTCACTCCGATGGTTGACTTCTGCGCCGCAAATACAGAGTTTCCAAGGCTGATGGTAAAGCGTTCGCAGGCGGAGATGACCTGGATCATGGGCTATAAGAATAGCAACGGCAACATCAAGGGCTCCCTAAATTCGGTAATGGCTGTATCCGTGAAGGATGATGAAGGTAAAGTTCGAGGCAAGCGAGGCTTCATCTACTTCGAGGAGATGGGTTCGTATAAGAACTTCAAGGAGGTCTGGGATAATGTGCGAGACTCCGTGAAGGAAGGCTCGAATGTGTTCGCCCAGTTAATTGCTGTCGGTACAGCCGGTGATAAGGAGTCTGACTTCTCCGGCATCAAGACGATGCTGTACAATCCTGAAGCATATGAGGTGTATGCTCTGGAGAATGTATTCGACAAAGCAGGTAAAGGCTCGAGTAAGTTCGCCTATTTCTTCCCGTCATATATCTCCCGCGCCGGATGCATGGATAAGGACGGGAATTCTGATGTCGTTGCTGCATTGATGGAGATACTGATGGAGCGGTACATGGTCAAGCAGGGTGGCGATGCTGCTTCGCTTCTTTCCCGTATCGCCCAGATGCCTATCACACCTGCGGAAGCAATCCTGAAGGTCAAGTCTAACTTCTTCCCTGTCGTAATGTTGAATGAGCGTATCCGTCAATTGGATATGGATCCGCGTGCTTATGATGATGTATATGTCGGAACGCTTGTGGATGTTGGTGGGAATGTCCAGTTCCGGGCGACAGATGATGTTCCCATCAGGAAATGGCCCGTAGACAATACCGAGCAGGGAGCCCTTGAAATATTCGAGATGCCGTGTTCTGGAACAATTCCGACACATCGGTATATCATAGGAGTTGACCCGGTTGATAATGATCAGGCTGAATCATCTTCGTTGTTCTCGTGCTTCGTCTTTGACTTGTTCACGGACTCTATAGTTGCGGAATATACTGGACGAAAGCCTTTCGCCAATGACAATTACGAGATAGTAAGACTGTTATGCATATTCTACAATGCTACTTGTCTGTACGAGTCAAATAAGAAGGGCTTGTTCTCGTATTTTGCAACGAAGAGATGCACTTGGATGCTTGCAGACTGTCCTGATTATCTTCGCGAAAGGCAACTCGTGAAGTATTCGATGTTCGGCTCTGCCATTAAAGGTGTCACCGTCAACGCTGGTGTCAACTTCTTTGCAAATGGACTCATCAAAGACTGGCTGAACAAGACTTACACTGTCGACGTGAAGGATGAACGCGGCGAAGTCCATCAGGAGGAGGTCCCTCAGTTGTATCGCCTTCGTAATCGCGCATTGCTCCAGGAGTTGATTTCATATGCTCCGGAAGTCAATACGGACCGTGTTTCAGCTCTCGCGCAGGTAATGCTTTACAGAGAACATTTCATTGTGTTGTATGGCGGCTCCCCGAGCGCAAACGAATCCACCGGTGACGAAGTGTCAGATGATGATTTCTTCGACAAGGACTGGAAGCGGCATCTTGAGAAGTTGGGCCCGCAATATAAATCAGCTTTCGACCTGTAAGCGTTTCATTTATCTGTGTAGTTCGTGGTGGATTAAAGAATAAATTCGCCATGTAAACTGTGCAGATTTATGGATTTAGGAGCAACATTCCCCAACCAGAAGCTATCCTTCAGGGCGAAGAACGATTCCTGGAGAAAGAAGAATGTGGACTGGGGATGTAATAGGACATATTTCAATTACTCTCCGGTGAGAAAGAGCGCCGTCAGCATGAAGATCAACTACGATTTTCTGAATGGCGTCATTCACATGGAAGACATAGCCGCAGTGCTGAATCCTGGGAATATCGCCTCAGCGTTCATTCCTGACAAGATTCAGCATTATCCAATCATCAACTCCAAGATAAACACGCTCCGTGGTGAGGAAGCCGCACGCGTTTTCGACTGGCATGTCATCGTCACCAACCCTTATTCCATCTCTCAGATAGAGGAAGACAAGAAGCAGGAGTTTTTCCAGATGGTGCAGGGTATCGTCGAGGATCAGTCCATCGATGATCAGCAGGCTCAGAAGCAGATTCAGGAAGGCCAGGAATACTATGATTATAACTGGCAGGACCTGCGTGAGATTCGTGCGAACGAACTCATCCATCATTATTCGAAGGAACTCAATTTCAAACAGACTTTTAATGATGGTTTTGTTGACGCTTGTCTTGGCAGTGAGATATATCAGTGCGGCATTGCGGGTGGAGAACCGTTCCTGAAACGGCTCAACCCCATCAAACTTCGCATCTTCGGCAGCGGTTATTCCAATCGTGTCGAGGATGCGGATGTCATTATATACGAAGACTACATTTCTCGCGGAAAGATCGTCGAGCTCTATTATGATGAGCTGAGCCCGAGCGATATCAAGAAACTTTCTGATGACCTTCCGGAATTCGGTGGAGCATCTCCTACTACAGCCGAGGGCGCTATCAATGACGCATATCCTTTCGTCGGTAGAATCACCGGCGAGAACGGTATCTGGGTTGAGGGTAACAATCTCGAGTTCGTCTACGATGCGTTCCCGGAACTGAGCGGAACGATAGGTTCCGACCTTCTTCCGTATGATGTCGCCGGAAATGTCCGCGTCATCCATGTCTGGTGGAAATCCAAGAGAAAGATATACAAGGTCAAGTCCTTCGACCCCGTAACCGGCGAGGAAGTCTTCGATTTCTATCCCGAGACCTATATCCCTGACAAGGATTCCGGAGAGGAGGCAACGGTGCTTTGGGTTAATGAAGCATGGGAAGGCACGAAGATCGGTGAGGATATCTATATCGGAATGCGTCCTTGCCTTGTACAGCACAATTCAATTTCCAATCCGTCGAGATGCCACTTCGGTATCGTCGGCACTATCTACAATCTCAACGAGTCCAAGCCGTATTCCCTTATAGACATGATGAAGCCGTACAATTATATGTACGACGCCATCCATGCGAAACTCGTGGACCTTATCGCCACGAACTGGGGCAAGTTGCTCGAGATGGATCTTGCGATGAAACCGAAGAACTGGGAGGTTGAGAAGTGGCTTTACTTTGCCCGGTCCAACAAGGTTCTCATCAAGGACTCCTTTAACGAAGGTAACAAGGGCGCGGCTACCGGTAAACTTGCCGGTGGTCTGAACAATGCGAGCAAGGGATATATCGATGCCGACTGGGGTCAATCCATTCAGAATTACATTGAACTGCTCCAGTGGACTAAGGATTCCATGTCCGATCTAGTCGGCATCAATCGTCAGCGGGAGGGCAATACTTATAACCGAGAAACGGTTGGCGGCATCGAGCGTGCCGTCCTTCAGTCCTCCTATATCACAGACTGGCTTTTCCAGAAGCATGACGACACCAAGAGACGCGTCATCGAGTGCTTCATCGAATATGCGAAGGCTTCTCTCCGTGGAAGAAGCAAGAAGTTCCAGTATATCCTTTCCGACTATTCCCGTAAGATTATGGAGATAGACGGCGACGAGTTCTGCGAGTCCGATTATGGCCTCGTGGTTGACAACTCTCAGGATACGCAAAAACTGTCATCCCAGATTGAGACAATTGCACAGGCGATGGCACAGAATGGTGCGCGGTTCTCTGCACTTCTTCGCATGTATTCTTCCACTTCCATGCAGGAGAAAGTGCGAATTCTGGAGAAATCCGAGAAGGATATTCAGCAGCAGCAGCAGGAAGCCCAGCAGCAGCAGATGCAGATCGAGCAGCAGAAGATCCAGGCTGAACAGCAGGCGAAGATGGCCGAGATGCAGCAGAAGGATACGCTCAACCAGCGCGACAACGAGACCAAGATCCGTGTCGCGGAAATCAACTCCCAGGCAGAGTATCTCCGTCTTGGTATTTATGCAGAGGAAAACGACGAACAGTTAGTCCATGAAAAACTTGATATCGAAAGAGAGAAACTTGCTGAATCTATCAGACAGTTCGACAGAGAGTTACGAGCCAAGGATGACGAGCGAAAAGATAAGAAGGAAATCGAGCTTAAGAAGATCGAAGCCCAGAAGCAAATCGCACGGACAAGAGGAACAGGAACAAAGAAATAGATAAGATATGAAATACTTTACCAAAGCACAGATTGAGGAAATCCGCAAGCAGCTTGCCACAATGGGAGTTCGCGACACGGACCTTCCTGTTGCTCACGAACTAGACGGTGACGAGATAGTTGCCATCGTTCAGGAGGGCATCAACAAGAAGATTGGTGTTCGGAAGCTCATCCATGACTATCTTCCTGATGATATCGCATCCGGGCAGGATGGCAAATCCGCTTATCAGATTTGGCTTGACGAAGGCCATACTGGAACCGAGGCCGACTTCCTTGCATCACTGAAGGGAGAAAAAGGTAATACTGGTGCTACTGGCGCCACCGGAGCCACTGGTGCTACCGGCGCTACTGGTCCTCAGGGTCCTGCTGGTCCTACTGGGCCACAAGGTCCAAAAGGTGATCCCGGTGATTCTTCTCAGTACGAACTGCCTACCGCTACGGCTTCTCGTCTAGGGGGTATCCGTGTTGGCGGCGGTCTCGATATATTACCTGATGGTACACTGTCTGTTACGAGTACATTCAATCTTCAGCCTGCCACATCTGATAGACTTGGAGGTATTCTTCTTGGCTATCAGGAAACCGGTAGTAATGACTATGCTGTTCGACTTGATGGCGAAGGAAGAGCGTATGTTATTGTTCCCGGAGGTACTGGTCCCAGCGGCTCGAGCTATCTCCGTCAGCTTCTTGACGTCAAGAATGACGGCCAGAAAGTTCTTCGTGCTGATGGTAGCGCCGTTCAGGATGGAGATAGTCTCGTCTATAGTTCTTCCGCCTCCAAGTGGGTAGCTAAACTTGTTACGGGTGGAGGCGGTGGTGGTGTTTCTGGCTATATCGGAACCACGCCTGTTCGCACCACCTCTGAAGCTCAGGACCTTACTGGCGTTAAATCATTCCAGCTTACAAGTTCTACTTCTAAGGTCGAATGGAAAGAAGAATATGGAGCATGGTATTTCCACGGGAACTTATATGCCGATGGATGGATCGCTGCTGGCGGTATAGGTTCTGGTGGCTCTGGTGGAGGTGGCGGTTCTTATACTCCTGGCGCTGGTATTGATATTACAAGTGGGCAGATATCGCTTAAGTATGCAACAACTTCTACTCCGGGTGGCATTATCGTAGGTAGTGGATTAAGCATTACCAATGGCGTGCTTTCGGTTGCGGGAAGTGGACCCGTCTCTGAAACCGATCCGATTTTTACCGCGAGCCCCGCGTATGGCATTACCACGAGCGATATTTCGAGATGGAATGCAGCTGGCGGTTCCGTTGAAATCAGCAATCTTCTCCCTGCTTCTCAGGGCGTTCGTGTTGCCACTATCAGAATTGGTGGAACTGGCGGAACGTCTTACGATATTATCGCCCCTGTTGGCGGAGGTGATACTCCTTCAGTTGAAACGGATCCTGTATTTGCAGCTTCTGCCGCTTATGGAATTACATCGTCTGATATTACTAACTGGAACAGCAAGACTTCAAATGTAGGAACGATAACTGGTATCAGGATGAATGGTGCAGTTGTCGGTTCTTCTGGTCTTGTTGATCTTGGCACTGTCATGACTGATGATGATGCCGCTTATGGTATAACCTCATCTGATATTTCCAATTGGAATTCGAAGACGAGTAACATTGGCACAATTACCGGCGTTTCCGTAAACGGGACGTCGATTGGTACATCCGGGAATGTTGATATCGATATTTATCAGCTTTCTCTTGCCGCCGGTGCGTTCACTGCTGGGAATTACAATCCCGCCTCTGGGACTGCAAGTTTCAATATCCCTACTAATGCAGCCCATATTGGATATGATGACAGCGCGTCTTATTCCAGCGGTACTATAGGTCATTTCATCAAGAACCTTTCAGATATATACGTTACGAAGGGAACAACGCAGACCATTACCGGCGCAAAGACTTTCTCTACCAACGATGTTACGCTTAGTTCCGTAGATCTGTTACCGGCATCTAACAATACCTCCGCGCTTGGTAGTTCTTCGAAGCGATTCTCTGATGTCTATGGCGTTGATGCAGATTTCTCTACAAGCGTTACAATTGGCGGCGTTACGCTCACATACGACAATGGCGCCCTGCACGTCAATGGTAATCTGTATGCCGACGGTTGGATTGCGGCTGGTGGAACTCAGTAATTAACATAAAGGACGAATAACTATGGCACATACATCAACACGGATATATATCGATACCAGTACCAATCCGGATACCGGTATCAGTATCAATGACGCACAGGTTGTTCTGCCCGACAACAGCAATGATATCGGGAATCTTGAACGGAGTTCCAATATAAACAAGTGGGCAAAGTATAAGCCTATTCGGTATTATACCATGAGCGGAAACACAAAGGTCCCATATCTTGGTATTCTTACTGATGCAATGCGCAAAGGAACTGTAATAGACAATAATGCCGGTATCTATTACGGACTTCAGTTGTCTGATGTACAAATTACGCAAGACACCGCTACTTGGGATAATATCCACGATTCTGATTTCACATATCTTCCGCCTCGTGGCTTTTCTCAGGGAGAAGCATTCCGTTTTCATGACTGGGACGGATACAGTTCTAATGCCGTTCCTAATCCTTACGCCTCCTTTAATTCTGCTGGGACTATTACTGGTTACTATGATTCCGTAAACGGGATTACCGGGATCACAGTCGGATATTCCGAATCAAATCAAACCGGTGTCGACTTGTCTGATATTCTGATTGCCAGCGAGAATAAGCAGGCGGCGTTGGCCGAAATGTATCCGTGCATAATCATTGACGGATATATTACCGCTCTTGGTTTCGAAGATGATCCCAATCATGCTCCTCGCCCTTTGTATTATCAGAATTCCTATACGAGCGGAACATGGATGGTTGATATGACCAAATTGGTTTATAGTAATCATCCGACAGCTTCTCCTTGGACAAGTGCGCAGACTGGTCTTACTGCAACAATCGTCCTTCTCAGGTCTTCATCTTCTAGCGGCATTGCTCTTGACAGACTTGGTACGCAGGATCTTTCTCAGTATTGGATTGACTGCTCTGACAGTATACTTTCCAGCTATACTCCTATTGCCTTGCCTGGCGCCATTGGAGTGAATGTGAATCTTATTACCAGCGTTACGGGTCTTGTTCTTGCTCCTACCGGTGCGTCTTGCAGCAATAATGTTGTGACGGCAACATTCAGTGTAGAACGCCTTGGAACCACAGAAAGAGGTTCTGGTGTTCTTACGGCAAGTATTCTTGTTGGAGGCTCTGCGACAGATTCCTGTCAAAAGAATGTCTTGGTTCCTACAAATGATTCTACTGTATCTGTAACGATGACTTGTGGAGAAGGTAATGATTTCGAAAATATCCCTTCGTTTGTTAGCGGCCAGAGTTATACGATATTACTTGATGTTACTGCAACTCCTGGTAATAATCAAAGAATTGGTACATTCACATTTACCGCAAGTTAATTATCTGAGATATGAAATCATCTAAAATGTTTTTGCTCGTAGGAGCTCTGTTTATTTACGGCCTTATGACTGCCGTTACTTGCGCCGCAGTTTGGAGTGTTGAAACAAAACATGTTCTCGATGTCATTGCCGGTCTTCTTTTCGTTGCTAACGGCTACGCGATTTATCGCGCTGCAAAGTCTATCGAAAAGACCATAAAGGAAAATGGTGGAATAAAATAAGTTATATGAAGTATTTTGAAATCAAAACACTCGTTGACATTCTTGCCGGTATCAAGCTGTGCAAGATTTCCGATTCTGACATCAAGAGCGGCATCCTTATGAGTTATCTTGCACTCCGTAAGATTGTCAAGGATGTTGAGGCTGACAAGCAGGAACTTGTCATGAAGTTTCAGGAAGACTGGAAGGAAGAACGCAATGCCGTAATTGAACTTCGCAAGAAAAAGCAGCCCGTCGAAGGCCATGACGATTATCTCAAGGCTGTTGATGAAACCAATCTTATTCTTCAGAAGATAGATGAGACGGAAATGGAAGCGTCAATCAAGCCCGTGGAAATGGACAAGTTCGTCGCTTCTATCCCGGGCGAGGAAATCAATCTTGAGCAGATCGCAATCCTTGTCGACTGCGGTGTTCTTGAGGAATAACATTAAAACTATTCTATATGGAAAAGTTGGACATTTTTAGAATTATCGTTGACATCATAGCCGTCATCATTGCTGGTGGCTGGCTCGTCAGGATACTGACGGTGAAGTCACGCGTCAAACAGGGCAAAGCCGAAGCCGACAAGACAGTCGAGGAGGCCAAGAATGCCCAGATCGAGAACATACGCAAGATGATTGATGAAGTCTATCAGTCTACAATCAACAGCCTGAAGGACGATATCAAGGACTTGCGCGATGATGTTTCTGCGGTCAAGGATGAAAACGAAGCGTTAAAAAAAGAGGTGGCGGAGCTCCGCGATGAGAACAGCCGGTTGCGGAAAGAAAATGAAGAACTTCGTGATGCAGTCCGCGAGATTCGCCCCGATGTGGTCCCGAGCCGGAGAAGCATCAATGCATCCAATCAGGCCCGCAATGACAAGGGCCAGTTTGTGAAGGAGGTATCTGAATGACTCGCAACGAGATACTTTTAGCGATCAGGCCGTACTTTGACATTGATGAACTCGTCTGTCCTCACACGCTTGCGAAGTGGGGACAGGCTTCTTGGCAATTCCTGGACACCGATTTCCTGCACTGCTTGCTGATTATCCGGCGGGACATCCTCCAGCGCCCCATGTGGTGCAACGGGAAGGGGAAGACCGAGCGTGGTCTCCGGTGCAATCGGTGTTCTGTCGTGCGTGGTAAGTCTGGCGTCTATCTTTCCGCTCACTGTCTTGGAAAGGCTGGTGATTTCGACATTACCGGAATGACTGCGGAGCAGGCGAGAATGAAGATCAAGGAAAAAGCGAGTCTCCTTCCGTGCAATGTTCGCGTCGAGGAAGGCGTCAGTTGGCTTCACTTTGATGTGTTGCCTCAGTATGGTGTGAAACAGAAGGTTTACGGATTCAGAGCATGAACTACTGGGTGATTACAAGTGATGAGAGGTGTTTCGGGCCATACGAAGATTATGCCGCCGCGTACGAATTCGCATCTGTCAATTTAGGTTTTGAAGGATGGACAATAGCCTGCACTTAGGGAAGCCGGGGAGAGGCATTAGTATTTTATTAGTGTTTATTTTATTGTGTTCGTTTCAGGCTCTCCCCGGTTGTTCCCCTGAGATCGCAGAAAAGATAAAGGTAGAGTATGTCTATCAAGATGTCCATCATCGTGATACGCTGATTACACGCGATTCTATTTACATCCGTGAATGGTTGAAAGGCGATACGGTCTATGTCGAGAAGTACAAGGACAGATATGTGTTCAGGGATAGATGGCGTGACAGCATAAGCATTCGCGAAGTCCATGATACAACTACTGTAGAGAAAAAGATCGAGCGTGAGTTGACAATCGGTCAGAAGATGAAGATTAACTCTTTCTGGTGGCTTCTTGCTGGTCTTATTCTAAGCCTTCTATGGATATTTAGAAAATACTGGTTGCCTATTCTAAAAATCATCAAATAATTTGAATAAGATAGATGTCGAAGTATCATAACAAACCCGTCGTCTATGACGGGATTAAGTTCATCTCTACTAAGGAAGGCAATTATTACTTGTATCTGAAACAGTTACAGGAGAACGGTGAGATATCCAATCTCCGTATGCAGGTGCCGTACGAAATTATTCCTGCCGTGTGGGGAGAACGGACCGTCCAGCTGAAGACGAAGACCAAGCAGGTCAAGTATTCTATTCAGAAGGCGACTCACTATCTTGCTGATTTTGTGTATGTTGAGACGAAAACAGGCAAGGAACATGTGGTTGATGTCAAAGGGAAAACGGCTCCATTGACTGAGGGATTTCGACTGAAATGGAAACTGATGCAGGCTGTTCATGGAATAACCGTCGAAATCGTTCGGATGTAACTGGTTCATTTTACAATAAATAACATTCTTAATTACCGCCAAGCAAATCGCTTATGGCGGTAATTTCATTATCGCCTTTCGATAAATTTGTGCAAACCAAAAGGAGAAAAAATGGAAGAATTTAGTTTTGATTTTTCAAGCGGACTTCTCTCTCCGGAGGAAGCCGAGAAGCTCTTTGATGAGACGAAACCTTTGCAGGAAATGAATGAAGAACCTGCGGAGGAAGAACAGGAACAGAAAGAAACGCCGACCGAGGAGAACGAAAGTTCTTCGGAGAAAGTAGGTCAGGAAGAGGAACACGAGGAAAATGCCATCAGTCCCCAGGGTGATGGTTCTTCTCCATCCATCTATTCTTCCATAGCCACTGCTCTGAAGAATGATGGCATCTTTCCCGAGTTCAGCGACGAAGAATTATCAGCGGTCACTACGCCGGAAGCATTCGGCGAACTCTTCGAAAAGGCCATTCAGTCAAAGATGGACGAGCGGCAGAGAAGGATTGACCAGGCTCTTGGAAACGGAATTGCCCCTGATACGGTGAAAATGTACGAGCAGACGCTCGCCTATCTCGGCTCCGTGAATGACGAAGCGATTTCCGACGAGGGCGAACAGGGAGAGAACCTGCGGAAGGAGCTTATCTTCAACGACCTTCTCAACCGTGGCTATTCGCAGGAAAAGGCAACGAAGGAAGTGGAGAAGTCCTTCAAGTCCGGAAGCGATATCGAGGATGCGAAAGATGCTCTGGAGGCTCTGCGTACCTTCTATCAGAATGGATATGACAAGATCCAGAAGGATGCGAAGGAACGGACCGAGAACATGAAGAAGGCTCGTCAGCAGGATGAGGCGAAATTCCGTAAGATGATTCTTGAAGATGACATTGTTCTTGGCGAAACCAAACTGGACAAGAAGACGCGACAGAGCGTTTTCGATGCTGTATCTAAACCGGTGTACAAGGACCCTGATACGGGTCAGTTGCTCACGCAGGTTCAGAAGTTCCAGAAGGAGAATCCGATGGAATTCCTCAAGCAGATCGGGATGTGGTTCGTCCTGACCAACGGCGGAAAGGATTTCAGCGGTCTGTCCAAACAGCAGGTAATCGCCGAGAAGAACAAGGGCATCCGTGAACTTGAAAGAAAGATTAACTCTTCGGCTTTCGATTCCGATGGTTCACTGAAGTACATGTCCGGCACGGGTATCAGCAATGAGAACCTGCTGGATGGTGGATGGAAAGTGGACATGGGATAGAAGCCGGAGGCCATTAGAAAAACTTTTGTTTAACCAAACTTTATAGCATTATGCCAGGACCCTTAACAAACGCTATGACTGGTATCACCGCTTGGCGCGGAACTGTTACGAAGGACAATCACCTTTATAACATCTTCCGTTCCAATCCTCAGATGGCCAGTGACATCATGGTTGTCCTCATGAGTCAGATGCAGCTTCCGACTCTCGACACCTATCTGTCCCGCGAGGTTCCCGTGCGTCAGTATGACGACGACTCCGATCTTTTCTGGAACATCGCGTCTAACTCCCGCCGGGCTATCCCGCTCGTCGAAGCCCGTCGTTGTGACGGCACCAAGGTCGATCCGAACATCAGCACTGACAATGTCGGCGTCGGCTTCGAACCTTTCTATCTCGTTTTCCAGACCGACTGGTTTGCTCTCGGCGAAGTCCTGTGGGGCAACTACAACGAGGATTATCCCGTTATCGTGAAGGAGGCTGGTCACGCCGAAGGCACCAACACCGTTTATCTTGTCGAGCCGTTCGGTGCTCACATGGCCAACGGTATTCCCGTCGAGCGTCTGCTTGCCGGTGAGCGCTTCAGCTGGGCTTACGCTCCTATCGAGAAGGATTTCTCCCGCAAGGTCGGTGATGTCCGCTTCTCCGCCCCCGTTTCCATGCGTCAGGGTTGGAGCCGCGTCCGTCTCCAGCACAAGATCGGTGGTCGTGAACTCGGTAAGCGTCTCGCCTGCCGCATCCCTATCACCAAGGAAGTCAACGGCAAGATTCAGCGCACCACTGTTGATCGCTGGATTTACAACGTGACTTGGGAAATCGAGAAGACCTGGGCCGAGTACAAGAACAACGCCCTCGATCGCGGTGTCTCCACCCGCTTCGAGAATGGCGAGATTTCCAACTTCGGTATCTCCGGTCTGCCCAATGAGCAGGGCTTCGGATTCCGCCAGCAGCAGGCTCAGGGTAACATAATGTATTACAACAAGTTCTCCATCGACCTCATGACGGATGCTCTGATGGGTCTTTCCGCTGGTCGTCTGGACTTTAAGAACCGCAAGTTCGTCGTTCGTACCGGTGAGCATGGTGCCGATCAGTTCTCCAAGGCTGCGAAGCGTGAGATGTCTGGCTGGATGCCTATCTATTCTGCTTCCGCCCCGTCCTACATCACCAAGGGCCCGGAGACCAACTTCACAAACGGCAACGCCGCTACCATCGCCGACCTTCAGGTCACGAAGTGGGTTTCTTCCAACGGTCTTGAGGTCACCATCATGATCGATTCCTCCAAGGATGACACCCAGACCAACAAGATCATGCACCCGCTGGGCGGTACCGCCGAGTCCTATCGTTACGACATCTTCTATGCCGGTGACGAGGACCAGCCGAATGTGCAGAAGTGCGTGGTGAAGGGCATGCCGGAACTTCGTGGTTATCAGTGGGGCCCGTTCGCCAATCCGTTCACCGGCGAGACGAACAACAACTTCGCTTCCTACGACGAGGATTCCGCGGTAGTCCATTACAAGGCTACGCTCGGTCTGATCATTCTCGATCCGACCCGTTGCGTCTCCCTCATCCCCGCTATCCTTCAGGCTTAATCTGTAACAATAGGAGAAGATAATTATGGAAAGAAAAACTGCAAAAGCTAAAGAAGAAATGAGCGAAGTCAAGGTCAATCCGCTACGGAACGAACGCATCTATGTCAGGTGGGTTCCGAAGGACAACGGGCTCGAGAAGAGCCATGTTGCCTACGGCTCCCGTGTTGACGGTGCGTATTCCGTGTTCGTGGTTCCCGTTCTCCGTTCCACCGGCAAGTACAAGAATGTGCTTACCGACGCGGAGAAGGATTTCCTTGAAGAAGCCCTTGGCCTTGACTACAACGCTCTGTCTGTCTACAAGAAGGAGAACAACTTCTGGGACGACTACAAGGTCCGCATTGACAATGCGAAGGAGGGCCTGCACTTGAACCTCGCCGATCCCGAGGACTACATCAAGTACAAGGTTCTTCTTGCCAACAGCGACCTTATCGCCCCTTCTGTTCAGGAGCGCATCGACAGACCTAAGAACACTTATCAGTTCGAATTGGTCCGTGAAAACGAGGAAGACTCCATCGAGACCGCCAAGATGGATGCGAAGATGCAGAGCTACAAGGAATTCATGAAAGTCGAGAACGACCTTGACACCATGCGTGTCCTCGTCGAACTTCTTGACGCCCGCCCTTACTCGCCAAACGAGAAGGCTGTGTTCCTCAAGTCCCGTATCAGTTCGCTCATCGAAAGCGACCCGAAGAAGTTCCTCGCCCAGATTACCGATCCTCTCCTTCACGCCAAGGTCCTCATCCGTCGCGGTACGGAAATCGGCGTTCTTTCAAAGCGTGGCGACCACTACTATTTGAAGTCCGACAATTCCCCGCTGTGCGATATGGGTGAAGACCCGACGCTGTCCATCGCCGCCAAGTATCTTAACCTTCCGTCCCATCAGGATATCAAGTTCATCCTCGAGAGCGAGGTCGGAAAGAACCGTAATGCCAAATGAAGAACTGCGAAGAATGGGAGAACGGGTTTGACCTGTTGTACCAGAACATAACCAGCAATCAGGCTCCCGGTCATAACTCCTATGAAAAGAGTGTTTTTCTTACCGAAGCCGAGTTCGCTGTCGTCATTGGTCTGTACAACGGAAGCATCAAGCATTCTTTCGAGGAGACCGAGGAATTGACGAGCTATCTCGCCAACCTTGTTTGCCAGGAGGATTGCTGCGAGGCATCAGACGCTCCCGGGATCGTGGATAATTCAAAGGTGTACGAACTGCCCGAAGACCTTCTGTTCATTACGCTCGAGATGTGTAAGATATCCGTGGACGGCTGTGGCGAGAAATCGGCGATTGTGACCCCGGTGACACAGGATGAATTCTGGCGTACATACCGCAACCCGTTCAGGAAGCAGAATACCGAAAAGGTTCTCCGTCTTGCCTACGGTGCATCCGATGCAATTGGAAGCAGCCTGTATTCTTCCCGATACTCCGAACTCGTCAGCGACTACGAGATCGGGAAGTATACGGTGCGGTACATCAAGAAACCCGAACCAATCATCCTGTGTGACTTGGAAGACGGACTCACCATCGAAGGCGAAAGCGAGGCCAAGACTTGCAAGCTCAACGAGCATCTCCATCAGGCGATTCTCGAGGAGGCTGTCAGAAGGGCCAAGGCAGTTTGGCTTTCCTAACTAATCGAAACCAATAAATAACTCATAAGCTTATGGCAAATTTCAACACTTACCAGACTCGCAACCTTTATGTTGTGAAGAGCTTCCTCGAGAGCGGGGAGCCTGATGCCGCCGGTGAGCTGGCGATGGGCACTGCTGCTACCGGCGAGGTTTTCTTCAAGTACTTCAACGGCGACGGTCAGCTCACTCGCACGGATATCATCTATCCGAAGAACATCGTCAGCTTGAAGAACACTGCCGCTGCGGACATGGACATCAAGCTGAAGAAGCATACGCTTGCCATCGATACCAACAAGGTCACCCTTGCGAATCTCATTGGCAAGACCCTGTCCTGCATCATCACCTTCCATCAGGTCGGCTCCTACGACATGAACGACACCTATCGTGTTGTTGCCACTGTCGTTGGTAACGCTACCAACACCGCCAATGCTGCCGCCTTCCATAAGGCTCTGGCTGAGGCTATCGCCCTTGTCCTGCCGAAGCGAGACTTCCCGATTGCCCGCGTGTTCAGCAACGGCTCTGAAGTCACTCCGGCTATCGCCAAGGCTGGTACCGCCACCGGTGCTGCCGCCGGTGTCGTCCTTGTGGAGACTCCGCAGAAGTATCGTCGTGGCCTGAAGAGCAACGAGCAGTATCCGTTCTCCGTGGCTTTCGTCATGCATGACGCCAATCTCGACGATATCGCTTGGGGTACCGACACCGTTGCCGACAGTGACGTTTCCGGCTACACTGTCATCCCCAGCGTCTATGGCATCGCCGATCTCGAGGCGTTTACCATGGGCGAGCGTGGCGATGACAAGCGCAGCTATGCCTATCCGATGAATTATGAGCCGACTCCGCTCGTGGACCTGTCCAAGTCCTATGACCTGGTTTCCGTCGAGTATTTCTGGCAGGGTTCCGCCGAGAACGTCCAGAAGAGCCCGCGCATGATTCAGTTCGCTTGCGAGGTCTCCGGTTCCGGTTCCCAGGCAACTAGCGAAGCCGAAGACATCTACGATGCCCTCGCCGCTGCTATGGCTGGTGTTGCCGGTTCTTCTGCGACTCCCGTTTAGGCTGAATCGCAAAGTTGAATTTGGGGCGGGAGGATAATCTCGCCCCAGTTTATTTGGAAGAGATGATACTCGTAGTCATACCGTATCTCGCCAAGGATGCACAGGGTACGGAACTGGAACTCGCGGTCACTGGGTGGAGAAAGCATTTCAAGGAAGAGTTTCATATCGTCATTGTCGGCGACTATCATCCGATAGTTGATACTGGAGGTGAGATATCGTTCATCAAATGTCCGAGAGTCAAATGGCCCGGCAAGGGAAATTACTGGGCGCACATCGACCATGTGAACAAATTCAGGACGGTATTCAATGCTTACCCTAAATCCGAGGGATTCATCTACACCTGCGACGATATCTATGCCGTCAGGGACTTCACGCTGGAAGACGTGAAAAAGCCGAAGGCTAGGAAGATGCAGATAGAAGGCTCGTTCACGTCGGCGAACGCCTGGGTAGTGGACAACTATCGCACGAAGAAGATCCTGATGAAAAACAGGCTTCCCACCATCAACTGGGTGTGTCATCTTCCCGTCTGGTACGATTGGGATAAACTGTTCGCCATCTATGACAAGTATGAATGTGATGAGAAATCCCGTGTCGTGGAACAGTTGTATTTCAATACATATTATGCTGATTCTGAATACGTTGTGATTGAGGAAGAACCGAACGATTATCAGTATAAGGTATGGGAGAGGAAGTTGGACGTGGATGAATTCAAGAATGCGATAGGTAAGAAGATGTGGATATCCAATTCGGTCAAGGGATGGAATTCCGAGATGGAACGGATATTGAGAGAACACTACGGGCTTTAACAGACTTGGTTATCCTTTGTAAGTAAAGGGGTTTGGATTGGAATCCAAGCTCCTTTTCTTTTTACATTTGGACAAATAAATGTGTTATGGTTACTTTCAACGAGCTGCGAATATCCGATGATTACAGTTGTCTTCTGATTGACTGCGAGATAGAACGTGTCGATATCTATAAGAACATGTATATCAAGTCGGTATATCTCGAGTATTATAAAAATGCGAATGCCGCTTCCATGCCGTCCAGCAAGGCAGTCTGCATATACGAGAACACGAACGACGACAACAAGGTCAGGGCTGTCCGTCTTTCTGTCGCAGAGTCCGCTCTCGGTAGGATGAATATGGGAACGTCCACTTTCAGGAATGGTCTGTTCTATGTCATTGTCAACTGCGACGGTACTCTTCCCCATTCCATTCCTAACTATCCTTGCGGATACGATGATCAGGTGAAGATTGGCGCCATTCTCGATTGGAAGGCGTTCTATAATACGGGGATGTCCTATGTGAACTCTCTGTTCAATGGCTGTAATCCCTGCCCGGATCTTACGGGCTTCGAACACTTCGCCATTCTCTGGGAGGCACTGAAGATGGCTCTGTCCACTTGTGACTGGAACCTCGTTTCCGACCTTTGGAACAAGTTCCTTCTTTCTCCGGACAACCCGTTTGTGCCGACAAGCGCTCGTCCTTCTGGTTGCGGTTGTAGATAGTTGAACTATGTTACAGGTAATTGACGAGGGCAGAGCCCTTGATACGACAACCAAATACTTCGATATCCTGAAGAACACTGGTTACATTAAGCCGGGAATGATGTCCCGCTTCATGCTTTACCTGTTCCTCGTCGATTTCGTTGATAGCACGCACCGGTTCTTCTCCGAGGAGGATTACAATGCCGTAGACAACGCGCTGCGTAAACTGTTCTCTAATGGCGGATGCCTGCTTCCTTATTCCGTGTTCTGCACGAACAAGGTTACGATTGGTCGCAACGAGTACATGGGCGTACTGAAGAACAGGATTACGGAGGACTATGCTGTGGACGAGAATGGTAATGCCATTCCGAATAAGGACAGGTACACGCAGGATGACTATATAAGAGTAATTTAGTATGGCTACATTTGGAGAAATAGTCTATTCTGTCCTTGACTTGCTCAAGGAAAAGACAGATGACGCTCACTTCACCGAGGAGCATGCCATCTTCTTTGCATCGCATATCCGGAACTTGCTACTCGAGCGTAAGTACAAGAATTCTCGCAACCAGACATTCACACCAATGTCCGACGAGAATCTTCAGGACATCTGTCTTACGCTTGAGCCGACAGAGATGCTGCCTTCTGGATGTACTGGGCTCTGGCTTCATTCCATTGAGGAAATCCCGGATACAATCAATGTGTCCAACACGACGCTTTCCACTATCAGCGATATGATTCAGTCTACCGTGACCTTTATTCCGCCGGAAAGAATGCCGTATGTCGGATATAACAAGTGGCTGAAGAATATCATCTATGCCGCAAAGAGCAATGACGGGCACCTTTACATAACCGGCAATCATCCGCAGTTCATGTATCTGGAGAAGGTCAGGATGACTACCGTGTTTTCCGACCCGAGGAAGGCGGCTGAGTTGTCTTGTGATGGTGACGGAAGCGGCAAGTGCAATATCCTTGAGATGAAGTTTCCGCTTGAGAGTGCGCTCATTCCTTCCTGCGTCGAACTCACCGTTCAGGAGATGATGGGTTCCAGATATGCACCGGAAGATAAGCAGAACGATGCAAAGGACGGATTGGCTGACGCTGCTGTAACGCCGCAGAGACACCCGAGACCTGTCGAGAACAGCACATATAAACCGAGACAGGAGGCTGAAGAATGAAACTGGCATTCAGCGGGCAGGCAAGATATCCTGACATGACCGATGGCTATGAGCTGTATGTCAGAAGGACGAGAAAGAATGAGCCGGTAGACCTACATACATATACGGCTATCGTCAAGGAATATTGCAGTCTGCTTGCTGAAGATTTGAAAAAGGAAGGCGCAGTAGACCTTCCGTGCGGATTTGGAACGGTTGCAGCGGTGACGATACGAAGGAGACCACGATTTATGGGAAAGAAATTTATCGGTTATGGAAGTTACAACTGGGAGAAAGGACATTACGATGGGGAGCCCAATGCATTCGGTCTTGCCTTCCTTCCGAAAAGAGACAAGACGCAGAACCTGAGGTGCTATGGATTCGTGGCAAACAGGAAGCTGTTCAAGAAGATGAAGGAACTGTATCAGTCTTATGACTGTCCGTGGGTTCCAATGGAATATGGAAATGAAATGATATGAACCAGACTACAAACATACGAAGGATTCTCGACAGGGTGATGCGTCATCCGATGATGCGGGACATCCCCTTCGAGACCGCAGTCGAATACGCCGTAGATTTCATCGAGCTGATGGGAACTCCGGCACTGTATGACGAGAAGACGGCAATTGTTGATATCCATAACTGGCGCGGTCAGTTACCCTGTGATTTCGTTGAGATGATCCAGGTAAGAATGGCTGGTCGTCAGCACGCAAAACGCTGGCTCGACTGTTGCCGAAAGCCCGGATTCTTCGGTCCGGTCTATCGCTATTCCGGTCATTCGTTCCATATGTCCGATATCAAGCCGGATGCTTTGCTCACGGGTGAACTCACTTATAAGACGCAGGGAATGGTCATCTTCACCTCCACGAAGGATGTTGATGTCGAAGTTGCATATCGCGGTTTCGCTGTTGACGAGGAGGGCTATCCGCTTCTTCCCGACAACGCGTCTTTCCTTCGCGGACTTGAGAACTACATTAAACTACAGTGGTTCACTATCCAGTTCGATATGGGGAAGATATCGCAGCAGGTATTTGCCAATGCGCAGCAGGAGTATTGCTGGTCTGTGGGTGATGCTCAGAACGAATTCTCCCGTCTCGATCTCGACAAGGCGGAAACGCTGTTCAATTCGTTCAAGACCTTGCTTCCGAGAAACAACCAGCACTGGAAGGCGTTCTTCGACAATGGTGCGAAGGAATACTGGAAAAGACATTAGGATATGAAACAGAAGGCATTCGTCTTACAGAACAAAGGCATGAACCGCGACCTGTCCATTTCAAAGGCAGGCGAATCTTCTGCATACGAGAATCATAACATCCGCATCATTGCCCGCGATCACGACACTCTTCTGTCCGTGACCAACGAACGAGGAACCAAGGAGATTCCGCTTCCGGAACTTCCTGGTAAGGTTGTCGGCTGGAATGTTCTGAAGAATCACATCATCCTTTTCCTTCACGACGATGCAGTGAAAACGAATACTGGCGAATAAAAGATTAGACATATGTCCATTGCAAGCATACGGTTATCAAAATACAGCGTCGTTGTCAACAAGAATGAACAGGTCCAGATCAAGGCCGAAGTAATTACTGATACCGGCGCTGTAGACAAGAGTGTCGTCGAGGTCATAGTCGAAGACAAGGATGTCGTTCGCTATGTTGGCGGTTCCGTAGCCAAGTATAAGGATTACTATGATACGGTTATAACTATCAAAGGTGTATCCGCCGGTTCTACTACTGTTCGTGTCTATTCGGTTGTAGATCGCAGTAAATATGCGATATTGAATGTCAATGTCGTTGCCAATGACGAGGTTCCTGGAGAAAACTATCACATCCCTTATACTATCTTTCTTGCGCCGGAAGAAGTAACGGTTCAGAAGAACCAGCTGTTCTGCGTCCGCGCAAGGGGTATGGGTGGCGATTACAAGAGCGAACTCGTCAAGTCACAGAACTATCGTGGTCGTTGGGAATTCGTTCCTGACGAGCAGTCCGTAAATAAACTCACGCTTGAATACAAGCAGGAGTTTGGAGGAACGAATACGATAACATGGTTCAAGGCTCACTCTGCCGGTACATATCATATAAAGGTCTACAATCCTACATACCCGGAATTCGGCATCGCAACCTGCACCGTCCATGTCGTCAATCAGAAAACAGAAGATGAAGGTCTTCGGCTTGTTTGTGGAAATGACAGCATCGAGTTCTATTATAACGACGATATTTCGATTTACGAATCTACAGCAATAAGGAAGAATCCGTTCAAGACGAGTTTAGTCGTTTACGACAATGATGAATTCGAACAGATTGAAGACCATACGACGGATATAGGATGGATTATTCCTGAGACAAGAGTCGTATCCTTTATCAATTCAGAGAAAGACTTTGTCCGCATAGCCCGCGGCTATGATTACGGTATCGTCCCGGTTACCTTCTACCTCAAGTCCAATCCGTATATCTATTATCCAGTCTGGGTTGAGGTACTTGGTGGGCATTACGAAAAGTATATCTCGCCAGTGACTCCAGAGCCAACGGATGTCGTCGAGATAGAGCTTTCGGAGAATGTCAAGGTTGTCCAGAAGGGCGGAGCAGATGGAGTTGTTCTTGCTTTCGGAAAGAATTCCAATGGCGATGTTGGCGGGCGCATCAAAGTTCAGAGACTTGATGGAACGACCACCGCGAATGTCTCCGTTTTCAGCGATACAACCGAGAACGGAAAGTATCGTATATACATCCGCGCAAATGCCGATGTTCCGGACGGCGTCATATACTACAATGTCTATTGTGAGGAATTCCCGAACGTAACGAGACTTCTGACCGTTCACGTCGTTGAAGACCCGACGGATTATCTCGTGCCCATCAATAAGGCTGTTACCGGAATCAAGCTTGACAGGAATACGCTCAGTCTCGGCGTCGGAGCCAAGGCGCATCTTAGTTACACCATTTATCCGAATGGCGCATATATTCAGGATGTCTCTTGGTCGAGTTCGAATTCCGATATCGTTGCTGTTGACCAGAATGGCAATGTCGTCGGCGTTGGCAAAGGCAATGCTCTTGTTACTGTAACTACGGTAGACGGTGGATATACAGACACCTGTCAGGTTTCTGTCGGAGGTTACATCCAGGTGACCAATCTTTCGGTTTCTCCGAAGAGCCTCAACCTTGTAAAGAATACTTCCGCAAAACTGACGGCAAGTATCACTCCGAGCAATGCTACCGACAAGACCGTGACTTGGACAAGTCAGGACTCGTCTATAGCGACTGTCGATGCGAGTGGTAATGTCACCGGTATCAGAGCCGGGTACACTACCATTACCGCGTCTGTTGACGGCGGTGTCATAAAGGATGTTGTAACCGTTGCTGTATTTGACGACGAGTCTGATATCCCGTCAGCCGATCCGAATCACCCCGAATTGAATGTCAGGTCGATAAGTCTGTCGAGCAGCAATGTCAGAATGCAGGTCGGAACCTCCAGTAATCTTGTGGCTACCGTCACTTACGAGGATGGCCATCGGACTATTGCCGCCGAAATGTCCTTGTGGTCCTCGTCCGATACGAGCATTGTATCTGTCGGCGAAGATGGCCACATCCAGGCGCTTGCCGTTGGCGTTGCTGTCATTACTGTCCGCGCGAAGGATAATCCTACCGTTAATGCCAGATGCACCGTCACTGTCGTAAACAGCGGTTCCGATATCGATCAAGATACGGAAGAGAAAGAATCTGTTGACTATATCTACAGGATAGATTACGATGGCGACTCTTTCAAGTCTGATATGCTTTTCTCCGGAAATCTCGGGTTCTCGCTTGACCATCCGATAGAGTCCGTTGTCTATTACGAGACTGAAGACATCCAGAAGATATACTGGGTGGACGGCATCCATCCGCTTCGTTTCATGAATTTCATGGCTGAATCAGGATCTGAAGAAAGAGTAAGGTGGGCAGATGGTACTTACTTCGATTCAAATAGAAGCGTCAATTTTGGCGTTGAGGTAGATGTATCGAAGAGCAATTCCGGAAATACAAGAGCGAATGGCGTTGTCCAGTATCTCATGACCTACTATAACAAGCATGGTCAGGAGTCCGGATATGTTTGGATTTCCGATTTGATTTATCTATCGCCAGTTAACACCGGTGGTTCCGCTGACGGCACGAACATGAACGCTGTCACGCTCCGTCTTTCCAATCTTGATACAAGGTTCGATCACTTCCGGATTTATTCTGTATTCCGTAGTGCGCTTGACGGGAAGACGGTATCGTATATCGTATTTGATGGGACGACGAACGTGGGCGAGGTTATTGTCATTGATGACAATTCTCATCTTGTGTCTATAGACTCTTCGCGTCTTCTCTATCTTGGAAGCCAGTTTGTAAGGGCTTCTACACTGACACACAAAGATCAGACGCTGTTCCTTGGCGATATTCAGTCTGTAGGAAAAGAATATTACAACGATCTTGAGACAATCATAAAGGCGACGATGTTCTCCGATGTCGAGAAGGGATTTGCGAATGATTGTATCCGATTCGTGTATTCCGACGGTAGCACTAATAAGCCAGACATTCCATATGATTCCGGAGAAAACTATGTCTACAATAGCCAGCTGGTAGATTCATCGTCCAAGATTACAACATTCAAGGGCGGTGAAAAATATCGTTTTGGTTTAAGCTTTAGGCGCGGCGACGGAACGATGACCGAAGCCTTCTGGATTGGCGACAAGGTAAACGATAAGTATCCTGTCATAGATGGGAACAAGATTCATCGTGTGGTTGTCGAGTGTTCGCTCCCGGCACAGCTGGTTTCTTTCATTAAAGAAATTGGCTTTACTACGGCAAATCTTATGATTGCTGAAGCTACGAATGCTGACAGATCCGTAAAGGCGCAGGGCATCATCAACCCTACGGTTTTCAATGTTTGGGACAGGTTTAAGAATCGCACCTACTCCTCGTCTTCTTGGATAAGTCGCCCGAGGCAGTCTGATTATGCTTGGAAGCATTTCCAGCCAATCAATAAGTCTACCGTGTCTACCGGCGAGATTCAGTGTAACTACTGGACTACTGATGAGGATCCGAATCCATATTATCGTATAAAAAATTATGGCTCTGACAATTCTTCGTATGACGAGGTTTTTGACAGTGGGCTTGATTTCGATTATTTCGTTATACTATATAAGATCGCAACGCGAGGTGCGGTATACCAAAATTATGGGAGTTTTATTCTTGTTACTGCAAAATTAATCTCCTTTACGCCCGAGGCGATTAGCGAATTAAACAATTACGATTTTTATTCGCAGCAATTCGTGCTTGCGTTACAGGAACTTGCTTCTGAAATTTTGCGATGGTCTCCTCTTGGAATTCAAAAGGACATATCGAGAACATATACTGTTCCTTCTGGTAATTTCGCAATTACAATTTATACAACAACTTGCGATTATGGGAAATATCGTGGAAATGATACAAAGAATCATCTCCATAATTGTATCGCTTCCAAGTTGCTTGAATATTCTATTCCATCTCAGTATATAGTTCCGCTTGATCAAGATGGTCTTTTCTATCAGTGGTGCGTTGCAACGCACGACAATATGGAAACTGACTATTTTTTCCAATATAATACCGGTCTTGTCGCTAATGCTGATTCTAGGGCTGCTCTTAATATCAAGCGCGGACAGACTGATAGATGGTACTCTGTGTCAGATGTTGATGTTTCTTCTTCGCCGGATTATGCTCCTTCATATTATAAGAAGCATTTGATGTTCATCGACGAGAATACAATCACGCTTAACTCGCCCGAATTTGACCATGAGGCGATGCTTCTTGATAACGCCGATAAGTACAAGCTTCGTATAGTTGGCGTGGCTAAAATATCTAGCGTAATATCTGATTACACCGTTGATGCTTCTCCCGGTAAATTGGCTGGCGAAAACCTTGTTAATCAGAAATTCGGTGCTCCGAACGGAATTCTTTCTTGGCCACTGTGGAGGGAATATGGTATTACCGAGCGAAATGAATCCGATGATGCTCCCGAGTTCCATCATTCTACAAAGAACAGGCGGCTTTGGGATTCCATTGATTATATCCGCGATGGAAGCATTCGTCGTTATTGGTTACACATGTGGCACCATCCTGGAAGTATTACGACGTTTGTTTCCAATGATCAGAATCAGGATGGAAGTTTCACTCAGGTTGATGAGACATATTCTGAGCTTCATTCCAAGACATTTGCCAACTTAAAGTATTCTAATGTCACATGGTATAATAACCTCAATGTGACGAACAATACTTATGACCTGGAGTCCGTTAGGCTTTTCAATTATACTTCAAGCCAGTATGTTGGTCTTAAGGTCGGTGGTGAGACGAGATATTATGACGGCGTTGTGAACGAATCGCTTTCGATGCCGTCCAAGCTTCGTTATCCGATACTTTATTCTTCTGGCTCATTCGCTACCGCTGATGATCAGGATTTTATCATTGTTGATGATAATCAGGAGAATACGATGTTCTCCGACATCCCTGTTCAGATAACTTATTCGTCAAGTCCGCATCTTGTCATGAGCCTTCCGACGAATATTCTGAATGGATATGTCCAGACAATCTTGCCCCGTTTTTCAAGTCATGTGAATGAATCCGTAATACTGCCTACTCGTACTTCTGATATTACTGGCTGTGTTCTTCCTTGGGCGAAGAAGAGCGAAGATGCGTTTTATCCTTTCAAGGATTATTCCGTTAACCAGGGGACATTTGCGCTTTCTGGTAATCCTATCACGAATACGGCGAGAACGATTGGTGAAGACGATAGTTATCTGTACATCGGGGAAATATATTACCCGTTCGATGATGACACCAGATACGGAGGGACGACGGAGTCTGCTGTTCAGAACAATCGCTTTATCATAGCCGGTCCTCAACATCTTGTATCCGATATGACCGCCGATGGCATCAGCGATATCTTGATTGGAAACCAGGGTGATACTTATTTCCAGAGATGGGACTGTCTGAAAACAAAGCCGTATTCTACCGGTGCTGTTAACAATGTCGTCGACATCACATCTGTTATGATCGAGACACATGTGAACATTGACGGAAGAACTGACTTGCAGCGTGGCGTGAGTCATTTGGCGTCCATTGATGCCGAGAAGTTCGGGCAGATTAATCCGGTCTATTCCCAGCACAATAATTTCATTGTGCAGCGGGATCTGGATTCTGATTTCAATCTCGATTCTTATCGCTCTTCCATTACATGGTCGCTTGAAAAGCACGACTCTGAAGACATTGACGAATGGTCTCATGTCACACTCGCAAGCACGCTGAAACTTGATGGTGATAAAGGTGTTTGTCGGGCTCTTCGTAGAATGGGCAATAGTATAATCGCTTTCCAGGATCGCGGCATATCCGAGATTCTGTTCAACTCCAGAACCCAGCTTTCCACGCAGGATGGAGTTCCTGTTGAGATTGCGAACTCTGGCAAGGTTGACGGCAAGCGTTATATCACGAACAAGTACGGCTGCGTGAACAAGTGGTCTATCATCGAAGGCAAGAATGCATTGTATTTCGTTGATAATATCAACAAGGCATTCTGCTCATTCAATGGTCAGGCTATTGACAATCTTTCCACGCGTCTCGGGTTTGGTGCTTGGTTCCGCGAGATAAACAATATTGAGCCTTGGGCTCCGAGTACATTCAATAATATTGTATCGTATTACGATAAGGTTCACTCGGATATCTATCTTGTCCGCAAGAATGACGACAAGCCTTGTCTCGTTTACAATGAAACGCTCGGTGCATTCACCAGTTTCTTCGATTATCGAGAGGTCCCGATGATCACGAATGTCGAAGACCGACTCGTGTCGTTCCGGGACAATAAACTCTGGCTTCAGAACGAGGGCTTATATTGTAACTTCTTCGGGAAGCAGTACGATTACTGGACACAGTATCGCGTCACTCCTGATCCGTTCGGTGACAAGATTTGGACGAACATTGATTACAGGGCAGACTTCTTCGAAGTGCTTGACGACAATGCCGAGCCCATTGTTTCCGAAACCGAACTCATCAATGGAGATATTGACGATACTTACAAGGAATGGGAAACATTTACGGACTTCAAGGTCTGGGACGAATATCAGGATACCGGCTTTACTCTGTTTGCTCACGAACAGTTTAATCGTGATGATGTTCGAAAGAAGTTCCGCATCTGGAGACTGGTTATCCCGAGAGCTCTGAAGGAAGGAACGAACAAGCATGGTATGGACCGAATTCGTAATCCTTGGATTAACCTGCTTTTCCGCAAGAACGATGTTGACGGTAAGTACCTGATGCAGTTACATGATATAGTTGTTAAATATTTTGAATAATGGCAACTTGGTGGGATAATATGTACAATCAGTCTTTTGTCGGGTCGTATCAAGACGCGGCAAGAAGGCGAGCGCAATTAGCCGAGGCTTATGCCGCCAATGATAATGATTCTTGGTATGGGCGTGAAGACCAATATAATGCCGAGGATTCTGCCCTTCGTGCTCAGCAGGGTCAAGCTGTTGCCGGTGGCATTATCACTGGTTTGACCGGCGCAACTACCCTCCTGTCCAATGCATTCAAGGATGCACAGATTCGTGACACCACGATGCAGGAGAATCAGATTGCTGATCTCCGTAATGCCGGTAATGTCAATTATAACAACTATGACCAGCTTGCGAATGACTATGCTCAGACCAATTTCAATCCGCAGTTCAACTATCAGGATATCCGCGGAATGACTACTGGACAGCAGGTTGGTTCTGTTGCCACTTCCACGCTTTCCGGAGCAATGACTGGATTGCAAATTGGTGGACCTTGGGGTGCGTTGGCGGGTGGTGTGATTGGTCTTGGAACTGGTCTTGGCGGAGTATTGACTGGAAACGCCGCCGCAAAGACAAGGCAGGAGACATTGCAGATTGATGCAGACTTTGCTGCTGATGCTTCACGACAGAACTTTGCAGCAGCTCACGAACGGATTGGAGACAATATCCATAGACAAAATGCCGTTAATGCTGTCGCCAAAGGCGGTCCTATCAGAAGACAGCAGAGCATCAAGGAATATGCAGACAAGGTTCTTGGGCAGAAGGCGATTCAGAGAGAGAAAAGGCCTTCCAATGTACAGCGAATAATGACAAATGGTGGATGTGTTTATCGAGTAAAAGTTAAATAAGATATGTCGAAGTTTGATACCCATGGCGGATATTTTGCGCCGAAAGATTATCTGAGAGTCAACGAAGGTGGTTCCCACGAGGAGAACCCCAACGGTGGCGTTCAGATTGGAGTCGATCCTGAAGGCAATCCGAATCTCCTTGAAGAAGGCGAACCGGTGTACAAGGACTATGTTTACTCCGATAACATTGAAGCCGAAGAACAGTTTCTTGTTGATAACAATCTTCCGAAGAAATATGCCGGTAAGCTGTATTCCAAGATAGCTGATGATTTGTTCTCCGAAGCAGAGGAGAGACCGCTTGATCCGATTTCACGAAACGGTCTCGAGGCTCTCCTCGGAAGACTTGCCGACGCTCAGGAAGGACAGAAGCAGGCGAAAGAGCAGAGAGAACTTGAAGATGAGCTCGCTCAGCTTTCTCCTGAAGAACTTGAGCAGTTGGAGGCAATGCTTGCACAGACATCCGGCACAGATCAGGATGGTGGTGCCGCAGGACTTCCTGTTTCAGAAATTGTCCCCGAAGAACAGATGACTGGGCCCGCTGAGCCTATGCCTGCCGAAGAAATGCCAATGATGGATAATGGTGGATTTCTCCGTACTTTTGCTTCCGGTGGTCCTAAGAAAAATATGGAAGATGATGTCGAGTCCATTCTAGCATCTCTTGCGGAATCAAATGCTGCCCGCGCACAATATGATGCTGCTAGGCAGACGCTTCAGCGAGCTCAAGGAGATTTGTGGAGAAGAAAAGCTGGAGACTATTTATTCCGCAGGAACGGAAGAATACTAAATTCTGCGATTAATGCACAGGAAAAAAACCTGTTGCAGCAGTATCAGGAATTTGCTGAAAATGAAGGTGGAATATATAGCGATCCTAATTCTCCATATTCCAAGCGTATGGCGACTGCTATACGCCAGACGGCTAAGGGCTTGCGGGATTTACGCGAAGAAAAAGACAAGACAGATGCCCGTATCGCTGTGGAAGAAAGAAAAGTATCCGACGCAGAGAAATCTCTCAGTAATGCTTATCTGAGATATCAAGGAAAGACCGGCGGATTCCCGTCATTGATTGTTCCTCCCCAAGTGCCTACGCCAAGTATTATTGTCGATGAAGTTGTCGCTCAGCCGGATTCTTCTCAAATTGTACAGGCTCCTATCGCTCCCGCTGCTCCCATAGTGACTACGCCTAAGGTTCAGGCGGAAGACTTTAGTGTTGAAGAAATAGATTTCGGCCCGTTCCTGAAGTATGGCGGTGAAATCAATCGTTTTGATGAAGGCGGATTCGAAAGGTTGATGAACGCTCTTCGTCGTTATGACAGAAGCACAAGGCGTGGTGGTATTGCCGGAACATATGCAATCGACAGGAATTTCCCGCTTGGCACAGAATTCAAGACTATTGAAGACCTTGAGAATAGCGAAGCGTATAGAAAGTTCACGGATTATGTCGTTGACCATTATCAGGACCCCGAAGTTCAGGCTTATTTGAGACTTCTTGACGAGAGAACCCATGCCGGCGTCCAGAAGTTGTTTAATGGCAACGCGCTTCGTCCTGACTGGGAACAGATGTATCGTCGCAGAAGAGGAGACCACCTTGGCGGTATTTATCATTTCAGTACGAATGTAGACAATCTCGCGAGACAAGTTGCTCCGACACAAGCTCAGCAGCCCGTAGCCTCATTGCCTCGTGTTATCGGTCCCTTGTTCGATTTCGCAACCGGCACCGCTTACTCTCCGGAAGGGGCTAATCTCGGAATGCCTGATTTCAAATTGCATGTCCCACAAAGCGCACTTGAGGCTGACACGAGATTTCGTATTAGTCGCGGAGATACTCGTCCCTTCAATGAAGTGTATGAAAATACGCTGGTCGATTTCGGCAGGAACCCCACAAATACTGGTAATGAAGTCGCTGGCGATATGATGGATGAACGCAATGTTAATCTTCTTCCCACTTGGCCTCGCTATGCTGGAGCAATCGGTTCCGGTCTTCTTGGTTTGTATAATGCTTTTCAGCAACCGGACAGATATACCGCTCCGCATATCAATCCCCAGTTGCCGGAAGGAAGAATCAACCTTCAGAATCAGGTTTATAATCCGATTGACCAGAACATGATTGCGAACGCCCAGATTGCGCAGGGCAATGCAACGAATCGTGCTCTTCGTAATTCCGGCATAGGCCCTTCTACTGGAGCCGCTATTCTTGCCGCAGATAACAATCTTACCGGTAATCTTGGTACGGGGTTCATTCAGGCGTGGGATGCGAATAACCAGAGACGGAATGCAGTTATCGCCGCCAATAATCAGGCGGAAGCACAGAGGGCTCAATTTGATTATACCGTTGATGCGGCGAGAAAAGACGCCATTAACAGACTTGCTCCGTACAATGCGCAGAACGATTTGATGGTTCAAAGATTGAACAATCAGGCTGAGGCTGAGAAATATCAAGCAATCAGCAATCAGATTAGCAATGGATTGCAGGCGTTGTCCGGGATCGGTCAGGAGAATTTCGCAATGAATCAGATAAATACGAATCCTGCTTATCTTGGTTATCGTGTCGGTCCAAACGGTGCCATGTTCTATAATCCTAATACCGGTAAATGGGAAAAAGTTAAGAGTTAAGATATGCCAAAGTTTTTAGTTACAAGCGGCTCGTATTTCCAGCCGTTTACATACGATGAGTTGTCAAAGCCCATTATGCAGACCGTCGAGGCGCATAATGCGGCACAGGATTCTTATGACACCTTGATGACTGAAACGGAGGCTCTCCGTCAGTACATTATGCACGAACCAGAGGATTCCGAGGCAAGGCGCTTGTATGATTCTTATTCTACGAAGCTTGCTAACCTTCAGAATAATCTTTGGGAGCGCGGTTACAACGCTGGCACGCGTCGGGATCTTGCTCTTGCTCGCGCTGGTTATTCGAGTGATATTACGCGTCTCGGGACCGCAATCAAGGCTCGTCAAGATAGAAGTAGTGAATACTGGAAGACGAAACACGAACATCCCGACATGGTAATGGGTTCAGATCCTGGCCTTGAGCTTCTTGACAGATATTTGGAAAATGACAGATTCGGTCAGGATTATTATTCTTATAGCGGCGAGCAGTTCATGAATGAAGTCGCGGCTGACGCAAAGGCGAGGGCGCAGGAATTGCTTTCAAATCCGGAAGTCCTCGACAAGTATCCCGAACTCGCGGGATACATCCCTGTTTTGCAGAAGAATGGATTTACAAGCGCACAAGTTGAAGCAGCTGCCGGTCTTGCCGTTGGCGACAATACTATTTACTCTGCGCTTGGGACCGACGAGGATAGGATGGGCGCGACAATTCTCGCTTCTATCCTTCAGTCCCATCTTGATTCTACTGGGGCGGCTGGCAATGTTTCTCAAGACGAATTCAACCGCCTCGTCAAATACGGGAAGGCTGGTCTTTCTCAGGCGATTGGGAAGAGCGACGTCGAATTCATGAAGGACAATGAATATGCCTATAATCAGGAGATTCGAGCCGCGAGAGCGAAAGCGAATATTGATCTCGATACTTATCGTCAGAAGAAACAGATTGATGCCCAGGCTGACGCGGAGGCGGAGGCAAGAAAGGCTGCCCGCGAACAACTTCGCCAGGAAGGAATGTATAATACCGGCGAAACAATCACGATGGAATCTCCTGTCTATAATGACTGGATTAAGTCAACACGTTCTGAAGCAAAGGGTTATAAGGATGGTCAGACAAGGACGATAGTTTTACCGGGAACGGGTCGTTCGGCTACTGTGGCCAATGAGTATGAAATGGCCACCCAAATGTACGAAACGAAAATGAGAGCGCAGATTCGTCATGGCTATGGCGGTTTCGACATCGCCATTGATCCAAAGAAAAAGAATTATACCGTTACGCTTCGGGATGGCTCGACGCGTGTTGTTGAAATCGGGAAAATGGACAAAGAAGATGCGCTTCGTCTCGGAATTGATGAAAAGTATGCCATTGCCGTTAAGGATAAAAACGGCAATCTGAAGGAAGATGCTTCAAGACAACTTAGTGTAGCAAGAGAGGAATATCTTCAGCATGTCAAACAGTTTAAGGAAGCGAACCCGGACGCCGAAAAATATGCCATTAGTCCCAAGGACCAGAAGCGGCTTCGCGAAAAATACGAATTTCCCGAGACGGCTCCATGGGAAGATTTCTATTCTTACATGCTGACGAAAGCAAAGAAGGGCGACTTCTCTGCTGTAGTAATTGCCAACGACTCCTCTCATGATTATGCTAAGAAAAACCTTGCCAGGGCTATTATCCGAGAATACAATAGCAATATTGATGAGAAACACGGCAAGTCTTCAAGATTCGCATTCTATGAGGTAACTGATGGTAATACCGGTCATAATCTTGAAGGCATAACGGACATCAAGCAGATTTTTGGGACGAAAAATAACGGAACCGAACTGCGTGATGATACGCTGACAAACATTTCCGCTACACTTGAAGACCTTTCCCGCGAAAGACCGATGGTTCGCATCCAAACTTCAGTCAATCCTGGGAAGACATTTATGGTAGATGCTACGATGCTTGGTTCGTTATTCGAGAATAACTTCACCGCTCCTTTGAGAGAAACAGGAATGAGTAATAGCGAGATGATTGATTATCTGCTTCTTCCTATTAATCATCCTGAGTCTGTTTATGAGATGAGCAGATCTCAGGCTGAAGCTTGGAGCGATCAGAGCAAAATGATTCTTGGCGGTGGATTCCCGAGCATTATTCGCCAAGACGGAAGCACCAGGCCCGCTACGCCGAGAGAAATTCTGCGCGATAAGGAATATCAGGAGATGCTGTATCGTGCCGTAATGGATAAGATTGCTAATCCTTCCGCGGCTCGTATCCGGCAGGCTATCGGGCAGCAGCATGAGCAATACATTGGAGATCAGAGTCAAAAAGCTGAAGAACTATTATAAGTATGGCACTTGATAACAATATGATTCAGGAAGATCCTGGAAAGCTTTTGCAGGATTATCAGAGTGGTTCTTTTGAACTGTCCGAAGATGAAAAGCCAAAGGTTGGAAAAGTATCTTCGCAACCTTCCACTCCTTCATATCGTGATATTCTTCGTGCGAATCCATTATCGAATACAATCGCGAGAGACTACACGGAAGAAGCGAAGGAGGCTGGTTTTGGATTGTCGAGATATGACAGTGATTTCTATCCGGAACTTGATGTCGAGCAAAGCCGTGCAATAGAACAGAGCGGATTCTCCAAGATTGGAACTGGTTTGATGAAAGGCGGTGTTACAGCTGTCACTACGGCGCTTAACACTACGCTTGGTACTGTGTTCGGTCTTGGCTCTTCTCTTTACGAACTCGCTGCTGATGCCGATGGCGACGGGCGGAGTTTCATGGATACTATGGATGCCGGAGTCAACAATTGGCTTTCTAACCAGCTCGTTAAAATCCAGAACTGGGCGGAAGACGTATTCCCGAATTACCGTACTGCTGAAGAGCGCTCAGAAAGATATCAGCGTGAATGGTGGAAGCATATGGGGACCGCGAACTTCATCGGCGATTCCATCCTGAAGAACTTTGGCTTTACTGTCGGCGCAATGGTCGGCGGTATGGCTTGGTCGAAGCTGATTGGGGCGGGTCTTTCGAAGCAACTTGCCAATAACATCATGAAGGGTGCAGTTGCGGCGGCAGAAGGTGATTCCGAAGCCGCTACGCTTATGCGGGCGGCAGCCGAAGCCGTAAAGAAAGGAACCGCTACCGAGGCGCAGCAGGCTCTTGCTCGTGCAGGTGAAGCGGTTGCGAGAGGAACCGCCGTGGGTATTGATGCCGAGGCTCTGGTGTCAAATATTGGAAATGCCGCGAAAGCATTGAATAAATTCGGCGCCAAGTTACAGCTTTACGGCGCCGCGATTGGAGCAATGGGCGAAGGCACTGTCGAGGGCATCATGGCTAAGAATGAATTCTTGGAGGAATACAACAGGAATTGGGAAGATCAATATGCCAGAGAATATGGCAATCTTGAAAACGACATTCTCGAAAGCGGCAATACGGATTGGGTAAATACCCAGTCTTTTGAAACGCCGGATGGCATAAGGAAAACTCGCTCTTTGACTGATGCCGGTAGAGATGAATTATACAAGCGCCAGCAAAGGGTCACCGCAGAATATCAGGCGGCAAAAGAATTTGCAGAAGAACAGGGAGACAGATTGTCTTCGACGACATTCCTGCTTAATCTTCCTATTCTGACTACATCCAATGCGATACAGTTCGGGCGAATGTTGTCTGGCGGATGGAAGACATCCAGAGGAGTATCGAAAGGCGTTCGTGGTGGATTGAGGAGAACCGCTCAAGACTTAGTTGGAAATTATAATGCTACCGGGAACGTGGCAACAAGAACCGCACTCGGAGCACTGAAGGTTGCCGGTTCCGAGTCGTTCGAAGAAATGGCGCAAGGAACTGTTTCTAGCGGAGCCAAGGAAGTTGCGTCCAGAAATCTTGCCACTTTCAATAACGACGGATATGATCCCGAAGCGATCAATTCTGTTCGCGAATGGTTTGCCGGTATGTATACTGGAGGCAAAGACTATTTGAATGATCCCAAAAACTGGCAGGAGGGAGCAATTGGCGCACTTACCGGCTTGTTCGGTATTCCCGGAAGAAGATGGAGCGGTGGCGTCGTTGAGGCATATCGAGACGCAAAAGACAAGACTGAATCTGCAAGAGCCGCTGCTCAGACACTTAACAACATTGTCAATTCAAAGGAATTCCAGACTCGCTGGAGAGGTTATATCCGCCATTTGAAATATGACAATGACATGGAAAAGGCGGTAGCCGATGATGACGAATATGCTTGGCATACTGCGGATGACAAGCAGCTCATAAATGATGTCATCATGTTTGCCGACGCCGGTAAGCTTGGCGACCTCGAACAGATAGTCTCTCATTTCGGAAATCTTTCCGCGTCCGAAGCGGAGAGCATCAAGAGCGCTGTTGAAAGCGGCAAGAAGGGATTTGAGGATTATGCCTGGACGAAGAATCTATCTCCGGAAGATATTGTCGGTAAAGTAAAAGAGCAGGCCAATAAAATACAGGGCGCCATTAATCAGTATCGCGATTTTTATCAGAACATGATTGCCCGCGCTCCCGAGGGTGCATCTGACGAACTTATCAAGGAGATGGTATTTACCGCCCAGCAGATAAAATCCTATGAGAATCGCTTCTTGAGATTATTCGGCGAGACGATGGACGCGATCGAGCCGATTATCGGGATTCAGTCCGCTTTCAACGAAGACTGGAAGTTTATAGAAACCGACGAGGGGCGAGATGCGAGATTCAAGCAAGTCCAGCAGTCTTACGAAAGATTGTTCAGCATGATCGGTCTTCCTATGAATGTTCCGAAGTCGCTCCGTGACGAGACGAATAAGGTTATTGATTTCATGAAGAACTACGCCGACGGAGATGAAGAGCTCGTCAAGAAAATAAACGATATGCAGAAGCTCGCTAACAGTCGAGCCGTTTTCTATCAGAAACTCATTACGCTTCAGGGCGAAAGTGGACAGCAGCAACATTCGGAACAAACTGTCACTCAGGAGCAGATTGATGATGAGTCTATTGCTCAGATGAATGATATTGAGACTGAAGGTCTTGATACTTTTGAGGCGGTGAAGAAAGCGTATCTTGAGAAGAATGCCAAAGATAAAATTGAATTTGCCAAGACGCTTGCTTCTGCCGAGGCGAAGAATCCAGCTATCAAGCAGTTCATGAATATGAAGCGTCGGCATGATCGCTTCCGCGAATATACAGAGAATAATAATTTCATTTCTACAAATGTCGCTGTCACTCCGAGGATGCTGTTTAGCGCGATGAACGATTTGCTCCGTAATTCCAATTCAGAGCAAGAGCTCATTAATATGCCGGACAGCGTGTTCATGCCGCTTGACGAGTTTAAGAATACATTTAGCGGGCTCATTCCTGTTTCTGATGGCGTTTATGAAGCGATGAAGCAGGCTATGCGTGATACGATGCGTCAGTATCTGAATGCGGAAAATCAGACCGGTTCTCGTAATTCATTGAGCCAGACTCCTGTTCAGGCCCCTCAGCCCGCAATTACTCCGACAGGATATGACGCTGCTCAACCAGCAAGCGCCGCACCAGCTCCCACCGCTGCATCCGTGCAGAATCCGTATCCGACTCCCGCACCCGCACCAACATTCACACCTGGTGAAGAGAAACCGCTTTCCGATTCGCTTGGATTTACGACTATGGCGGAGAATCCGACTATCGACGAACTTGCCCAGGAAGCAGAACAGCTCGACGACAAGGCGGAAGTTCCCGGCGAGAACAAGATGGTTAGCGGAATGATACCGTATTATCGCACAAGCGTTCCTGAAATTTCTACAGGTCAGGTTACAAAGGTACGAGACGGCGAGATCGATAGAAAAGATGCCGATTACAGTGATTTCCCCGAGTATCTGAATTCTGATAAAGAACTAAGTGATGCCGACAAGCAGATAGAAAGCAGCGCGGATTTTACTGGAATCTGGAACGCATTAAAGGATGCTGGCGCTTTTGAGACTGTTGCTACGGAGTTGAATGTCGGAGACGAGATTGAACTTGTCATTGATCCTGTTTTCCCGAAATACGAAGGCCAGTATCAGATTCTCGTGACTACGACCAAGAATGGCCAAAGAAAGATTTTGACTATTCTTTCCGGTCAGAACTCGAAATATTTCGGGCTTTCGAGTCTTCGCAGTGAAATTGATTCCGAATATCGCCAGTTCATTGATGCTCATCCGAACGAAATCTTTACGTTCAGCAAGAAGTCGAAGGTTTGGGCAAAACGTGCTGGTCAGATAGATTATGACTATACTGGTAATGAGGAGAAAAGTATTCGTGATATTCCAGGATATGACGCATCTGCCCCGATTGTCTTTATAAACAGAAACGGAGTTGCTCAGGTTGTTCGCGGAGACGAAAATGCATTGCAGAAAGTTTCTCCGAACACTTTCACTTCTGCTTTCAACAGTCAGCACAAAGGCGCGTTGTATTATATGTCGCCCAATGGAGACGATGCATACATTCCTATTCGTTTGAATGTCGAGCACTTCACTCCGGAAACTTCTGAAAGTGCCAATCCTTTGTTCGTCAGGGCTCGTGGATTGATTTCCAGCATTGCAGAGCAGACCGCTGCGGCGAATAAAGTCGGAACGAATTACGAAGATGAGAACAGAAAGCTTCGTAACAAGCTAACTGAACTTGTCAAGTTGCTTGACTTGCATGACCTGTATCTGGAAATAGGCAACTACACGAACATAGGACCGGCGTTGAAGATTGTCACTTGGGTAAAACAAGATGATGGAACAAGAAAGGAAGAACACTCCTATCGTACTTCTGATCAGATTACTCCAGATTGGCTCATCAACAAGATTGCCGAGATGGAAGTGTCTTTTCAGATTCGTCAGAAAGAAGAAGGCGGTACGATTGACCAGCTCGATGATTATATCGTGAATGGTATCATCACTTCCAATGCGAAGATGCTTCGTGCGAAAGGTGTTGATTTTTATTTCAATGCTTGGGATGACGAGAGCAAGTCGTTCAAGCCTATGACAGCCGAGCAGGTAAAAGCGGAGGAAACTCCAGCGGTTTCGCAGTCTTCACCAGAAACAGGCATGCCGCCTATTCCTGAAGCTTTACGTGGCGCGGTTATCGGTTATTCAAATAGAGACGAAGACGATTGGTTCGCCGATGATGCCGAGCCAGCTCCTGACAGAATTCCGGTTCAGGGTCCACCCGCAATCCCTGGAATTCCCGTCAATCCAGTTAACGATTGGCAGAATCTCACGGAAGAACAGCGGAACAGTTTGTCTGAGAAGGGTTGGACAGAAGTTGAGTTTAATACGGCTTCTCCGGAAGAACAAGAAATTGCACTTCGGTGTTAAGGAACAGGGGCAGGATTTATTTCCCGCCCCTGTCTGCTCTCATGATGAGAAAGACGAAAAGTGCTATTCCGCCTATAACCAGCACCCATGTCCAGAAACCTTTTTCTTGGACCAATCCGGATGCAAGTTCCGAACAACTTCTCAATATCATGATTGCCAAGGCGACCAATAACACTGTGACTATTCCGCATCCAAGCCAAGGAGGGTTATTGTTTTTGTTTTCCATATCGATTGTGTTTTTGCAAAGATAACTAATTCTTGAGCATATCAATATACTGATTTTGAATAAGCGTCCTTGTTACTCCTGAAAACATGGGCGCTCTTTTCGATATATTTGTGTGTTTTAATATATGAAGATATGATTGTAGGCGATCTTTGTCCTGATCTGACTCTCTATCGGAGAGACCCGAGATTCAATGGCTTTAAGGAACACTATGCCGATAGGCACTGGAACGATGAACATCTCGTTCAGGCGCTCGAGCTTTTTAAGCGTAGGCATAACGACAAATATGAGGACGATTGGATTCCTGCTACTCCATCAGAGATGGGCGTGTTTACGCGATTCCTGAATTATGAGCTCAAGCGTGCCCAGCTTACGCAGACAACAGCGACTGCTGACAGGGATGACATCAACAAGATGTATACTACCTTGTACACTCTGTATACTCCAGAGCAATTGGATGCTCGTATCGACATGCTTGCCAGTGATTTCCGTGATGAATTAGATGCACTGGAAAGAGATGATACGAGAAAACGGACTCGTCAGCAGTTGATTCAGGACGAAGCGGATGGCAAGAAGAACGGTTTCACTGTCATCATGGAACGTGTTTTTGATACCTATGCAAAACGGTATCCGAGCGTTGAAGCTATGATGGCTGTGTTTGAGCGTAAGCGTCCTGATGCTACTCCGGAAATGAGAGCCGCGGCTCAGAAGCGTGCAGAATATACTTATGGCGAGTATCAGACTATTCTTGACAACAAGGAAAGGCTTGCCGCGTTAGCCGCAGTAAAGATTGGAGAGGATGAAGGATTCGTCGTCAATGTCCGTAATCTTGAAGTTAACTTTGAAGATGAGGAAGATCTGAACGAGCCTCTCGACAATGAAGTGGACGGAGAAGAGACCGACAATCAAGAATCAAGCAAGGGAGACCGCTATGCTGATTTCCGTACATTCAAGCTGATGCAGACTCTTGGCCCTCGTGCCAAGCGGATGTTGAGTCGTATCAAGAAGACTGACTCGAGTGGCAAATGGCAGAAAGACGACCTTGGTGTTGGTAAGTGGCTGAGCCCTCGTCAGGCGGCTGTTGTAATTACTCGGGCTCTTACGAACTCTACTCCTGATACAATGATGGAAGATCTGTATGCTGCCGCTGACCAGAACCCTTTGCTTCACGAATTCATCCGTCAGTTGGAGGCGAATCCGAGATTACAGACGACTACTTTCTGTAACTTCAAGAAGGCTGCATCCGTCTATGTTTATACGAATCTTGAAGATGGAGCATATACCCCGCATATTGCAAATACACGTTCGCAGGGTCATTCGTTGATGCGCGAGGCTGGCACTAACCTGCAAGCCGGTTATGTGCTCGATGAAGATACTAGTATTTATGTCGGTTTCGGTTCTTTGAAATCTCTTCCTGCGATTCAATCGATCAGAAAGTCTTTTGGCGAACTGAAGGACAATATTCTCGACGGAACAAAGAACATTCGTATGGTCGAAGGCGACAAGCCGCCGAAGCATACCGCTCATGACTATGAGGCTCTTGCCCCCGAAAAGGCGATGCAGGAATATCTTCGCCAGCATCCGGAAGTGCCTATTCAGGTGTCGAAGTATCTTCGCGGTCTCGGATTCTCCATCAGTCCTTCGGATATCTCCGTGATTGCTGGGCAGACGATGACAAAGAAAGGTTACGGCTTCACTGCCGGTTGGAGCAATGTCAAGAATCTTGTTGGCAGGAATAAGCTATATCAGCTTGTTTCTTGGATGGATAATGCTTTCGCTCGTGCCGAGCAGGTGGCAAAAGAAGGCAAACAGACGACTGGACAGTATTTCTACAACACCGCCGCTGACGAATTGCGACATATCAACAATTGTCTTTCTCTTGCGAAGTATGATGAGGTTGAGGCCCGCGTGAACAACGACGGCAAGTCTATGTCCACATACAATAACACCAACCTTCTTCATCAGGTTTTCGACATTCTCGCAAACACCGATCATCTTTCTGAAGAGGAATACCAGGAAAGGCTCGAGCAGGAATATCTCCGCTATGAAGGGATGGCAATCGGAAATGGGGAAAACAGACAGATTGTCGGTTGGCTGAAATGGCTCAAAGACGGCAAGTTTCGCCAGACAGATATTCGCAGTGCGATGCGTCTTGTGGATATCGCGGCGTTCAATCATGTTGAGTATGCCAGTCTTACACGAGAGCAGAAACTGACGAATTCGCTCATCCAGTTCTTCGGAGCGTCACGCATGTTCTCCCGTGGAACAGAGCCTTTTGCCGCATATGAATTTCCTATCCAGTCTGACTACTCGACGGCATATAACTTTATCTACGCTCCGAGACTGAAAGTTGGCGAACTGCTTGATGAGTCTACTGGCGAATACGGTTATCAGTCTGAATTAGTTGATGCTCTTGCCGATGAAGTTCTCTGCGAACTTGATCGCATTGCCGCCATCGAGGAACGTGTCAAGAACGATCCGAACGGCGAGAATCGTCCTGTTCTTTCCGTCTATGAGAAGAACGGAATGAAGTTCCAGATATTCCCGGAATTCAATACGAACGATTTTCGCCAGCAATATAAGTCCATTGAAGATCCCGCCGATGCAATACGGTTCGTCAAACAGAGCGTTGTGGACCAGTTGGCGAAAATTAAAGAGAAAGACATCAAGACCGTCGAAGATTCCGGGATGTTGAAGAATTATAATCTTCGCAGTTACGGTTTCTATTCGAAAGATGGAAAGGTTTCTTCTCTGTCCGCCGAAAAGCAGCGTCAGTTGGACGACTGGTTCTTCAATACTTTCTACGCTCGTCTTCAGATGGTGAAACTCTGGGATGGCGGTCTGCATAACTTCGACGGACTCATCGACTTCGAGAAGCGTAATATGCTGACGCATGCTCCTCACAGTTCTCTGTACACCAAGGCTACTTGGAATGGAGAGCGCGTCGGAAAAGAAAGTCAGAATGTTGTGTATGTGGCTGACGAGAAAACGCAGTCTGCTTTCAAGGACGACATCCTCGGCATGTTGAAGGATCTGCTTGATGCGAAATTAATCTCTCCAATCCAGTACAAGCAGATGGAGAAAGCATATTCTGATATCAAGACCACAGATGGTCAGGGATTCAGAACGCTCGAATCCTATCGGTCCGTGATGGTGATGACCGATCTCTGGACTGAACGACAGGAAACCGCTTATCAGAATATCATTCACGGACATCCGCAAAAAGGAGATATCGATACTTTCATGCAGAATATCAAGCCGGTTGCTACGGGCTTTGAACATATTGATGCTGCGGAAAGTGAAAATCAGAAACCTGTCAAACTGACTTTCTTGCACAAGTATTCCGAGGTTGTCCTTCTCCCTGTTGCTCTGTCTAAATATTGTCTGTCAGCCCAGTCCGTTCCGCTTCGTGCTTTTGACCTGGCGCAGTCTGAACTGAAGAAGCAAGGAAAAGAAGTGGATATGTTTCTCTTCCATTCCGGTGCAAAGGTCGGCGCTCATTCCATTATTCGTCCATTCGAGAGAGACAAAGAAGGCAATCATATCCTGAAAGACGAACAGTCTATCAAGAACTATATCACGAGTACCGTTGCGTCGAAGAAATGGTATGTCCACGAGATCCCGTTCAAGTATTACGGTATCGCCGCGTCCACTACTCCTCACGGAATGGATGACAGAATTGCCCGCGCTTCACAGAAGGAGAAGACCGTCTGGGCGAACATCCAGGATGGCGATATGGTCGAGCTGAACGGAAAGCAGATGTCCGCAAAGGAAGCGAGACAGATGTATTACGAAATCAAGACCGCCAATATCATCGATTCGTATAAGAAGGTTCAGGAAATTTTCAGCAATTCTGACGAGCTCGAAAGACTGTTCCAGGAAGAATTGGCGAGCAAACCGTATCAGTCTCGTGAAATGAAGTTCGCTCTTCAGCATTTGAAGAACGGAACATTCGCAATGCCGCTGTTCTCTCCGAATGTCGAGCATCAGGTTCAGCAGCTTCTCGCTTCCATCATTAAGAAGCGAATGACGAAGATCAAGACTAAAGGAACGAACATCCTTGTCTCTACGGCTCTTGGCATGGAGGCCGATGTCAGTCCTTACGAGGGTGGATTTCCCGAGAGTTATAAACTCGGAGTGGAATTCGAAGGTACTGGAAAGAACAAGCGTCTGAAATGGTTCGATGCTGGTGCTCCGCTTCCGGATGCGTTGCGTGAGTTTGCTGACGAGAATGGCGAGATTACTCCGGAAAGACTTCGGGAGCTCATAGACAACAGGACAATCCCTGAAGAAGCGCTTTTTGGAGATGCTTCCCGTACTCCTTCTGACGCCGAACATTCAACCGTTCCGATTCGCATCAAATGGTTCTCTTCCAGACTCGAAGGCGGCTCTATGAAGATTGCCAAAGAAGCGATGGTCACAACCGGTCAGGACTTCGATGGTGATAAACTTCGTGTCGACTTGCCAGAATACGATGTCGTTTGGGATGACGAGAAGTTGAATGCCGACTACGATAAGTTGCTTGGTCTGTCTGACGATGCTAATGCAGCTCGCCTTGCATTGAGCAATATCCGTAACAAAGATTTGAATGAAGCTCTTGCCGGATTCAATACCTGGAAGAAGTGGGCTACGAGTTATTCCAATCCTGACCGAATGAAGTACCGTAAGGTCAAGATGGTCGAATACGACGAGTCCAAGTCTCCGCTTGAAAACTCCGCTCGTGCTCGTCACAACAGGATGATTCAACTTACTCGAGCTCAGTTGACTTCTGTCGCTGGCTCTCGTCGCGTTCTTATTCCTGGTGGCTGCGAGGAATCGAAGATTTATGCCAAGTCCCTGCATCTTGTCCGTCTTGCCCGATCCAATGAAAACAAGCGTCAGATGTTCCAGACGATGACAACCGCAAAGAAAGACGGCGGACTTGGAATGTCTTCAGATATTGCGAACGCTGCTCTTCGTGACGCCGTTTCTCTCTACAAGAAACTGACATCGTTGGATGACTTCGCCTTGACTACGCTTGTCCGTTCTGTTGAGAGCTCGGAAGCCCCGTATTCTCTGACGCATTCCGCTGACGCTTTCGACTATCTGATGGGTGGCGCCGAGATGATTGGTATTTACGCCCTGTATAATTCCGCCCAGCAGATGATGCAGCGACTTGATATGAGATATGTTCCGATGCAGACAAAGTACGGCCCTGTCCGGATATCTCTGTTTGGAAAAGAACTTGGTCAGTTGTTCTCGGTCAAGAACATGAAGGGCAATCTCGCTTCTCTCGGTCTTGCTCGTCTGCTGAATGCAGCCGTTGATAACGGAAAGGATCCTATTCTCGGATATCTCAATCAGACAAAGGAGATGGCGGAAATCACTTCGTTCCTTTTCGCCGCAGGTATCGACGAGGAAGAAGTCCATCTGATTATGAATCAGCCTGCGGTTGTTGAACTCATCAATAGGCTAAAAGGCCGTGATGCTTCTTCTCTCAAGGAAGAGGCGAATACGCTCGTTGACCAGTTGCAGGAACAGTTCAAAGACAAGCGGCTTCCGTTCATGGGGAAGAATACCGGTGCAGTTCAGGCGGTCGCAGGTATGATGGAGAATGATTACATTGCCGCTCTTCCGATGACTTTTGACGAGGTTCTGAAATCGCAGGATGTTAATCTCATCAATCAGCAAACCGCCATTCTCGCCGTGCTTGCTCATCTTTCCGATGCAGCCGGTAATCTTGCCGAGTTTACTCGCCGTACCAGACCCGAATCTGATTCCGGCGCAATAGGCTCTACCATTGCAGATATCACGCAGAAGGTCATCGACCTCAACAAGTTCCGTGAAAAAGTTTTGAAGCAGCGCGATGACCAATTGAGAATCAGCGGCATGCGTGATGTTCTTGCAAGAAGGACAGTCGATGCTGGAATGGATTCCGAATACATCATGTCCGCTCTTGGTGACGATCTCAAGGAAGTTGTGGCGCTGAATTCCCTGATGATGGATTCTTCGCTTGATATGTTCAAGCAGTTCTTCCCGCAGGCAAAAGCCGACTGGATCAACACGATTTCGAAGATTGCCGATATGTATCATATCGGTAAGAAGAAGCGTGCTACTATTGTCGAGCATATCGGTCAGGAGATGATTCTCTTCAAGCTCTTGAAGAATAATAAGTTTGTCAATGGCGACTTGAAGGCCGAACAGAAACGCATTCTCGTTGATGTACCGAAGTCGGTCAAGGATCTGAAAGAGAGAATCGAGAAGGCAAAGCAGAATCCTGGAACTGACAAGGCGGCTGAAATGCTTGTCGGTAATATTTTCCTCGAGAAGCTTACTGCGACTTCTCCGGAGAATTCCCGTACCAATCCTCGCCTCATTTTCAGCATGAACGGACCGGCAGTCGAAGGAACCGCTGATGCTATTCGCGCATACTGGGGCGATATGTTGAACAATCCGGAAAAGGAAATCCGAGACCTTGCCATTGACTTGTTCAAATACAACCTGTTCAACAGCGGCTTCGGATATGGAATGTACGAGTTCGCGCATTTCGCTCCGTTCTCGGTCATACTGAATACCCCTGGTTATGTCGATGCGCTTCAGGATATCCTTCGTGACAACTGGCTTGATGGAAGTGAAGAGGAAGAGAATTTCATCAATCAGTACATAATGAATCACTGGGGAGACAACAAGTTTCTCCCGAAGATAAGCCCGGCGAAGATTCCGAATCGCGTTCGCAACAAACTTGGCTGGGATTTACTGACAGATGATTCAAAGTTCAAGATCGAAGATTATCGCTATATAGTCGTAGAGACCAATCTCGGTGAAGGAAAAAAGAAACAGGAGCTGTATCGCGTTGTTAAAGAAGCCGATGGAACAACCATTGTTCCTGCCAAGAAACTCGGCATTGTCCTTCGTGGCGGGCAGAAGACGCTTCAGTATAATCCGAAGGAAAGTTATCTATTCATAGAGTCGGTTGTTCCGGGTAATGATTCTGCGTGGGGCGTTCTTGATGAACCCGAAGAAAATGCTTGGGCTCAATCTAATTCGAGTGGGGACCCGATGTCTGGAAGTGACTTTATGGAATACGCTAATTCATTTGGCGGTCTTCCTAGTCCTGCACAGGTATTCGGTGGTCCTGGTCAGAGCAGAGGTACTGTTGGTAATTTCGGTGGACTGCCTAGCCCTGCTTCTGTGATGGGTGGGCCCGCAATCAGCGGTTTTCCGAAGCCTCAACAGGTGGAGCAGACTCGTAAATTTGAAGCGAAAGCCGCCGATGCCGTGAAGCAGAATGGGGAAATGCCCGCTCCTTCTCCCGCAACTGGCGCAGATTTATCTGCGCTCTTTGCTGCCAATCCTGCATTGCAGGGAGCCATGCTTGGCACTTCTACTTCTGATGATGAGCCGACTGGTGGTCAGATGTTTTCCATTGCTCGTCGCAATCAAGACGGTAATCCGATTACTGTAAATGTTCCGAGTTCTCCTGCCGGTATCCGCGAAGCAAGAAGACAGCAGGTATATGTCGAACTGAATGAGAAGCTTCGTGATATCCTTCGCGAGAAAGGTGTGTCCGTCGGTGTTCTTACCGACTTCGAGACTCGTATTGCTCTTGCTGGCGTCACGGACTTCGACACTGCGACTGTTACAGCGGAAGGATTGCTTGAGATGATTCGCATTGCGGAAGGCTATCGTGGCGAGCAGGCATTACCGGAAGAATTCTCTCACTTGGCCATCGAGATGGTTGGTCACGACAATCCGCTTGTAAGCAGACTTCTTAACGCTCTTGATGGAAATGAAGACGCTCTCCGTGAAGCATTCGAAGGTCAGTACGATGATTACGTCGAAGCATATCGGGATGACAGAGAAAAGATGGTTCTTGAAGCAGCTGGAAAACTGGTCGCGAAGAACCTGTTCTTGGAACAGGAAATCGAGACGAGCCCTGTTCGTAGACTCATCCATAGAGTTGTGGATTTCATCAAGAATTTCTTCCGCCAGTTCCGTCGTGACGAAGTGCAGAATGCTATCTTCGATGCAAATCGTGTCGCTTCCAAGCTTGCCCGTGAACTTCTCGGTGGGAAGATTCTCGATGATCGCACATTACAGGATATTAATGCACAAGGTAAACTGCTCGCACAGACGAAGAAGATCAAGAAAGATCTGACCGGAAAGAGCGACATTTTGAACAAGCTTCTGAAGACCGAGACCAAGCGTCTGTTCATTTTCCAGAACCGTATCGGTTACGACAAGGAGAAGGCGCAGAAGTCTCCCGCTATTCAGGCAACTCAACGACAGATTGCCAAGCTCGAAGCCGCTATCAAGAACTACAAGACCGAAGACGCCGTCGTCACTTACATGAAGGACTCCTTGGACTTCTTGGAAGAAACAAGAAAGGCACTTGAGACTGCGGTAAATGGTGGTCAGCCGGTAAATCGTATCTGCAAGAGACTAAATCTTGTCCGTGATACGCTTTACAGTTTCTCTAAGGTGATGGAAGATGTCCGCCAGGCAATTGTTGATGGCGAGATTCAGGATTCCGTTCTGCTTACTAATTCCATCAATGAAACTGCTGGTGCTCTCGAGAAATTCTTCCGCTATTATAATACGATTGCGATGAAGTATTTCGAAGAGATGCTTTCCAATGTCTATGGCGAACATGGAGTTACTGTCGAAATTGGTAAAGACAAGGGGCGGCAGATTACCATCAAGGAAATGGCCCGCCGTGCTGACAGAGACATATCTCTTGCTTCTCGCTGGTTTCATTCCATCGCTGACTGTAACGACTATGTTCTTAAGGCGATTGACGATGTAACCAGGGAGGCAAAGTATTCAGCGCGTCGTCGTGCTGCCCTTGTGAAGCCGAGAATTGAACAGGCCATTGAAGAACTTCGTAAGGAAACCGGCTCTCGTGACCAGAGTTTCATGTTTGAGATGAAGCGTTATGATGGAGAGAAATGGTGCGACGGAAAGAAAGATGACGGCAAGCTTCACAAGACTGGTAGATATATCAGTGTCGAAGAAGCCAGAAAGCTTTCTCCCGCAAAGTGGAAGTTCTACAATACGATGCTTGACATCAAGAAGGAGGCAGACAAGTATGTCCCTGATTCTCTCCTTCAGAATCGTAAGATTGTAATGCTTCGTAAGTACACTTGGGACCGCGTGAAGGAGTCTGACGGTATCAAGAGCAAAGCCGTAGAAGTCTGGGAAGGTATCCGTAATGATATCCTTGATACTTCCGACAGCATCGACTACGATAACTACGAAGTCAGAGTCGACTTCGAAGGCAATCGCGTAGATATGCTTCCTGTCCATTATCTTGCCAAGGGAAAGAAGGAGTCCTATGACGACATGTCTGATGATGTAGCCACCTCCATCATGGCTTATGCTGGTATGGCGTTCGAATATGGTGAACTCAATAATGTCATCGGTATCCTTGAGAATGCCAAATATATGGCTTCCCAGCGAGACGTGACTCAGCGTACTGGCACGAGAACGCAGCGCGAAAGCATCGAGACAGACGATGTTATCTATCGTGAGCCGTTCAGTAAGAAACAGGCTCGAACCAACATCGAAAGCGCTCTTGATGATTTCTTCCAGATGCATGTCTATGGACATATCCAGCGGAATGAAGGCACCATCGGCAACACAAGGATTTCCAAGCGAAAGGCTGTTGATTTCATCAATCGAGTCACTTCTTACTCGCAGATGGCTATCAATATTCCGCAGCGTATTGCTAATATCAGCACCGGTGTCACACAGATTCTTCTGGAAACTGTCGGTCATCATCATTTCTCTGCTAAAGACGCGACCTGGGCGGCTGGTATTTGGACCGCACAGTCCGCAGATAGACTTGCAGAAACCGGTAAGACCGATTATGATAATAAGCTCTCACTCTGGCTTGACAAGTTTGATGTTCATCAGGACAATGGTCGTGATTATAAGACCACGAAGTACAAAAAGTCAAGAGCAAGTCGCGTATTCAACAGCAGCCTTCTGTATGCTGGTCTGACTATGGGTGAAGACTTCCTTGCTTCCACTACCGCACTTGCTGTTGCGAAAAACTTCAAGATGAAGGATGCTAAAGGCAAGGAAAGTAACTTGTGGGATGCTTATGAAGTCAAGTATACTGATGAGACAAACAAGACCGGCGCTTATCTCGCGCTAAAACCTGGATACAGAAAAGCCGACGGAAGTGAGTTAACAATCGAGGATGAGAAGAAATTCTCCAAGGCTGTCGCCGGTTTGAACTTTGAGCTACAGGGTATCTATAATCTTGATGACCGCAGTGCTGTTCAGCAATACGCTCTCGGATCGCTGCTCATCATGTATCGTAAATGGATTGCTCCTGCTTTGAAACGCAGATACGCCGATGTTCAGTACAATGCCTTGAAGGGTGAATACAACGAGGGCTATCATCATACCACATTCCGTTTGCTTCATGACATAGTTACTGGAGCAAAAGATCAAGTGTCAGAAGAGCAAAGTGCAGAATTCTTGACTCGACTTGTCGACGACATGAAGGCGCTGAAGACTTCCTATCAGTTGAACTGGGCAAAGATGACACCTTACGAGAAGTCCAATGTGCATCGCTCCATTGCTGAACTCGCGACAGTTGCCGGACTGTATCTTGCTTGCATGCTTCTTGGAAAGATTCCGCCGCCCGATGTCGATGATGACGATAGACTTATTCCGCTTAAATGGTGGGATCAGACGATTCTTTCGCAAATGTTACGACTTCGCACGGAAATAGGTTCGATGGCACCGACGCCCATGTTTGTTGATGAGGCGCTTCATATCTTGAAATCTCCGTTCGCGGCAATTGGCCCTCTCCAGAATATGATCAACGCTTTTGAGCTGTGCATCCCGTCAAATTATATGACGACAATCAAATCCGGTAGATACCGTGGGCATGTCAAGGCGTATAAATATTTCCGTGAGTTGCCAGTTGTTTCAATGTTTAAGAAAGTGGACAATTTCATAGATCCAAGCCCGCTTATTAACTATTATCAGAATGATGCGCAATATTAATAAGCAAATCATTTACACCTGCTTTATGACGGCTTCTATTCGCTATCTTTATTACGAATGATTTGTTCATAATTGGTGTTTAGAGTTTGTTGAAAGGGAGACGCAGTGATGCATCTCCCTTTTGTTATACTTCTATCGTTATCGTTCCAAATACGAATTCAATCTTGAGCGACACACCGTGAAAATGTCTTTCTGCGAATTGCAGAATGATGGATTCCAACTTATCTCTCAATTCATCGAACTCATCAATTCCAATCAATGTATTATCCATTATATCCATTCCTCCTTACTTGTTTCAATTTCCGCTTGATGGAACGCTTCATTATTCTGGTCGTCATTGAATGTCATTGTTCCATCATCATTCAGCGTAGCCTCAGGCAACACATAACCATTTTCCGCCGCCCACCGGATAAACCCGTCAATTGCCTTTCTCATCTCGTTGATGTTGAGATCTGCGGTACTTCGGGTAATCTTGATGAATGAATTCGTTAGCGGATCCTTTGTGCAGGTGATGAAGATATTCGGATTTGCCAATTCCTTAAAGTAAACCTGCTTGGCGTACTCCTCAGAAACTCCGACATCCTGTGCAAGTATCCTACATAATACATGGATATATCTGTTCTGATTCAGAGTTCTGTTGGACTCATCAATCAGACAGACATTGTTCCGCTGATTCTTCAGGAGAGCATTGCATCGATTGATGAAACGTTTCCTGTTCTCTTTGTTTGTCAGATCGTAGTTCATTTCTCGTATTCCAAGATGTTCTCCAACAATTTCACAGGAATGTAGTGCGTTGCTGTTCCCATCCAGCGGTTACCGAATCCAGTTCTAGGATAATTGCGATGAGTCACATCGATCATCAGAATCTGTTCATCATATTGCTTACCGGGAACAATCTTCTTCCAAATCAAGTCGTTCATTTTATTGTAATGTAAAAAATTTTCCACCAGCAAAATTGAAATGCACCATATCAAATGTGCATCGAGAAATATCTTGAGGGAAAGGAATCGAATGCGATATGATTTTGTGCGGTCTGTCTAAATCCCACCAAAACATCTTTTTGAATCCCTGTTTTGCTTTCCCTTCTGTTTCGTAAGTGCATCCCGGATGGTACCACCAGCTACCATCGTTATGCTGTTCTAAAAACGAGTACATTTTGCAGAATATTTTGCAGGATAATTTCTGCGGTTTCGTATTTATGTGACTGTCATGTGATTAAGCGGAGAGTTCTACTGCTTTGCAAGCAGGGGGTCAGGGGTTCGAATCCCCTTATCTCCACATCGTAAAGTCCTGATATTCAAGCATTTGATTAGTTTCATTACCTTGAGTATCGGGATTTTTGTTTCTACATCCATCTTCCAGGCTCATATGACGCTATGCGGAATTGTTTGCAGACAAATTTATATATTTGTCCAAACACACGCAATATGGCAACAACAAGGTTTTACCTGGATCTTCGCGGGAAGGCGAAGGACGGGAAAGGAAGCATCGTCATCACTATCTATCATAATCGGACTACGGCTATGATTCCTACCGGTATTCGCGTAAAGCCGAATGAATGGGATGGTAATCATGTTGTTCGTGTAGCCGGTTGTGATGCTATTAATGCAAGATTAACAGAGAAGAAATCATCCATCGATAAGTCTATTGCCTATCTATCCATAGATGATAAATTCGATTCAATGACGGCCCCACAAATCAAGCAGGCGATAACGGAAAAGAAAGTTATTCAACCAGTTCATCTTGTTTCAGATTTGTTTGCGGAATATCTTGCGACCGATATTACGGAGGGAACGAAAGAAATCTATCGTACGACTCTCGCGAAAGTGCTTGCGTTCGGAGGTAAGGCACTGAAGATGGAAAACATAAATTTGAAATGGCTTCATCAGTTCGAGATGTTTTTGGCGAAGACTCAGGGGGTGAATGGTCGGGCAATTTATCTCCGGAGTCTCCGGGCGGTGTGCAACTACGCACTGCACACGAATGTCATCTCGTCCTATCCGTTCCAGAACTTCTCCATCAGGCAGGAACCGACAAGGAAACGGAGCGTATCGGTGGAACTCTTCAGAAAGTTCCTCGACTATCCGGCATCCGGAAGGAACGCAATGTTCCGAGACTACTTCCTCCTCATGTTTTATCTCATCGGAATCAACTCCAAGGACCTGTTATTGGCTCGCAAGGGTAATTTAGTAAACGGACGCCTCGAGTATATCCGCGAGAAGACGCACAAGAAATATTCGATCCGGATAGAACCGGAAGCCGAGGAACTCCTGAAAAGATACAAGGGCAGTAACTATCTCCTTATGGCGATGGATGGATGCAAACACTATAAAAGTTTCGCCCACGAAATGAACGACCACCTGAAGATGATAGGCGAGGAAGTGGTGGAGATGGTCCCGGACCCCGAGGACCTGTTCGGTACACCACGACTAATAAAAACCGTCAAGCCCGTCATTCCGGGAATCTCCACCTACTACGCACGCCATTGCTGGGCCACCTTTGCCTATGAAGCGGGTGTCCCGTTGGATGTCATCTCACAGGCACTCGGGCATTCATCGGGAAATAGGACCACCCTCATATATGTCAAATTCAATCAGCAGGCCGTGGATGCTGCCAATAGAACGGTTATAGACTTTGTTAACGGATGCGCTCGACAAGAATGAAGTTTCTTTTCGTATTTCTTGTCTGCATTCTTCTGACTCGAAACTTGACACCAAAATCTTTCTCGAGAATTAATGCATAATTTCTTGCCAGCGTCCAGCTGTCAATTGAAACGATAAGTTTAGTTTTGAGGTCCATCTCACGCATGATTGTGTACATGGACTGTTCGGTTGTTTCAATTTCCTTCATTTTTCAACGCTTCATCAAATGCTTTGAACCATCTTACTTCTCGCTCGTACATCAGCGGAAGGGCAAAGAAGTCTGCCTTTTTCTTAAAATAGAATATGACCGTGGAATGATCATAACCCATTGCTTTTGAGATATTTGTGAGCGTATACCCCTCTTCTTTAAGGCGACTTGCAATCATGCATCTAAGAACAGTCAATTCAAATGTTCGCTCCCTCCGGTTTTTCTCACCAACGATACTTTCAGCGATCGGAAGGATTTCTTTGTACCTATCCTTACAAGCTGGCAGTGTTTTATTCTGCTTGTTCAACCTTGTGATCACTTTGGAATAATATTCTTCCTCATCGCAAAAGTCATCACTACATAGTTGAAAAAGAATTTCATCAATCTCCTTGATGTCTTGCCAAGACAATCTCTCAATCAAATCAGCCTTCATTGTACCGTTTCAATTCTTCTGGAGTAATAAAATCCCACCCAAAATATTTTTGAATATTTGCAATCTGCTCGTTGGTAGGCACATAACATACTTGGACACAAGCATAAAAACTATCTCTTGGTCCGAATGTAATGAATCCCTTCGGTTCATCAACCGCCGTAATAGTAGTTATTGATGTCGAATCTTTCACAATTTCCAATCTTATAATTGTACGCTGGTTCCATTTCGTCTGCCTCGTCATCCTCGTTGTTGAGCCATTCTTGATGTCTCCGGCAAGTCATTCGCAAGGGACAAGCCTCGCCGGGGCAGAGTAGGTAGTTAGTCTTGGTCATCTTTGCTCGTTACTTTGATTAGTGGTTCATTCCCGAATTGGTGTGCCGGAAAAGCATCAACGGTGATGGTTGATTTGTTCGGGTCGGGGTTATCCTTCCAAAGTTGGTAACGGATTGCTTGGTGCATATCCCAAAGGATGTCCGCCGTATCATCGTAGTGGATTCCGTTCAGCGTGTTCGGCGGAAGGCCCCAGAAGCGGCGTTTGATTTTCAGGCAGGCCTGTTCGGCATCATGGCGCATCTGATACCAGCCGCCGTCCAACTCGTCGTCCATCATCTTCCCGGTGGCCTCCTTGCAACGCTTTTCCCAAGCTTGTTCGAGCAGATCCTGGAAGGAATGTTCCTGACCCTCAATCAAGCGCGGAAGCGTGTCCAGGGCCCAGGACAACAGCCGGGCTTGCCTTTCGTTCATTTCAATGATGTACTTTTTCGTTTTCTTTTCCATATACACTTGTATCTTGAACAAACATCTACAATCTTGTGCGTCCCGCAGTTGTACTTATAGCACAATGGAGACTGAATCATAGACATCGGTGGGTCGAGTTTGAAGATGTCGCATTCAGAGCATTTCGTCTTGTTCTCGCACTTGACGGCCACAAAGTGTTTACCCTCAATTGTTGCATAATGCGGGATGTCCAGTTCGATACGAACCGGGTCATTGCTTATCTTCACCTCCTTAGAATGGACGGAGAAGGAACGGATAAGATACCCGCACAACTTTTTGCCAGACCGCATCGCGTATTCGAGTTGTGAGCGAGGTATTCCAAGAATCCTCGCCGCTTCGCTTACCGACTGGTATTCCTTCTCATAGCCGGACACATCGTTGTATAGAAACACCTTATTCATCCTTAATTTGTTTGATTAGGTCTTCCAGTTCTGCCCGTAGTGCGGGTTTCGGTTGTGCATCACCGATAATTTCGGAGAGGCGTGTTCCGATGATTGAGATGATGTCGTTCTCGGCTTGTTTGTATCCTTGAACGAATACCTTTCTTGGCCGTCTTTGAGTAACATATCCTCCATCCATAGTCGGATAATCTGGATATGCCACCAATGCTCGTTCTTCTGCCTTGCTCATTTCTCGTCCTCCTTTTTCTACTCTTGATCTTCTTTGTCCAAGAAGTGTAATAGTATCGCAGAAGTCACAATCGTTAACGTTACACTTTCAAGAGTTATGTCATCTCCAGATAGTTTCGCTATGGCGACATATACCACGATAACAAGAAGTATATAGACGAGTGATAGAAATATCGCTTTTGCGATTAGTATTATCCTAAATGGTTTCATTCTTTCCACTCCCGATAGTTAGTTATTTCAATGCAAATCTTCAAGAAGTCGTAGTCGCTCATTTCCCATCCTCCTTTGGCTGGACGGTTTTCCCGATGTCAAATCCTGCCCAAAAACCAGTTTGATATGCGGATGCGATAATCTCAACAACCTTCGGGATGAGTGGATTTAATCCTTCATTCATGCTTTTCGACATCTTTTCCCGAACAGATGCCTTTAATTCTTCTTCGGTCATTTCTCGTCCTCCTTTACGATGATGATGCGAACCTTATCGCCTACTCCAATACCTTTCGGTTTAAGTGCGGCTATTCCTATACGGATAAAAGGAATATTATACGACGCCCCGTGAGAATCCAAATCGTCTTGAACAACGTAATGAATCGCCTCCTTCATCATCTGCTCTTTGCATAGACTGTAGCCCCACTCCACCGACTTTTCCTTTTCTGCATCAAAGTCCTCCTCGGACAAGATTACATTTCCATTCTTCATCATCTGCTCCTTCTGCCAATTTGCTCCGGCGATGAAGGCGGGTATTAAGTCATCCAAATAACATAATGGTTTCGTCCCTTTTATTTTGAAAAAATAACCATTGGCAATTTTTGTTTCTCTATAACCCTTCGCCGCCTCTTCAAGGTCATTCGGGACACTTTCTTCGCTTTTGACTATCGTTACATAGCCCTTATCCTTGTCGTAGATAATCTTGTGGCCATTGATAGTTATCTCATCGCCGGGTTTAATCGCTAATGTTTTGCCGGTGCTGGCAAGATGTTTAGCACCCCATTCGGCGAAGTGACGGGCGATACGGATAAATTGGCCTTTGTCCATAACCACAGAACCAACCCCATCAACATATCCCCATTTTGCTTGGTCATACTTTTTCTTAATCTCCTTCTTCAATTCCTCCTCCAGAACCATCGGCTTTTCCGGCTCTCTGCCTCTCACTTCGTCCATGAACTTATCGACATCTACTCCGTCCCAAGTTCCCCTCTGCTTAACAAGGGCAATCTTCTCCTCAATTTCTTTCATGGCCGCTTCTGGATTAATCGGCTTTTCCGATTCCAGGGTGTCAATGAATTGCTCGAAAAGGTCAAGAGCGTCAGCCATACCTTCGTAGTAGGTGAAGTCGTCGGTCTTCATCTTTTCTCTGTACTCGGCGTATCTCTTGTCAATCTCGGCCTTTATCTTGGCGAACAGTTCAGTGTTTGTCATGGCTATAACTTCTTCAAATCGTTATACAAAGAATTGATAGCGTTTCGATAATTGTCATCCCCGTCCTTTCGGAAGGCAACTTCAAGTGCCTTCATCTGTTCCTCGCTGGGTTTCCAAGAAGGAACGTCAAGGATTTCAGCTTGTTCGTCAGCATTCTTACACCTAACACGAATGTCATTAAGTAAAGAGACACGATGACTTGGTGTAATATCGAAGAAATCCTTATCCTTCAACATTTCGTAAATGTTGTGAACAATCAACTTATATGTTCCTTGCGGTTGCGGACGGAGGGATTTGAGCCAAGCAATATTCTTTCCATTCCCCATAAACCCGGCCAACTTAAAAATGATATCGGCCAGCATCTTTTCATCCTCATCGCTCCACTCTGCGGGCTTCTGCTCTTTCTGCTTTTCGAGGTATGATAGAGCGACATCAATGGCATCAACAAGGTCTTTCCTCGGCGTTGCTGGCGGAAATTTATCTATTGGCCCGTCATAACTCCAATAGTCTCGTTGTTGTTTTAATATCGCTATTGCTTTTTTACGCGTCATCTCTTCCTCGCTCTCGCGGAGTTCGGGGAACATCATTCCAAGGCAAGTCAATACCGACTCGTCCTTCTCAATTTTGAAACGGCTCCGCGCAATCGTCAAGGCGTTCTTGTATTTCTTTTCGTAGTTCATATCTCAATCAATTAGGGCCGAAAATAGATAAGTTCCAACCACCGCTCTCCGTCCCATACCAACCACTTCCCCGACATAAGGTCAATGGCGGTTGCTCCGGCATCGGCTTTCGTTAGCGGTTTCAAATTCTCAAAGTTCATAGTAGGGCCGAAAAAGTAACTACCTTTTTTCTTTGTAGTAATCTTTCAAAAGTCGGTCTAATTCAGCCATCGCGGTCGGTAGTTTGTCCTTCCATTCCTTAATGAAATAGCAAGATGCACATTCCCGTGCGGCTTCAATTATTTTTTCTTCTTTATTCATAAGGGCCGTAATTAGTTACTTTCTCTCCTTCTCTGCTCTCTCTCCTCGCACGCCTCGTCATAGGCTTCGCGGTCAGCATCCGCGTCGTAGTTATCTCGGTAGTCCGGATCGAACGGGGACTTACCGAAGTTCTTGTCTTTCCAACTCATAGCAAATCAAGTGTCTTGCAAATAGAATCATAAACCTTCCGGCAGTATTTATGATCTTCTTCAGGAATATTCCCTCCCCGATACATATAATCATCGAGGAGGGTTCGCAGTTCATTCAATTTGTCTGTAACCTTATATAAAACGGCTGTTGTCTCAAATTTCATGATCAATTGTCAATGTCTTGTTCTTATAATCAATCTTTGCGTTATACTCCTTCAAAAAGTCTGAGCCGAAGATTGCAGAAATAGATATATTCTTCTCGGTCTTCCTGCGGAACGCATCGGTCAAGGCGGAGAAATCATAGGTGACGCCAAGAGTATCGACAGCATGGCGTTCTCCGTTCTTCTCGCTGAATACAACATCGCCTTTGATGAGCTCGACTTTTGTGGATTCTCCCTCGCCGTTCACTCCGACGAAATTCGTCTCGCCGGAAGACTCCACGGATTCGAATCCTTCATCCATGAGCGACGGATCGAACATGGAAACCTCTGAACCGGTGTCGATGAAACCGATCCGCTTCTCGTCTCCGCCCGTTCTGAAGAGGACGAGCGGGACCTTAGACTTGCAATAATAAAGCGGAATGATAATCCTTCCCATCCGACCTCCTATCTCGAGATGATGGCCATCAGGTCATTCGGACCGACAGTCGTGATATAGTTCGGAACCTTCGACTCGCTTTCCTCATATGTGATGATCTCGTCGAGCAGGTCATCCCATCTCTTGTAAGTGTAGGTCTTGTCTCCCTTCGTGAAGGACAAGCCAGCCGTCTGATCATAGGTGTAAGTGACCGGAACCATGTCCGTGCGGCTCACATCGGTGAAAAGATATGGAAGGATGGTGTAATCCTGATATTCCGGAATGCTGTCAAGCACCATGCGGAGAACGTCAGAGTATTCGTCTCCCTGGATGTCGTACCGCATCTTCACGAAATGATCCGGGAAGTCGTAGGCGGGCATCGAACTGGTCTTCAGGTCCACGGGCTGGATGGTCAACG